GACAGCTTTCGCCGATTCGATGAAGCCAGCCGGTGGCCCCGCCGAGCCGGCCGGCATCCCGCCGAGTCGCTGGGGCACTGATCACTGACCGATGGCAACCCTCGACGTCCTCTCCACCCTCCAGCCCCCGTCGTGGCGCGGCATCCCGTTCCCGCTCACGTCACTGCACAACGGCTTCACGCACGACCACGTCGAGCACAAGTTCCTCTACCAGGCTGGCGCATACATCGAGGCGACCGGCCGGAACGCGCTGAACTTCCAGGCGCGCATCCCGTTTTGCAACGGTGTCGAAGCAGCGTCGTTCGAGCCGTGGGCGGGACAGGTGCTCTACCCGGACCTCTTCAATCGCTTCCTGCAAGCGGTGCTCGATGAGACGTCGGGCGAGTTCGTCCATCCGAACTTCGGAACGCTCACCTGCAAGGCGCGCGATGTCGATTGGGAGTTCGCCGGCAACGGGCCGCGCGATGGCGCCATCCTGTCGTGCCGCTTCTACCACTCGAACGACGACAAGGATTCTCTTGCCGATGCGCTCACGGTCCAGTCACCGATGGCGCGCGCGTCGTCGAGCGCCGCGGTCCTGGACGACCAGCTCGCAGCGACGGGCCCGCTACCTGAACTCTCGAACGACAAGCAGTCCTTCGGCGAGCTCGTGTCCGACGTCGGCGACGGCACGGGGAACGTCGGGCGCATCACGTCGAAGCTCGACAACACGGACGCGGCACTTCAGCGGCGCGATTCCGTCGGCGACTGGCCGCTCCGTGGCGCCGTCGAGGACATGCGCGCCGCCGTGTTCGACCTCCAGTCGTTCAACGGCGTCGGCACGCAGCGAACGCGAGAGACGACCGTGTCGTGGGGCACGACGCTGCCCGTGCTCGGCATCCGCCTCGGCGTGCGCACGCAAGACCTCGTCGAAATGAACCCGAGCCTGGCGCGAAGCCCGCTCGTTCCTGCTGGCGTCCGCGTGCGCTACCCGTTCGGGGCGCGGTAGTCGGTGCCGTTCGGCGTCGTCACAGCGCCCGCCGCCGCGGGTGCGCCGAGCGCGTACGGCGCCATATCGGTTCAGATCGGAAGCGTCACCCTGACGTCCTTCCGAAGCTTTCGCTTCACCCAGCATTTCCTCACGCCGACCGACTCGTTCTCCTTCGAGCTGTCGACGGACGTCATGACCGACGAGGTCCTTGACGCCGTCTTCACCCCTGGCGTGAAGCTCACGTTCTTCATCGACGATGCGAAGCAGTTCACCGGGTACATCGACGTCGTCGACACGTCGAACGCGGGCCGGCACGAGGGGAGCTCGATCACGATCGAAGGGCGCGACGCGATGTCGCCCGTCATCGACTCGCAGATCGACCCCGACCACCACTACCCGGACAATACGCCGCTCGACAAGTTGCTGCGCGACACGCTCGCGCCGTGGTTCGAGAAATTCGACATCACGAACGAGGCGAACATCGACGTCGCTGCGGGGAAGGCCGCACGCGCGAAGCTGAAGCGCCGCACGAAGCGAAAGAGCAAGGCTCTCAGCCAGTACCCGATTCCGAAGAGCAAGCCGGAGCACAACGACAGCTTCTTCGTGTTCCTGTCGCGCATCACGCAGCGCTACGGGCTCTGGATCTGGCCGAGCGTCGACGGCGATACCGCCATCGTCGGCAAGCCCAACTTCGATCAGGAGCCTTGCTGCCAACTACGGCGGCGACGGCAGCAGACGGTCGCAGGATTCGGCCGAGCGATGGGCGCGCCGCCGTCCGATGGATCCAACAACATCGTGCGCGGCGGCATCCGGCGCGACTCGTCGGAGCAGCCGAGTTTCATCGTGGCGCGCGGCAACGTGCCTCCGAAGACGGTGGAGCATCAGCGGATCAAGGTCATCATCGGCAACCCGTACGACAACGTGCTGGAGCGCCTCATCGGCTCGCCCCCGGCCGACCCGACCGGCCCGGTCGACTTGAACTCGCTCGGCAACGCGGAGAACATCCGCCCATTCTTCGACGCGCAGCCGAACCCAAGACCGAATGCCGTCAGTGCGGACGACGCGATCAAGAACATCCTGGTCGGGTCCAAGATCATCGAAGACCCGTCGCTGACCTCCGCGCACGAGACGGGCACATCCAACTCGCTCCTTGCGCGCAAGCAGTTTCTGACCGTCACGGATGTAGAGGTCATCCCGGTCAAGCCGATCCAGATCCAGAACGTCTACGCGTCTCTCACTGCGCGACCGCGCTACCTGAAGGACCGACACAGCCGCACGCTGGAGGAGCTCGAGCGCTTCGCGCGCCGCCAGATGTCGCTCTGCACGCGGAAGGCGTTCGTGGGCAACTACGAGATCGCTGGCTTCAAGATCGACGACGCGATTCCGGTCGTCGACACCGTCGTCGAAGTCGATGACGAGCTCTCGCGCTTCAAGGGTCTCCTCTGGGTCGAGGGGCGAGAAGTGACGTTGTCACGCAGCGGCGGGGCGACATGCCGGCTCAGTTTGATTCCGCTTTTTTCCATTCAATTCTGACGTTCAATGCCCGAAGGCTCCTGGGAGATCTCGCACGTTCTCTTCGCGAAAGCGGACAACGCGACGGGCGCGATCACCTACCAGCTCGGCGACGTCAAGAGCAACGAGGTCTACGACGTCGAGGCGCCGGTCTTCCAGATTCCGGGCGCGCTCTGCCTGCCAGCGAATCCTGTCGCGGGACAGTCCGCCGCTGAAGCCGTCACGCTCACGCACCCGGCGGGCAACGTGGTTGTCGCCTGTCGCTCCGTGCGGAGCGCGGCGATCGCCGGGCTCATCAAGATGGGCGAGTCGTCGTTCTTCGCCGACGGGTCGCAGGCGTGTTCACTCTACAAGCTCGACGGGTCGCTCACCCATTTCACGACCCACGACAACACGGCGAACGGGCGGTCCGTCTACTACCGCATCTCGCCCGAGCGAGGCTTCGACGAAGCGTGGCCATGGGGCCGGCGATTCTTCGACAAGTCGGGCCACCACTTCGTTCACGTCTCGGGCGCGCAGTTCCACCTCGGCTCGGTCAACGCGCCAGCGCCGCTCAACACGTTCAGCACGACCTTCTCGCTCACGGCAGCGATGGGGCGGCTCAACGCGTCGTTCGTGTCGGTCGGCCCAGACAATGCCGTGTTCTCCCCTGTCGCGCGCGCGGACGCAGTGATCGCAGCGCTCGACGCCGCGTCTTCAGCGTTGACGACGGTCACGGCTTCTCTGGTCGCGATCAACGCGGCCCTCGTGGCGCTCGGCGCGATTCCCGTCAACTCCGCAGCGGAGTCGCTGTGCGCAGCGGTTGCCGCGCCGGTGACCGCTGCCGGACTGGCGATCAGCGCGGCGGCCAGCGTCATCGCAGGCGGCGCCGTCGGAACGGTGCCAGTGCCTGGCCCCATCGGTTCGCAGTGTCTCTCGACCGCGTGACGCATGCCCGCCATTGACCTCACCCCGCCGCTCATCTGCGACAAGATCACGCCGCCCGTGTTTCCGACGCTGCCATCCGGCGTGTCGTTCGACGCGGCACTCCCCAATCCTTCTTTCCCCTTCTCTGCGCGGCTCTGCTGCAAGGTTCTCCAGTTCGACGTCGGCAGCTTGATCCCGCCGATCAGCATCGGCATCTCGGTCCCGATTCCGTACGTCATCGCGCTGAACACGCTCATCGGACAAATGAACGCGTACATGGCGGCCATTCCGATGATCTGCCCGAAAGAGATTTGACGTGGCAACCGGACTCAGCACGCCTTACGGCATCGGCCCGTACGGCCTCGGCACGCCGCCGACCGCGCCAACGCCGGGCGGTCTCGTGAACCGCGACGCGAGCGGCGTGCAGCAAGGCTCCGTCGCCATCTCGCTCGACAACGCGTCGAAGGGCCAATACGTGTTCGACGCGTACGGCCGCCGACTCGGGTCCGGCAACGTGCGGCACATGGCCACGCTTGCGCTGTCGACGGTGCGTGGCTCGAGCTGCGTGCCGGACCTCGGCGAGCGCTTCTCGGAGATCCGGAAGATCGAAGACTCGTTCGAGAAGGAGCAAGCGGCGCGCATCACCGAAGCGCTGAGTTCCATGGTCGAGCGCAAGATCATCACCATCGACGCGATCACGGTTGACCCAGGACAAGGCCACCCGGCGTCGACGCGCGTCCGCCTGACCGACCTCACGCAGAACATTCCGATCGATCTGGTTCTCTGATGGCAACCAAGCTCCTTGTCCCGTCGCCCGCAACAAGCCGCGACGCGATGCTGCGGACCATCCGCTCCGGGCTGATTCAGCGCGGCGTCACGAACCCGAACGTGACGAAGGATTCTGACTGGTTCGTCGCCACGACGGCCTACGCCGACCAGCTTTCGCCGGTCTACGCGAACCAGCAAGTTCTTGCCGACGATCTCATGCCGGACACGGCAGAAGACGTCGGCCTCATTCGCTGGCTCGACATCTTCGATCTTGCCCCCCGCGCCGCCCAGCCGGCATCAGGCAACATCGTACTTGATACGTCGGCGGCGACCTTCGTCGCGACCGGCCGGCAACTCCTGGACGGCCAGGGGCAGACCTACGAGGTCACGACCGGTGGCACCTATTCGAACGGCGCAACGATTCCGGTCCGTGGCGTCTCGACAGGGAAGGGGACCGACCACCCGCAAGGCTACCCGCTCCAGTGGGTCGGCACCGTGCCGAGCTTCGCGAATCAGCGACAGCTCGTCGGTCTCGGCGGCCTCACCGGCGGCGCCGACATCGACACGTCCGAGACGAGCCGCAACCGTCTCTTCGACTACATGCGGAACCCTCCGCAGGGCGCGAACTGGACGCAGATCGCAACCTGGGCGGTCGAAGCGAGCGCGAGCGTCCAGGCGGCCTACGTCTACCGCGCCCTCAACGGCCCGGCGACGGTTGGCCTCTGCGTGCTCGGGGGGCTCTCGTACGACACATCGAACGGCTGGACCCGCGCGGTCCCTGACGCCGTCGTTGCCACGGTGGCCAGCTACGTCGCGGCGCGTATGGACCGAACGAACCTGGTCACGACGACGCCGAAGGACACAGGGGGCGCTACGCCGGACGTGGACGCGTCGATCTCCATTGGCGTGTCGCTGCCGCTCTCGGTCGCGGGCGGCGGTCCTGGTGGCGGCTGGATTGACGCCGACCCATGGCCGGACCTCTCCACGGCTGCGACCCGCGTTTACGTGTCCTCGGTGACGTCCTCGACCGTCTTCACTCTGACCAGCGACGACCCTGGAAACTGCCCGACGTCCACGAAGCTCATCGCGGGCGAGACGCAGATCGCCTGGTTCTCGTCGACGCAGTTCGCCGATGGGCAGGACCCGATCGTAACCGCCACGGTGACCGCGGTGTCGGGCTCGACCGGCGCCATCCAGGTGACCGTGAGCGTCCCGTTCTCCGGCATCGCGTCGGGCGACTACGTGATGCCGAACTCGGTCAACGTTCAGACCTATGCCGCCGCGCTGCTCGCGTCGATGGGCGACATGGGCGCCGGGCAATGGACGAGCCATGCGCCGACGCTCATTTTCGCTGCGCGCCGCCCGCTCGTGACCGCGTCGAATCCGTCGGACATCGGCCCGACGCTGCTGCGCGCGATCTCCGACGCGGGCGAAGAAGTGACCGACGTCGCCTACCTCTACCGGAGCGCAACGAACCCTGGCGTTCCGGCCAACACCACGACGGCGTCGCCGTTCGTGTTCGTGCCGAAAACGTTCGCCCTCATGAACAAGATCCCCTGACATGCCGCTCCCCGACGTAGACGACCTCGACACGTTCGGCGGCGCGCGCACGAACTACAGTCCGAAGATCGACCCGACCACCGACGTCGGCTCCGAGGACATCAACCCGTGCTTCGCGAACGTCGCGATGATGACGCACACCGTCGAGCGCGCATGGGTGAAATTCAACGGGCACACGTACGTCGGTCCGACCGACACCATCTCCGTCGTCGACCATGACGCCGTGTGGGGCAGCGGTACGGGCGTGAAGCCGGCCGTCTCGCAGACTGACGCAAACACGTTCGTGATCACGTGGACCGCGACGCAGAATGATCTCCTCGCGGCGTCACACACGCTCAACATCCGGCGCCCGAGCGAACCGCTGACCATCGACACGGCGCTCAGCAAGGCGAAGGTGACGGCGTTCACGGCGAACACGATCACCATCAAGACCTTCAACGCGGCCGGCTCGGCGAACGGCCTATCCGGCATCCCGATCATCGTCGGCTGGCGCTGATGCGTCTCGGCGGCTTCGCGCATCTGCCGGTGCGTCTCGGCGGCGGCGAGCCGCGCGTCGAGACCATCTACAATTCGCTGAACCAGGCGCGCGGCACGGCATACGACACGACCGACGAGAGCAACGTCACGGCGGAGACGCTGGCGCAGGCGCGCGCTATCGACGCCGCGTGGGGCGCGAACGAGCGCATGTCGCTCCAGACCGACCCGCGACGGATGTCGGACTTCCTCTCGCGCTGGGAGAAGATCCTTCGCCTTCACCCGGGGCCCGACGACACGGTGGTCGCTCGCCGGAGCGCCGTCCAGGTGAAGTTCCTCGCTTGGATCGGCCCTGCCGGACTCGAGGACCTCGTCGCCGAGATCGCGGGCGACAGCTTCATCGGCATCGAATTGACGGCGCTCGCCGACTCCGTTCCTAGGTGGCCGCCGAACGGGTACCCGAACAACTTCACGTCGAACTGCGCGCACATCCTCGTCCGTGTTCGATTCGGCGCCAACCAAACAATGGCGGAGTTCTGGGACATGCGCGCGCGGCTGTCGCGCACACTCGCCGACTTCTTGCCGGCGCACATGACCTTCGACATCGGGACGTACCGCGTTGGCGGAGGGACAGGGTTCTTCTTGGACGAGCGCAACCTCAACTACTCCACGTTTCGGGCCTGACGGACTGACATGACGATTCAGAAGATGCGCGTCTCGCCGTACGGCGTGAACGATGAGCTCTTGTCCGTGGAGGTCAACCTCCTGAACGACCAGATGCCGGCGTTCGTCGATGGCGAGGATGGCGGTCTCTACGAGCCGACGACGCCCATCGCCATCGGCGGCAACGGCCTCACGTGCACAACGTTCTTCAGTACGTCAGCCGCGTGCAGCACGTTGCTCGACGGCACAGTCGTGTTTCCGAACGGGTTCTCGTGCACGGGCACGTCGACAACGACGTTCGGCGACAACTCGGTCAGTATCGGTAGCGGTGGCGAGCTTACGGCGTACTGCGACTCGTTTTTCAATGGCGATGTCACGTGCACGGCGGCGTCGAACGTCGCGCTCTCTGCCGGCGCTGGCGTGTTCACTTGCGGCAAGACCGCATCGTTCGGATCGACGGTGGCAATCAGCGGCGCCGTCACGTGCGGGTCGACGCTTGCTGTGGCCGGCGTCGCGACGTTCGCGGCGAAACCAGTGTTCTCGGATGGCCTAACGGTTGGCGCTGGCACTCACACCGTCGATTTCAACAATTCTACGACGAACATCGGCGGCACGCTGAATCTGTCCGCGATTGTGCGGCTCATCAGTTCGGCCCGTATCCAATACAGATATGTTGCCGGCGTCAACGCGAATCACACCTACACGATCGCAGACTGCGACATGATCGTGGTTCCGCCGAGCGGCTCGACGACGACGCGCATCTACACCATCAGCAACACCGGGTGCTCCGGCGGCGAAGTGATCGAGATCTTCAACGGCAACTTTCCGACGCAGAGATTCTCGATCGTGCAGCATGACGGTGGCACCGCGATCGCCGACCTTGACGGCACGCTCGACTTCATTGGCGTCAAAATCGTGAATGACGGCAGCGGCAACGCAACAAGCGCGTGGAAGGTCGTTAGTGCGACGTCGGCGCCGTGATAATCACTTGCAGCAGAACACGTCCGGCTTGGTTGCGTCTGGGCTGATGCAGCCGCGACGCTCTGGGCTCGATCCGTGGCACACGTAGAGATTCTTCGGCGCAAGCGTCGGACACGTTTCGTTGTCGATACCCTGGAAGACGCAGCCCGACGTGTCCGATCCGTCTGACGCGCCGCCATCGCCGTCGCACCCGCACGCGCCGAACGAGGCGCCGTCGTCGCTGCACGTCTGAACGCTCTTCGCGCCACCCGCGCACGAGCATTCGACCTGCTCGCCAGGCGTGCAGCCCATCGGCGTCGCCGCCGCCGGGCCCGAGAAATCGCCGCCGCCGCACCCCGCCAAAACCAGCACCGCCACACCCGCCAAAACTCGCATTCCGTCAAGGCTAGCCATGTCCGTCTCCGCCGCAACTGAACAAATGGGTACCACCGTTGGTTAGCCCCCTCGTCGAGGTCAATTCCGCGTCCCTTGGCGCATGGACATCCACAGAAAATGGCGTCAACGTGGCGCTTGGCGAGACCATCAGCGTCCGCCTTGCCGACTCGGCAGGCGTCCGCTTTTGGGTCTTGTCGGTCATCGGCACGGACGAAGTCGTGCTCGCGCCGACGATCACGCAGGCGAGCGTTGTGAGCGGCGTGGCGACCTTCACGGCGCCCGCCACGCCGACGGACGGGTGGGCGGTCATCATCCGATCGCAGGTCGGAATCCGCGGACTCGAGCTCGACAACAACAACGCGATCCAGACCGGGTACACGTCGAGCTTCGGCGTCTACACGCCGACCGCGATCAACGGCCGCGTCGGCGCGACGAACGAGACGAGCGAGGGGTCCGCCGCATTCGGCTGGGTGCCGAAGCTCAACGCTGTCGCGAAAGCCCCGCCTGGCGCTGGCGGTCCGCCGACGGGCGCGGCAACGGGCGACTGGTCCGGCACCTTCCCGAGCGGCACCAACAAGCGCGTCAACAACCAATACGTGCCGTGGAAGTCCACGGTGCGCGCGGCGACGACGGCGAACATCACGCTCTCCGGCTCGCAGGCTGTCGACGGCGTGACGCTGACGAACGGTGTCGACCGCGTGCTCGTGACGGCGCAAACGACCGCGTCGCAGAACGGCATCTATCTCTACAACTCCGGCGGAGCGTGGACCCGCGCGTCGGACATGGCGACGTCGCAGGACACGCTGCCAGGCAGTCGAGTTCACATCTACGACGGCAACACGTGGGCGAACACCGAGTGGACCCTCACGACGCAGGGTTCACTTTCGCTCGGGTCGACGTCGCTTCAGTTCACGCCAGGTCGCACGCCTACGGTTGCAGCACTTCGCCTCGTCGCCGGCAAAGTGACTGGCGAGACGATCGAGGTGCCGTGCTTCGCGTCGCACGGCGATGGCGGCGGCGGGACCTTCGTGTGGAAGGTCGGCACGCAGCCGACGGACGACAAGGGCGTCAACATCGTCCCGTCCGTAACCACCGCGGGCTGGTGGCAGCGCCGGTATTCGGGACCTGTGTCCGTCAAATGGTTCGGCGCGAAAGGGGACGGCACCACCGACGACGCCCCGGCGATCCAGGACGCACTCACCTACTTCTCCAGCAACCTGCTGTCGGGCAGGATCATTTTCCCGAGCGTCGGCAATCTGGGGCAGTCGCTCTACTACAACCTTGCATCGAAGATCACGGTGCAGGGGAGCTTGGGGCACTCGATCTGGCTCGATGGCGAGTACACCTCGCCCAACGGTGTCGGCGGCGCCAAACTGAGTTTTTCCGGCGCGTCTGGCACGAAGGGGATGATCGACCTTCTCGGCGCCAACGACGTCCGGATAACGAACTTCGACATCATCGGCAACAGCCTGCCGAAGTACGTCGTGTGGTTTCATCCTGACCAGGCGGCGTCGCCACAGCCGCTCGGCGCGTCGAAGCTTCTGATCGACAACGTCAACATCCGCTATCCGCAGAATGTTGCCGGAGCCTGCGCACTCGGCTTCGGCCCTGACGCAGGCGAGCCGGTCAATCAGTCCGACAACATCACGGTTTCGAACTCGCGCATTCAGGGGACCGGGGGAGCTGGGTACAACCCCGTCGGCATCAAGAACCTATCGGGTGGCAACGCGAAGCTTGCCAAGTTCGACAACGTCAACATCGGCGGTTTCAAATACGCCTACGATTTCGCGAATACCAGCGGCCCAATCACGATCATCGCCGGCGGCGTGTCCGACTGTGTAACGGCCGCCATCTATGCGTCCAGCGTGCAGCTGGAGATCCTCGGGTGGGACTGCGAGACCAACCTCGGCGACTGCAAGATCGTCACTGGGTCCTTCGGTGGAGGCAACGGGACCATCCACTTCCAAGGCTGCGAGCTCGAGTACCAGGACGGGCCAGGAACAGGACACGGCACAGCGACGAACGACATCGCCATCGATTGGCCTGGCGGGATGCTGTCGTTCGAGCAATGCGGCATCATCAACAGTCGGTCGGTCGCGATTTCAGGTGCCACGGCGGCGACTCCGATCGTTCTCACGGTCCCGTCGGGGCACGCCATCGTTGCGGGCGACCGGATCCAGATCAGCGGCGTTGTCGGCATGACAGGCGTCAACACGGCCGACTACTCGTTCAGCCAGGTGACGTCGGTCACATCCACGACATTGACGGTCACCGGGACAGGGACCGGCGCGTACGTGAGCGGCGGGACGATTCATCTCGAGCCGAAGATCCTGATCGAGACGAATACGCTCGGCGCGGGCAACCCGATGTCCGGCGTCTTCAGCGTGGGCAACACGTGGCTGCACTGCGGCAGCAACCTGCCGATCTTCGATCGCAGCACGGGACTACGGCTTCTCGATTCGACCAACGCGCAGGCGAAGCCGTGGGCGATTCACTCGTTCAACGACGTCGGCTTCCAGGAGGGGCGCTCGACCCCGCATGCGCTGCCGACGACGCTCGGTCGGTCGCTGCGCTTCGCTTCGCTGGCCGCTGGCGTGCTTCAGGTCGACTCGACCGGTACGGTGTTCTCGGCGAGCGCGCCCATTCCCGACGCCACCTCGTCGGTGAAGGGCATCATCAAGCTCGCGCAAGACATCGCCGGGTCCGCAGCGCTCCCGACGGTTGTCGGCCTGACGGGAACGACCGGAACCGTCGCGATGCACGGCACGAAGGTGCTGTGGGACACGAACGGTCCGAGCGTCGAGACGTCGAGCGGAGACCTGGTCCTGCGCGTCAACACGGCGGGCAAAAACGTCAGTATCTTCGACACGACGAACCGCATCTTCGACCTGAACTACAACAGCGGGAACGCATACTTTCAGCTTCCTTCCAACATCAGCAGCCTTGGCGTGTTCGCAAACACGGCAGGGGGGCAGTACCTGCGGTTTCAGGCGTCCACCATGTACTTGGACGCCGACCTCAACATTCGGTCGATCTCGTCCACGCAGCGCATGTCGGTCACGAGCGGCGGCGTGACGATGGACAGCCTGGCAGGCACGGGCTCGCGAATCGTCCTCGCCAGCGCTGCCGGGCTCTTGTCGGCGCTCACCGCTGGCTCGAACGGGCAAGTCTTCGCCATGGTGTCCGGGTCGCCGGCATGGTCGACCCCTGGCGGCGACGTGACGGGCGCGCCGAGTGCGAGCACGGTGGTGCAGCTCACGGGCGCGACGAACAGCGTCGCCATCCCTTCCGGGACGCATCTCGACTGGGCGAGCGGGCCGACAATCGCCAAGGGCGGCGCGAGCAGTTCGGGGCTTCAACTCAAGGTCAACGCGGCCAGCGAGGCTCTCAGCTTTTATGAGAGCTCCAATCGCGCGTGGAGTACCGCGTGGAACAGCGGCAACCCGTATATCCAGCTCGGCTCAACCGCGACGTCGCTGCAAATCACGGCGGACACAGGCACATCGCAGTCGATGCGGCTCCTCGTGGCCGGGACGACTCCGGTCGGGCTTCAGCTTGCCGCCGACACGATCGACTTCTTGCAGGGTAGCACGACCGCGAAGGGCCGGTATACGAATACTGGTTTTCGCATCGGCGATGCGACGAATCCGACGCACACGCTCGAAGTTGCCGGTCAAATGGGCATCGATGGGCAGATCGTCTGGTCGAGCGCGTCTACTGCGGCGGTGCTGAACGCGAAGACGAACACCGCGATCGTGTTCATGATCGCCGGCACGAACATGGCGGAGATCGACCCGACCGGTGTCGTGGTGATCAGCGACGTCATATCGGGGCCGGCGTCGAATCCGTCGGTCGGCATCGACCTCTATTCAGAGGCAGGTCGCCCGACGTGGCGAGGCAGCGCATCGGGATCGAAGAAGGTCAGTTGGGAAAGCAACGTTGCGGCCACCGCTGGCATTGGCGGCGCGACGCTGCCGGCGGCGCCGGCTGAATTCCTTACGCTATTCGTAGACGGCAACGCACGGAAAATCCCGCTGTACCCAGCATTCTGAAATGAACGAACGAACCATTCCCAAGCCGATCGATTTCGACGGGCTCGCCTGGACTTTCGAAAAGTGTGTTGCGCACGTCGTGGACACGCACCCGCTGTTCAACTCGACGCGCAGCGGGGCGCGCGCTGGCGATCGAATCGTGAACGCGCTCGCCGGCAAGTCGGCGGGCGACGTGTTCACCTGGATCGACGATGACGCGAAGCTCGCCGACCAGGCGTTCGCGGAACCCCCGCAAGGGTACTGCCCGCCGCTCGTGCGCGTGGATGGCGACCAGCGAACTCCCGTGACGGTACCGGCGCGCGCATTCATCTCGTTCATCAACACCGTGTCTCCAGAATAATTCTCACGTTGCCAGCGCCATGGGTGGGGCGGTGATGGCAACGGCAACCTGCGAAGGATTCCCATGGACCCCATCGACGCTGCCAGAGCGGCGCGCGAACGAGCGGAAGTAGAGGCAGTACGTCGTCACCCTGCGCGCGAGCCATCGGACCCGCCGCCATCGTCGTCACCCACCCGAGCGAGCTTCCGTGTTGGCGTCGCGCACTTCGCCGGCTGGGCGGAGCGCATGTCGAAGCGCGTCACCGTGCTTCTCGCGATCGCGTCGAGCGCGTCCGTCGTCGGGTCGTTCGGGTTCGCATTTTGGACGGCGCACCAAGACTTCGTGCACCAGAACCAGATCGCGGACATCAACGCGTCGGTGCGGCGGATCGAACTCGCCGTCGAGTCAATCTCGCTCGGCACGAAGAACGATCGCGAACAGGTGCGACTCATCAACGAAACGTTGTTTGCTCATACTCAACAGATCGCAGCGATGTCGGGGCCGGGGAAGCGCGTGCGACAAATAGGACCCTAACGAAGCCATGACCGACGACAAGAAGCCGGATGTCGCCACAGATAGGGACGCTCCGCTAACCCCGCGGAGCGCGTCCCTGGTACCGCCGAGAGACCGACCCACGCCGAGGCGGCCGAGCGAGCCGCCTCCGACCGCTGGGGAGGTCGTGGAGATTGTGCACAGGGTCATCGAGACCAACCTCGTAGAGGCGATCGTCGAGCGCGTCATCGACGAAAAGGTGGCGCCGCTACGAACGAAGATTGACGACCTCCACGCGCTTCTGATGGGCGCGCCCGCGACCGGCGTGCATCCACTCGTGAAACGCAAGGACGGACGGGAGGGGGGCATCGGCACGGCCTTCCACGACCTCAACGACCACCTGACCGGAATCAAGGGGACAGGCGACGCGGTGTACGAGCGACTCTCGAAGATCTACGAGCTGCTCACGGCGGACGTGCTCCAGGTCCATCAGGAACACACGGTGTTGCTCGGCAAGGTCGACAACCACGACCACCGCATCGCCATTCTCGAAGAGAAGTCGCCGCCGAGCTCGAACGGCAAGCATCACGGAGAACAAACATGACGCTATCGATTCAACACGCGTGGGTCCCGATCCTCATGCTCCTCCTATCGACCTTGAACCGAACGTTCAAGGAGGAGGTGACCGGTTTTCCGACCCTTGCGCCGACCTGGCGCGCGCTCATCGTCTCGGTCACCGGCATTCTCGCCGGCGCCCTAGAGCAGGTGACGACAGGCGGCAACTTCCTCAATGCGCCTGTCGTCGCGCTCATCACCGCCGGTCCGTCGCTCGCGACGCTCATATTCGACGTTGTGAAGGGACCGAAGGTCCCTGCTTCTTGAGCCCGCGTGATTGGGGTTCGCTTCTTCTTTGGTGGGGGCTCATTGGCGCGGTGGTAGCGGCTGTCGTCAGCTACCTCGCGCTCACGCATTCGTAGGAGAGATCACACATGAAGAAGGTGTTGTTGGTTGCGGCGCTTGCCGCGACGTTGCCGGGTTGCGCGGCGTGGCAGAAGGTGCAGCCGGTTCTGAGCGATGTGGAGGCGAAGATCACGGACGCCTCGGCGCTCATCGATGCGATTCAATCGGTCGTGACCGTGTTCTTCCTCGCGCGTCCGGCGCCGGAAGTTCAAGCCAAGGTCGAGAAGGCGATCGGCGACGTGTCGCTCGGTCTGTCGGCTGCCTCGCGCGCGCTCCGTGGCGTGGAGAATGCGTCCCAGGAGCAGCTCGACGCAGCATGGAAAGATTTCCGTGGCTCCTACGCTGAACTGCTCGTCATCCTCCGCGACATCGGCATCGTGTCGGCCGACGGCAAGATGGCGACGCGGCGTGGAACGGTCGCGCTACCTGATCCGCTCGCGATGGGGCATCAGTGACGAGATTCGGGCTCGGCTGCCACCCATCGCCGCCCGATCGTCTCGGGCTCGGCTCGCCGATGCACCTTCGCGCGGTCTCGTCGGTGCCGTACGCCGCAGCCGTCGCGCTACCCCCGCCGGTCGACCAGGGCCAGACGAGTTCGTGCACGGGCAATGCGAGCGCGATGGCGTTCTGCGAAGCCATGACGAATGTGGCCAACCTGCCGGCCGGGCAGTGGGTCGAGCTCCCGTCGCGCCTGGCGCTCTACTATGCCGCGCGCGCGCTCCGCGGCTCGGCGGCGAACGACGACGGCGCCTACCTCTCCGACGTGTTCGAGGGGGCGCGCCTGATTGGCGTCGGCCCCGAGTCGGCGTGGTCGTTCTCCGATGACATCGCCAAGGTGACGAGTCAGCCCGACTGGGGCTACATGCGCCGCGCGGCCGACCAACGCGTCACCACGGGCGCATGGCGTATCACGTCGTCGGGGTCGCAACGTTTACAGGACGTGAAGGCTGCGATCGCGACAGGTAGCACGGTCGTGTGGGGCTCGCGGCTCGACGAGGCGTTCCTCGACCTGCCGTCCGGCTCCGTGTGGCCAGGCGTTCGCGGATCGGTGATCGGCGGACATGCGATGGTATTATTTAAATATGAGGGCGACGTGTTCTGGTCGCGCTCGAGTTGGGGCGACTGGTGCGAAGGCGGCTCGGCGCGCGTAGCTGCCGCTGCCGTCGCCTCGCCGGACGCGTCGGACTTCTGGGTGGTGGCGATGGCGAAAGACTACTCGAGGGCAGCGTGAGGCGGCTCATCGTCGCGCTTCTGCTCTGCGCGCCAGCGTGCGGCCCGAAGCCCACGCCGAATCCGCCCGTGCCAGCCGTTGACGCAGGCGCCGATACGAGGCCCGACGCCGCGCCTCCCGTCATCGTCGGCGCTGGATGCGCGCCAGCGTGCGCTGTTCTCTCGTGGCTCGGTTGCGTCGAAGGCAGGCCAACGCCGAACGGCGACTCGTGCGACGCGGTGTGCGAGCGAGCTCGCGCGTTCCCGAACTTCTCGCTGCCGACCGCGTGCATCTCGACCGCGCGAACCGTCGGCGCCGTGCGCGCGTGCGGCGTGAAGTGCGCGCAGTAGTTCTGTAGCCAATCGAAACAAGCAGTCCTTTGAGCGCGCCTCGACGGCGCGATGGGGTGAAAAGCATGTCTCAGATCAAGTGGGAATACATGAGCGAGGCGGGCGACGTCGCACGCATGGACGTGCTCGGGAAAGATGGCTGGGAAGCGTTCTCGGCCGTGCCCGTGTTCGGTCGCACCGACGATTCGATGCTTCGCATTCTCTACAAGCGACCGAAGGGCGACAACAAGTCGTGCCCGACGGTGAAGGTGGAGGTGACCTGTGGCTCGTGAGGTCTTCGTCGTGGACGCCGTCGTCGAAGAGGGCGGCGGGAACCGTCATGTAGACGTTGTTCTGTGGCTTGCCGCACCGGCCAATCGCGTGCGGCCAAACCAAAATGCGACGCCCGGCATTCTGGCGGACACCGCGGTGGCGTGGGGCTACACGACTGCCGAACTCGCTGCCGTGCGTGCCGGGACGATTGTCGTTGAGTTGACGAGGATCAACGAGGGCGAGATCACGGGGCCGGTGACCATCGCTAATTTCCAGGCAGCGGCCGATGCCCTCTACACCAAGAGGCAAATTATACTTACGAATAGCGCCCTAGGCGCCAAGACGATCGGCATGGCGCGTTCGGGCGGGACCTGGGGTTCGGCTCCGTGAAGGCGCGCGTCGGCGGATTCATCGTCGACGTCGCCACTGGTCAATTCATCTCGCGCGACCTCACCGATCGCACGGTCGAGCGCACGTGCCAGGAATGTCACCAGCGCCCAGGCAATCGCCGGTGCGACTTCCCCGTAAAGGAGCCGCACCGGTTTGCTTGCGAGAAGCGCCTTTGCGAGGCGTGCGCGGTCCACATCTTCACGCGCAACGATTGCGACTACTGCGCGGCGCACGCGAAGGAAGCCGGCATTCAGCTTCATCCGATCGTGCGCGACTACGCGCAGCGCGCGCGTCTCCCACGTGACCTCATCGAATGCCGCAACCTGTGCGGCGAAGAGCTCCGCGAGAAGACGCGCGAGATCCTCGCCGCCACCTACCGAACAGAGAAAGAACATGCCGCTCGCCTACGAGCTTGAGCCCGACGTCGTGATCGCCCAGGAGGCGTTCACGGCAGCGCAGCAAGAGCAAGATCTCGCGTCGGCGCTCGCCGTCGCTTGGATCGCCGAACGCGTGACGAGCATGTCCGCGTCCGCGGCGCGCGCGTTTCGCGAACGGGCGAGACTCGACCCGCCGCCGGAACTCGCGACGCTGATCGCCGAATGCGACGCACTTGGAGCGGTCGCCGCCGCGAAGCAAGCGGAGTTCGAGGGTGCGACGCGCGCTGCGGTGAAGCGCCTTCATCCGGATCTCGTAGAGATGCAGGAGGCCCTTGCCGCGGCGGAAGCGACGCTCGTCAAGGCGCAGGACGCTCTGGCAGAGGCGATCTCGTGCGCCGATCCGGACGACGAGATCAAGCGCCTCAGCGATGAGGTGAACGCCAGGACGATCGCCGTCAACCGTGCGCGTCGCGACGTGCGGCGACAAGTCGAAAGGGACGGGCTCGGCTAATGTCGACGGTCAAAGTATCGTACGCCGCAGCGACGTCCATCACATGCTCGATGGCGAGCAAGACGAGCGGGCAGGGGCGGCGCTCCGCCGTCGTCGACAACAGCTCGACGCTCTACGTCGACGCGCTGATCCTCGGATCGCTCACGATCGGCACGTTCACCTCGCCGGCAAGCTGGTCGATGTACGGCTACGCGTCTGCCGACGATGGGACGACGTACGAGACCGGCGGATCGACGGACGCCGACTGGAACACGATTCGAGGTGACGAGAAGTCGCTTGGTCCATCGGTTGCGGCGTACACGAACACGACAGCGTTCGCTGGCGTCTTCACGCTCGCCGCTGCGTACCGAGGGGTAGCGCCGCGTAACTGGGGCATCATCGAATCGCAGCTGAACTGCGGGACGCTGTCGGCGACAGAGGGAAATCATCTGAAGAAGTACACCGGCATTCTTCTGACAAGCACCTAAGCGGCGCGCAGTGCGCGCGCGGGGTCCCATCCGAAAAGCACGAGGCGTGAATACAAGGTGCCATATCCGATACCGGTCACTTCGCTCCATTCGGCGATGGTCATCGACCTGCCATCGTGTGTGATGACGCGCGAATTGCGTCGGTTCCTAGCCTGCTCTGTCATGGTCGCCCACTTGCAGTTGCCTGGCTCGTAGTTGCCGTCATTGTCAATTCGCTCAATCGCATGCTTTCGCGAAGGCCGCAGGCCTATGTCAGCGATGAACGCTGGGAAGTCGTGCCATCGCTTGTCGAGCGAAATTCCTCTCGCGCCATAGTGAATGTATTCTGCGCAGTTCTTGTTGTAGCAGCGAGTCTTGATGCCGGTCCAGATCCGATACTCGGACGTCTCCGTCATGCCATGCGTGCGACGGCAGCCGATGAAGTTTTCCTTGGACAGGCACCCGCAACTGCGCGTGGTTCCGTTGCGCAACGACTGGACGCGAACGCTTGTTTGGTTGCCGCAGCTGCACATACACAACCATCGTCCGACCTCATTGCGGCGAACCGCGACAAGCCTGCCAAAACGTTGACCTCTCAAATCGAGAAAGTTTCCCATCCTTGCGCGCTACCACATGCAGTCCGTGTGTGCGAGCCGCATAGAAGCGATTCCTGATCCATGGGCGGAAGCTTCGGCAGCGGTCAAGACGTTCGGCGCGGCACGAACATCCCGAGCATCACGTCGTTCTCGATTGCGTGGTGGTACAAGTACACGAACGCGTCGAGCTACGAGGTTTGCTTCAGCTACGACAACGCTCAAGCATCCATGGGCGACTGGATGCAGTTCGGACAGGACTCGGGCGGCATCTACTACAGTTCGGACAGCGTCGGCGGACTCGCCCTGACGGGTGGCGCCAGCACGAACTGGCGGTTCTTCTGCTTCGTCCGCAACGGGTCCACGACCAACGCGACGACGATTTACAATGCCATCCAGGGCAACGTTCTCAACGTACAGACGCAGAGCAACGACGTTGCCGCGATGACATCGCCATCGGTCTACATCTCGACGTCAGGCTTCGGTGAGCAGGCAGTCGGGCTCGCGGCGGAGGTGTGGCTATTCGACCGCCCACTCACTGCCCAAGAGGCAACACACCTCTACCAGTACGGAGTCCCGGCGAACTACGCTGGCGTCAATTCGTACCTGCCGATGTCCGGCATCCCGCTCGGCCGGAGCGTCTACGGCCTCGGTGGAAACTGGACCGTGACCGGCTCGCCGACGGTGATCGCGTCGGCGCCGCAGCGTGCGCCCGCTGGCTACGGACTCGGGCTCAACAACATCGCCGCAGCTGCGGCGTCGCAGGCGGCAGCGGCCAGTGATGGTGGCATGTCGACCTCCGATCGACTTCGACGAAACGCGCTCCTCCGCATGTGAGCGTCGCCAGGAGACACTCCAAAATGGGACGAATGTATACGGCGGTCTTCCAGGCCGTCGCGGTCACTGCTGCGCAGGACCTGTTCACCATCATCACGAGCTCTACGGCTGCCGTGGTCGTGCACGCGATCTACATCGGGCAATCGTCCGACTTCGGCGACGCGCAGGACGAGCTTCTTCGAATTGCGTTGAAGCGCGGCATGACGTCGAACGGTTCAGGCGGCGGAACGTACACCCCAGTGCCGCTTGTGCCGACGGACGCAGCCTTCGGCGGAACGTGCCGGATCAACGACACCACGGCGTCGAGCGGCGGGACCATCGTCGTGCTCGACGAGCAGTGCTTCAACGTGCGTTCCGGGTACGTGTTCGTTCCAACGCCGGAGATGCGCTCAGTCGTTCAAGCGAGCACAGGCGGGCGATTCGCCGTGAACCTCGTCGCGGCTCCAGCGGACTCGCTGACGGTGAGCGGGACCATCTACTTCGAAGAGCTCTCGTAACTCATTTGGTTTTCATCCCGCTGGCGTAGCCGGCGTTAGGAGACATCTCATATGTCGCTCTCAAATTCTGCGGAGACAGCCGCTCTCCGCCTGTTTTTCACGAACACTACGTGGGCGAACGTTGGCGACGCGACAGGTCTCGTTGGATCTGGCACCGCTGGCAGCTTCTACATTTCGCTCCACACGGCGGACCCTGGCGAAGCCGGCGATCAGACGACCAGCGAGATCGCATACACCGGCTATGCGCGCGTGGCCGTCGCGCGAACGACGGGCGGTTGGACCGTAGCCGGCAACAGCGTATCCAATGCTGGCACGATCACATTCGGCACGATGACGGCCGGCGCTGGCGGGACGGCGACATACTTCGTGATCGGTCGAGCGTCGACAAGCACGGGAGAGATCATCCTCTCCGGCGCGCTCACGAATAGCGTGGTCGTGTCGCTCGGCAACCCCGTGGCGTCGTTCGCCATCGGAGCTCTCACGGCGACGGCGGACTAAGTAGCCCGCGATGAGCAGAGGCGTCTACCGCCGCAGGTGGTTTGCGCCTCCGCGCGCTGCGATCGTTGCCGTCCTCACGGCGGCGCAATCGGGCGCGCTCGTTGGCAGCACGTCGTTCAGCGTCGTCGGCGCTGGTGCAGCCACGTCCGCTGGCGTGCTCGCTGGCACGTCTGCGGTAACGGTCTCGCAGACCGGCGCGGCGACGGGCACTGGTGCTGCCGTCGGCGCGGCGAGCCTCAGCGTCATCCCGACGGGTGCCGCTACTGGGTCAGGCGCGCTCGTCGGGACGGCATCGCTCTCGTTTGCCGCAACGGGCACTGCCAGCGGCACAGGGGCGCTCGCTGGGGCATCCGCGGCCACGCTGGCAGGGTCAGGCGTTGCGACCGGCAGCGGAGCGCCAGCGGGCAGCGCCACGGCATCACTTGCCGCGACGGGGACCGCGACCGGTTCAGGCGCGGCCGTCGGAAGCACGACGGTGACGATCACGCCGACAGGCATCGCCACGGGGACGGGGGCCCTCGTCGGCGCATCGACCGTCGCGCTCTCTGGCTCGGGCGGGGCAACGGGCAGCGGGGCCGCCGCGGGAGCCGCCACGCTCGCAGTCACGGGCTCCGGAGGACTGGCCGGTTCTGGCGCGCTGGCGGGCACGTCAACGCTCTCCCTGACCACGACGGGGGCGGCGACATCCGCCGGCGCTCTCGCTGGTTCCGGTGCCGGCACGTTCACGCCATCGGGCATTGCGACCGGAAGCGGATCGCTTTCGGCGAGCGCGACGCTTGCTCTGTCGGCTACCGCATCCGCCATCGCGGAGGGCGCGCTCGTCGGCGCTGCCAGCTTCTCGATCACCGGCCAGATCCAGACCGGCGCCGCCGGGTCGGCCTCGTTCTCGATCATCGCGAGCGGGAACGCGACAGGCACCGGGGCGCTCGCTGGTGCCACCACAGCGACGCTTTCGGCGTCTGGTGCAGCAACCAGCGCCGGAGCACTGAGCGGCGCTACTACAGTCTCCTGCGCGGCCACGGGCACCGCGACGAGCCAAGGCGCTTGCGTCGGTAGTGCCAGCGTCGAGGTCGCTTGCGCTGGCACGGCGGCCGGGTCCGGTGCGCTCGTCGGTGCCGCATCCTTCGCGTTCGCCGCCTCCGCGACTGCCGAGGTCGGGACCGGACCAACCGGCTCGGCGTCATTCGCGTTCACCTGCGCGGGCACGCTCACGGCGCCAGGCGCGCTTGTCGGCTCGGCGTCGTTCGCACTGTCGGCGTCCGGGACGCTGACTGCGTCGGCGACGGTGCCGATCCGCGTCCGGACGCACCTCGTCGCTCTCGCTCGGCCGACATCGACTCTCATGGCTCTTCCACGACCGACCACGACGCTCGCATGAACCGACTCGAGATCACCCGCGGCGACACGAAAATCTTCGCGTCGTCCGTCGCTGGCGACGACAAGTCCCTCGCCGGCGCGACGATCCGGATGATGTTCCGCCGCACGGCAACGGGCGTCGCGGTCATCACGAAGTCGACGAGCAGCGGCATCGCGGTCACCTCCGACGTCGCCGACAACCGGGCGTTCACCGTGACGTTTCTGCCGGCGGACACGTCGGCGCTCTCCGTGCGCGGCGAGGTGTTTTCGTACGACGTCGAGATCACGTACGCCGACGGATACGTGGTAACGACTGAGAGCGGGACCTTGGTTGTCAACGGGGACGTCACTTTCACATGAGCAAGGAGAACGCCGGCTAATGCGCACTGTTGCCTGGGTCGCCGGCATCGGTCGGCTATCTGCTGCGGAACTTCACGCGCTGGCGCTCGCGGCCGATGCGATCGACACGCCGGTCGACGCTCTCGCCGCGGTGATCAGCTTCGAGACCGGTGGCACGTTCAACCCTGCCGAACCGAACCGCGCCGGCTCCGGAGCGACGGGACTGATCCAGTTCATGCCTTCGACGGCGAAGAGCTTGGGGGCGACGACGGACGCGCTCGCGAAGATGACGTTCACCGAGCAGCTCGCCTACGTCTCGCGCTACTTCTCATGGTTCCGCGGCCCGTTCGACACCGTCGAGAAACTGTACTGCGCGGTCTTCTGGCCCGCCGCGATTCATCAGCCGGACGACTACGTGATCGCGGTCGCAGGCTCGGCCGTGTTTCGGCAGAACGCCGGCTTTGACACGCGCGGGAATCGCGACGGCAAGATCACCCGAGGCGAGATTTGCCACGCTGTCAGGTCCGTGCTCGATGCGGCAGCGGACAAGCCTCGGATCGAGATCGCAGAACCTGACGACGCAGGGTCGCCGTTCACCAACGACGAGAAGGCGCAAATACTCGCGCTCGTTGCCGCGACATCGAGTCTGGCGACCGAGGACTTTCGCCATGGCTCGCCCGTGCCAGACGACGAAGTCACACAGCCGGACGCACCGCTGAAGCCGAGCGCCTAGCGCCACCAAAACTACCTGCCCGACAGCCGCTCTGACCTCCGGCGGCCCGGGACGCCAAAGGCCACTCTCGCGCGAGCGGGGGTGGCTTTTCGTGTTTTGGCGATGCCCATTCGGGCAATAGGGCCCCCGCGGCGTCATCACCGCCAGGGAGGCTTGTCGACTCATTTTCCCAGACTTGCGTCTGCGTCGTCACGAGTCGGCGGAGACCTGAAAATCACAGTCCCGTACTGCGATTTTTGGTGCTGTCCTAATTTGCCCAGCCTCGTGGCGGTCGGCCCCCGCTGCCCGTGACGTCGCGACGGAGCGTGGCTAGGCTTCGGTGCAATGGTGCCGACCAAGATGAGCGGGACGACCCGATGGATCGAGTTCAACCCTGAAGCCTCCAAGGCCTTCGACGTTGTCGACGCCATCGTCTCAGACGAGCGGATCGCGTTCGATGCGAAGGACGGGCAGTACCAGTACGTCGTGAAGCTGGCGCCTGCTCCTGGGGAGCCCGTTCGGTGGACTGGCGACTGGGTCGGCAAACTACCCACCGACGGCGGCGGCCTGGTCGATGTCCGCCGCTACGACTCGAAGGAAGGCGGCGTGGCGCTGGTCGGCGTTTGGAAGGATGGCGAGAACGTGGTGGACTGGATCACGGAGCTCCGGCCGTAGATGGGCAAGCACGACAACGTGCAGGACGACGTCTCGGTCGAAGAGCTCCAGCGCGCGGTGGAACACTTGCACGGCTGCACCGCGACGTTCGTCGAAGCCGTCGAGGTCCGCGAGGAGCACGGCGGTAAGGTCATCTGGGAGGGCGCGGTGAAGATCTTCGACCTCGTCGGCCACCCGAAAGCGAAGCGCGCATATGCTTGGTCGTACGCGACGACAGGCACCAAGCGACGCTTCGTCGCGGTGCTCGGGTTGCCGCCCGTGGACTCGGCCGTGATGGCCGTCAGGGCGACGATCTTGGCGGACGAGAAGGCAAGTCGAGGCTGATCGCGCGATTTAGTCCTAGAACTAAACGGCATTTCGCTTCATGCTGGACAGCGGAAGGTGGTGGAATCGAACCACCGGGCGCGCGAACGCCCGCCAGGGCATGTAGAGGACCCAGTTTTTCGCCGTTTCGGGCACCTTCCTGGTCGGCACGGTACGAGTCGAACGTCGCAGGTGGCAGCCTGCGTCCCCTTCGGATGCGTGTCGTGCATCCCGCCAACCGAGGCAGGCAGGGGAACCGTGCCAGAATCGCTAGTTCTTCACCTCCTCGGCGTCATCGATCTGGGTCTCCAAGAAGGCGTTCATGCGCTTCACGTCGGCCGCGGTGAAGTCGGGCGGGAGTGGAATGTCGATCACGCGTCCCCGCGATAGCTTGCACTTGTAGACAATGAAGTCCGCCGGAACGTGAAGCGTCTGCGTCCCGGCTGGCGCGGCGGGCGATTTCGGCGTGTCCGCACTATTCTCCTTCGCGACCGCGGGCGCGGCATCGAGACTGATCTGCCCCGATGGCGTCAGCAGCTCTGCCGTCTTCAGCGAATCAAGGAATGCGTCTGCGGCCATCAGGGCCATCGACTCCACAATACCGTGGTCGGTGTAGAGAAGGTTCCTGAGCCCCTCCCTCGTCGGAGCAGGGTGTCCACTGAATTGTTCGAGGAGCTTCGTGTACAACTCGGTGGTCCGCATCGCGGCGATCTTCGCGGCGCGCCCAGCCTCCGGCGTCAGAGGGTTCGTGACACGAAGGGCGAGGTCCGTCACCTTGAGGCGTCCGCTTTCGCCGCGCCCGACGCGTTCGATCAGGCCGTACAGCATCGCGCTCGGCACCCCGTACGCCCACCGACGGTCCGTGTTCTTCGCGATCCCCAGCTCCCTCATTATCGCGTCGCTCGATGCCTCCTTGCCTCCGACGCGCCGAACGGCCTGCACCATCTCGATCGCCTGCCCGATGCCGTAGTACGGGTACTTCGTTTCGCTTCGAGCTTTGCCATCTCCCGAAGCCACGTTTTCTGGTCGCTGCGAATCCGACCCGTTTCCCCCCGCTGCATTCTGGTCGACCATGACGTTGAACCTCGTGTCCAGAATCTATCCGAACCTAACCGGCGACGTCAGTAGATTTGATATTTTCGTTAGGCGTGGCGTTAGATTGTCAGCCGAACCGGTCAGAATAAAATAAGTTTTGATCTGATAAACTGCCGTACTAATTCATATTTTTGTTCTAGACTCCGGTGCATGTCGTCGAGGTCAATCGCCAGAGTCGTTGGGCTGTCTGAGTTGATGGAGTCATTCGACGGGATGGCAAGAAGCGTGTTCGGGATGTCTGGATCCGAATTCGAGATGGCTTATTACGCTGGAATCATTGCTGATTCTGGTGAATTACGGGACCTCGCCTCTGTGCTATCGCTCATCGAGCGACTCCGTGAGCGAGATAAGATCGTCAGGATTGGACGACCTCTTTGATTCCGACAGACTCACCTATGAATCGGTCGCTGCCGCGACAACCTTTCGGATCCAGTCCGAAAGAGCGAGCCCAGACTTCTCGGCCGCCGTCTCGGCCGCGTCCCGCTCCGCCTGCGTCCACCGCAACGTGAGCGCCGCCGCCTTTCGCTCCTCTGGCGCCTTGGGCGGCCTCCCCATCCTCTTCTTCGGTGTCTTGCTCGCTTTGCGTTGGCTCACGATCGCCCCACATTCATGGCCGCGTCGAGCAGGTCGTCTATCGACCACAGCGTCGCTGTGATACCTGCGGCCATCGCTGGCGTCGTGCGAAGCGTCGTGTGCCGTCGCACGAAGTTATAGAAACCGAAGTGAAGCGCGGTCGCCGCAACGTGGTTCTCGAACTTCTTCGAGTGCGCGTTGGTGAGGCGTGTGTACCGGCGAACGCCCATGCGCACCGTGAGGTTCTGGCGCTCGACGTAGGACGTCGAAACGAGCTCGGCGACGGGCTCGCCAAAGATCGGCGTCTTCTCCGTGCCCGTGACCTTGGGCGGCGAGTACCTACCAGGACCGGTGGCTTCGGCCTCGTACGATTTTACGAGCGTCGCGTAGTCGACGCCTTTATCTGCGAAGGCACCGCGGATCGCCTCGACGTACGTGCGGAGTCCGTCCGTCGTGACCTGCACGCGGTAGCGAAGACGCGAGGCGAGGTCCGCCACGAACGCATCGGTATGCGCTGCGTCGCGTTTCCCAACGAGGAACGATGGGACGAGCTTCGTTTCCGCGTCGAGCGCGACGAAGGTCCACGTGTCGCCGATGCGGGAGGAATCATCTTCCGGAAGGACGTGACGTTGCTTCTTGCCGACGAACGCCCAGAGCTCGTCCAGCTCCAGCCGCTCGCAAGCAAGGTCGCGCATCGTCGCGTTGAGCAGGTCAGCGCAGCCGTTCCCGACACGGACCATGAGGCGAAGGATCGTGTCCCGATGCACGCTAGTCATCCGCTCGATCGAGCGGGCGGAGTTCCCCTCCACGAGGGCCGAGAGGATCGCGATCTGCTTCTCACGGGGAAGAACGTTGCTCATGATACTTATTGTATCGCATAAATGCCACGTGGCAAGAACCCCTTTTTGCGACGCAATAAATTGGCCGCCCGGTCTATGCCATCGGATGCGATTCCCAGTGCGCTTGCCGCGAGCGCATGCCGACGCGAAACGGCTTTGGCGACGAAGCAATCTCGTGGAGAGTTTCGGCCGGATAATGCGTGGCCGGTTTCTCGTTGGCGACCAGTAGGCGCAGCATGCGATCACATGTCACGCCAATCTCGTCGTGATCGTTTTCCCAGCGCGAAAGCGTGGCCGGGTCGATGCCCATGCGCTGAGCAAGATCTCGCCCACTCAGCCCAATAGACTTCCGCAAGAATTTGATCTCGTCCCCCGTGAATCTAGTGGGCTTCTGAATCAGAGCCATCGCGATAGACTTGTGGAGCCCTTCAATGTTTGAGATCGCGACTTCAGTGGCGCCGCACTTTCCACAACGCCGGACGGGGACATCGCAGAGGGTCACGTAAGGGAGACCGCACTCCGCGTATTTGTAGTTCTCCGTCGTTTCCGTAAGCCTATTGCCACACTCGGTGCATTTCATCGATGCTTCCTCCATGCCGTGGCGATGTACAGTTCTGTTCGGCTTCGAAAGCCAACGATCACGCACATCCTTGGAGTTTCTATGTGGTGCCTCCAGCACCCATTCTCCCATTCGGCCTCACTGACAACGCCAGCGCGCAAAATGTTCGTCACGTCCACCATGGATAGATTGTCCTTCTCCATCTCCCTCAATGCGTGCCCCTTCGGGGGCACGACGAATCCTCCAGAAAGGATGGCAGTGATGACCTCCTTCGCCTCCCTTGCCTTAAGCGGTTCGAGCAGTTCTACGTCATCTCCGTCTTGATCTTTAGTCAACGCTTGTCCTCCGGTCAAGGCCTAGACCAACGGGTTCGTTTTCGGCAAATTGTCGAATCTACTTGACCGTCAGGTCAACTGCCTAGCTCGACTTCGCTGGGCATAAATACGCCGCAGCGCATCGCTCACCGACTCCCGCAGAACGGGCACGGCTGCGGCCCGGGCCACCTGCCGGCTAGGATCTGTTCGACGGGCGCCCAAGCGATCCTCGCCACGCAGAGCGCCATGCCAGGGCTCACCCGATGCTTCGCTTCGGTCGAGTGTCGCAGCGTGCGCAGTCCGACCCCCATCAGTTCGGCCACCCGCTTGCGCCCGTAGCGAGCTCGCAGCTTGCGGATCGCGGCCTTCACGTTCACCTGCTCGGCTGCCGTGAGTTGCCACGACCGCTTCGGTGGCGCGCCAGGCGCACGCCGCGACCAAGCCTGCTTCTCCCGAAGGATCGTCATGCGTCCGCGCGCCTCGCGTCAACGCGCGGAATGGCAAAAGCGCACGACGGCGCGCACTCGGCTGTCCTCCGCCTGCACGCGAAGCGCTTCCAGCACGATGTAGAGCGCCGCCGCGTGGCAGTTGCCAGCGGACGCATGCAGGCGGCTCGCGTCGCAGAGCTCGGCGAGCATCCTGTAGAGCTCGATGCCGATGGCCGGTGGCCTCGGTCGCTTCACGAACGCCCCCTCCTGCCCAGCCTCGCCGCGGTGGCCAGCCAAACGGCGTCGACCGCCTCTGCGTGCGCCTTCCAGGCAGCTTCGATGGCGACCATCAGCAGACGGAACGCATGGCGCTCGGCGGCCTTCAGTGCCGCGAGTTCGGCCATGGCTTCGTCTGCGACGTCGCGCCGGTTGCGCCCCTTCGGGCGGACTCGTACCTTCCCGTCGTTCATCGGACTTACCTCCGGTGGACTGGGCTCCGAGCGTCTCTAGCGCTCGGGGCCCGCTTGGTTTCTGCCGGAGGGGTAGCAGTCGGAGCGGAGCGACGGGTGGGGAAAGGTGGCGGACGGGCAAATTAGGACAGCACCCGATTTTTAGCTTTCTTCGGCGCGGAACGCAAGTCACCCAGGAAGTTCGTTCCGAATCGCAAGGATAGCATTAGCCGCCCTTCCTCGGCAGCGTCGCGAAGTACAGCCGCAAAGCGCTCTCGACCACCGCGGACTGCGTAACGCCGAGCTCCGTACGGAGGACCGCGAGGATCGCCTTGCCCGCTTTGGAGAGGGAGAGCTCGACGCGGTACTGACCTCGCGCCGCCCGCTCCTCGTGCGAGATGGTGGGGCCGCTCGGGCCGGACCTGGACTTGCGCGCCTTCTGTGAGGTCATCGGACGCTGTAGGGCGGATAGCCGGCGGCAACGGCGTCGTCGTTGGCCAGCTTCACCGCCGCGTCCCCTCCGCCGCATCTGCCGCAGAGCGGACCGCCAGTGAATATCGGGCCTGACGTCCTGCATACGCCGAGCGTCGCGCCTCCGGCTCCGCAGTTGATGCATTGGCGAGGAACTGTGCTGTCGGGGTCGATGTTGTCCGCCTCGTACGTGCCGACGCGAGAGAGGTTCACGCGTCCTCTGGGATCCGAAGTGCTCGGATCTCGGCGGATGCGACCCAGTAGATCCAGCATTCTCCGCTATCGTCGCGCGTATCGCTGACCGTGTAGCCAGCGGCTTCCAGGTCTCGGCGCGCCGTAGCCAGGCACTCCGCGTCGATTCGGGCGACCTTGCCACCGTCCGTGTCCGGGTCCGCGCCAACGTCCGACATCCCCCAGCTGCGCTTGATTTCCATTTGCCTATCTCTCCTCGGAAGCGGTGTCCGCCGCCGCATAATGCGCTGGTTCGTGTGCCGGGCCGCGCCACGCGTGAGCTCGTAGCAGCGCATCTGAGAGGCCACGGTATTCCTCCGGCGCCCGGCCACCGCCCCGCCAGCGGGAGGCCTCCCACCAGACGCGACATTCCCGGCTCCAATCTGGGATGACGCGGCGAAACTCATCGTCCCCTCGTTCGGCGAGGACCAGCGCCGCATTGTAGCTCCTGCCGCCTAGCCTACGCGACAGTCCAGCGATGAATTCTTTGCTTGTCACGACGCACCTCCGACGAGGCGGATCGTGAACCCGAGCTTGCGCAGTCGCGCGACTACGAGCTGCCGCGGACCGTCGATGACTCGACGCTCTCCGTCCTCCGCAGGATACGACACGCGCAATTGCGGCTCGTCTCCAATCTCGACCACGTGGCCCGCGCGGCGCAGGTCGAAGCCCACGTCGAGCGGGTGCAAGCGATATCGGATCGACGTGACGTCGGTCGCATTTTCGAAGGCGCCGTCCGTCATCTCGGCCCGCGCGCTCACGACGCGCCTCCGTCATCAATTCGAACGCAGTCCTCGGCGTGCCGCACGTGGACGCGCCACGGGCGATCTCCGCCGCCCCAATACTCAGTGACATTCGCGATTTCGCCGCGCACTAGCACAGAACCGTCTGCCACCGCCGCGATGTCGCGGCGAACGGACTCGTCCCCCTCGATCGTGACGATCTCATTGTGCGCGTCGCTGCAATTGATCGCTGTCGTGATATTACAGTTCATGGTGACCAGCTCCTTGTTGGTTGCCCACGGGGCGGGCCGTTCTCGCGGCGCCGCCCCAACTACATAAATCAGAACCCCGCCTCGGCTAACGGCATCACGCGCACGACGCGCGTCGGCAGCACGAGCACGGCGCCGTCCGCCGCGTCCCAGTCCGCCTCGTCGCTCTCCTCGCCCTCGAGTTCGAGCACCGCGCACCCGTCGACCGAAGCGCCGCGCGAGGCGAAGTAGGACTGGAGCGCCGCGAGAGAGCGGCAGCAGGACACCCCGCGTCGCACGTCCTCGACCGTCCCCTGGCGCCCGCAACGAGCGCACGGGGAGAGGACGAAATCGTCGTCGATCATCTGGCCGACGTCGCCCTGCCCACGGCAGTCGGGGCACCTCTTGCTCGACTCGCCAACCCATACACGCGACGACCAGCGGTCCTCGGACAACACCGACTCGGGAGTCTCGCCGGCAGGGTGCACTCGGTAGAACGTCGACCTCATGAACCCAATATGCGCGCGGCCCGGACCGCGCGCAACAGGAATCGACATGGCCTCGGTCGATTTTAACTTACGCCGAGAAACAGCCTCAAAACCGCTCGCCGTACGACAGCCAAAGCCAGGCCCCGATCATCCCGATGCCAAAGATCAGGAGCACGACCCGGAGGTCCCCTGGATGGGGCGAGATCATCTCTTGGTCTCGTCGCGCTTGTAGTCGTACGTCTCGACCTGCTTGGTGATCATCCTCCCCGATGTCTCCCGCTCGTCCAGGTACGTCGCCAAGCGCCGCATGAGCCTGTCCCAGATCGACGGGCGCTTCGGTCCGCCGATCATCGCGGCGGCTGTGCTGCGTTCGATGCTTTCCATGGTCACCCTCCGTGTCCCTTCTATCATCGCTACTTGACGATGAGAACCCTACCGCTGCGCGGCGTCCGCGCCCACGGTCCACTCTGGCAAGCCCGTCCGCCTCAATCGCTGCGTCCTCTTCGTCGCGCTCATCCCGCCAGCGGCGGCGGAGCGGAGAGCGGCGCCGTTCATTCTTCGCTCCACTCCGCCTCGATCGTGAGGGTCTCGGGCGCACGCACGGCCTCCGTGTGGCGCCGTCGAATCCTCCACCTACTGCCGATCGCCAAGCGAATGAAATCGTCCTCATCAGCTGCCTCTACGGTGATCGGATGCAGGCGATTGCCGAGCGTGATGGCGCTTTGCGGGTCCTCATCGTCGACCCGTCGTTCTCCGAACGACCGCACCGAAAACCATACCCGGATCACGACCGCGCCCCAGTCGTCGCCGGCATGATGATCTCGAGCTCGCTCACGTCGATGGCGTCTTCCACGCGGCGGATTTGCTCGCGCTCGTAGTAGCCCCAGCCGACGGCCTCGCACTCAACGAGCTGGTGCACCGTCCAACCACGGTGGGGCCGGGCGAGCGCAAGCGCGGCCTCAGCGCTCGCCCTCCAATGCTTCTGGTAACCGGCCTCGTCGAGCACGACGAAGTCGTCCAGCCGCCGCTGCATCACGACGCCACCGCCTTTCCGTCGCGGCGCGTAGCCGGGGCGCGCTCGTCCTCGTCGGCGAGCAGAGTCGGGTCGATGCACGCCTGCCCGACGAAGACCCGCAGCGTTTCGGATTCAAAGCGCGCCGCGATGGGCACGGGATAGCCGAGGTCGCGCAGAAGCGACGCTGCGCGCTCCGCGTCCACGAAGTCGAGCATCTGCGGCGGCACGTAGGAGACCGAGCCGCGCGCGCCGACCACGACCGCCTCGGTGCCGCTCATGGTCATGTGCGCGAGCAACGCGCTGCCTGCCGTCCGCTCTTCCTCTCGCAGACCGGCAATCTTCGCCTGGAGGTCGAGCAGGCGCACCGCGAGTTGCTCGGGCGACAGCGTCGGCGCTGGAGCGGGGATCGTCTGACGCCCGTCGTCGTTGTGAACCTCGAAAAAACCGGATACCGTACGTTTGTTCATGGGAGTACCCCTCCTTTGGGCCACGCCCTCCGGCTGTTAGAAGCAGCGCGGAGGGCACCTGTTTATTTGCTGTGCGAGTCAATCCAGGATGCGACGGTCGCGCCAGCGGCAAGGCAAAAGAAAACAAGGCTGAACGCGTCCCGTGAGACAACGGTGAACCAGAGCGCGACGGCGGCGACCAGCAGAAAGACGACCGGCTGACGAGACCAACGCGGCGCGCCCCAGATAAGGACGGCGATGCCGATGACGCACGCGGCGACCACGGGCACAGCGATGTTGTCGGGGATGCCGCCTTCGGTCGCTTCGGGGAGCGAGTTCATAGTTTCGTGAAGTGGGCGCATCGGGTCACTTAATCTGACATTCGTGCGGATGCGCCTCACCGCACCCTAGGCACCACCTTCGCGCGATCGCTGCCAGGATGAGCGCTCGCTCTTCCGGCGAACGCCGCTCGAAACTCATGATGATCATGGCGGCGGCCTGCTCGACAGGAACCTTCGATCTCTCGCAACTCATTTTGTCTTCTCCCTCTCCTCCGTGAGGCAGCGACGGATCGATCGGTTTGATGCTGCTCGGATGGAACCGCTCCTCTAGTCCGCTAGGGAATTCGCCACACAAGCGGAGAATCAACTCACCAGTCTCATATCCAAACGGTGAGCGAAGATACTGCTCAAACTCTGCCTCGGTCATGGACGCTGGCAGTCCGAACACCTCGACGCACTCCTCGAAACTGCTGAGTCCGGAGTGTGCCCACGATGCGGCGCATCGAGCGCAATACGGCTCCATTTCCCCTGTCGCAAGCCAGAAGCACGAAGCGGCGCCGTTGCACACGACGCATGGGGGGAACGTTCTGTTGTTCATCTGCCTGCCTCCTTCGCCCTGCCCTTCGCCCGCGCCACCCTCTCATACCCCCGACACGCATCCTTCGCGAACCTCGTCGCCAGCGTCTCCAAGCCAGCAGCGGCGAGGAGCTCGGAAAGGCGGAGCGCTGCGTCGGCGGTGGGAGTGGGAGAGACGGGTCGGTCGGTGGCTGTCATCGGACCCACCACGCTGCCCTGTTCGGCGTCTCTGCCGACGCAGCGCTACGGAACGTTCGTTCGCCGCGCGCCTTCCATTTGTTGTCCGCGGCGGTGAATGCGCCTCTCGCTTCGGCGCGCAGAATCTGCATTGCCTGCTTGCGCATCTTCGGCAGAAGACCTTCTAGCGTCATCGGCACGGAAGAACGGAGAGTCGACGCTGAAGGATTATTGAGGTGCGCCGTCGCGAGCTCGAGTGCGAGCTCCTCGACCGCCGTAGCGTTCAACGCGGACGGTTTCATCGCGCACCCCCAACCAGCCGCGCAAGAATCCGTTCCGCCGCAGCGGCATCAGCGTCGCGACGCGCTTTCAGATCCGCGAGGAGCGAAGACACCGTCAACGACGAAGCGGGGACTCGGACGGTGGGTCGCTCGGTTGATTGCGTCGTGTTCATGAGAATCATCATGCGCCGAGACGCTAGCAAAAACAAGCATTAATTGTCTGGCTCATGCCGAATCCATTCCGAGTCAGTCATTCCGCCGTCTTACGGGGCCATTCCGTCGGCGATCCGAAGGAGCGTTTGCCTCGCCCATTCGACCAGCGTGCGAGATCTTGCTCGTTCCGAAGCGGCTTCCAGCTTCGCTCGCTCATCCTTCGACAGGCGGATGTAGAGCGGCGGGGCGTCTGTTGGAATCTTGAGAGGCGGGCGCCCGAGGCGCTTCGTTTTTTTGACCATGACACACGAACGTAACCCGGAGCGCTAGTTACTGCAAGCGTCAGCTCGTCCGCCACCTCTTCGCCCTCTCATGCGCATCGACGTCCCCGGGCGCATCGCAGTGGATGCCGCACTTGCCGCACAGCGTGCACCCGCCAGCCGCCTGGCAAGGGTGACCACACGGGAGCGGCGGCGGGACGATCGCCTCCGCGTAGGCGCGCGCTGAGACGGTCTCGCTGGCGGCGACGCCGAGGACGACCCAGTAGGTCCGCTGCCCGTCATGCTCGCTCGTGCGGACGCTGACGCGCCCGTGAACGCCGAAGCGCCTGGAGACCTCGACGATGGCTTCGACGAGCCGAACGATGACGACGGGCCACGGGCGAGCGGCGGGGTGGGTCGACATGCGGGGAGGATATCGCAGGTCGGAGCGGCGCGCGGTCGGGCCTGCGTCGCTACCATGGCGGCCTGAATGTCCTGCCAGCGAGCCAGACGATCACGGCAACGGCGGAGCCCCCGACGAGCACGCCAAGGATGAAGAGCGTCAATGGGCGCCGTCCTCTCCGACGTCCCACCCAGGTCGCTCATCATCAACGAGGGTCCTGTCGGAGGTGCACCACCCGTCGCAGACGAACCACGGCACGTCGAGCGCGAGAATGGCGTGTCCTTGCCGGTCTCGGCGGTACAGGTGGTCGTCCGGGAAGCCGGCCATGCCGCCACGGTGCGGGTCGAGCTCGTAGGCGGTGGCGCAGAGGAAGTGGAGGGCGAGGGTCACTTCGACTTCCTCGCACTCCCGATCGACACCGTCCGCCTGTCGGTGACGTTGATCCCTGCCCGCTTCCAGTCCGGCCACGTGCGAACGACAGCCGCGACGCGATCTACGTCGCGCCAGAATGCGCGGCTTTCGGGAGTCGACAGGTTGCGGAGAATACGCCTCACGCGCAATCCTTCTTCGGCCGCATCGCCGCCAACCACCTCGCATGCGCCGCAACGTCCACGCACTGCCAGCCCATGCATTCCGGCTCGTCGCAGTCGCACGGGGCGACGTCCTGCCCGTTCTCTCGCAGCCACTCGACCGTGACGTCAGAACGTTCGGCGTAGCCACGGAACCACGTTTCGCCTGCCTCATGCAGCGCTTGTCGCCACGCGTCGCTGCGTTCGTTGGGCGCGTTCAAGAACAAGACGACGTGGTCCATGGTTTCGTCGGTCCATCGTTCGCGCCACGCTGGCGCGTGATTCGTTGATGCGATGGCGGAGTCGTGCCCGTTATTCATAATCGCTACCCAAACCTCACGACTGCCGTCAGTGCTCCGAAGAAGTATGGCCACGCCTCCCAGCACATCCGGGTCGATGTCGCCGATCGTGAGCGAGTTTTGCTCTGCCAAAAGGATGGTGGCGCGTGCACGTTCGATTACTTGCGCCGCTGGAATCTCCGCGCCATCACCGTCCCAGTCGTACTCCAGGCGCGCAAGGCGATCGAAGCTGAGGAGATGGGATTGGTGGTCTGCATTCCTAGGGTTTGAATCGGACACTACCTTGCACTCCTTCTCGGGCAAACATGCCGCTCCCACCTCGCCAGCGCCCGACTCGCACGGACGGCGCCCGCGTAGAGCCGTCCTTGCCCGCATCGTAGGCAACCGACGGCGCACGGTCCGCGCGAGCCGATTCCGATCTGTCCGTCGGCTTGGTGGAGCATTTCGGCGAAGCGGGTTGCGATGTAGAGCCTACCAAACTCGCACCGAAGCGGGACGCGGTTGAGCGGCACGTCGTCGAAGAGCGCATCGAGAGCGTCGATCGCGTCTGATGTGATCGGCACCGTGTACGTCGTTTCGAACGAGGTCGCGGCCGGAAGCGGCGGCAAGTCTGCTGGTGCCTCGCGCTTGAACTCGTAGCTGAGGTCGCTGGCGGGCATTTCGATGCCGCCGATCGATATCGTCGAGAAGGTTGCGTGCGCGCTCATTCCCGAAACTCCTCCACGCGACGCCCCATCCCTTTTGCCTGATCGCAGCAATCCTTCGTGCCTGGGCCGCCGGACGGGAAGGCGACGACGAGTCCCGGACGAACCGTCCTGAGCATGACCCGGTTGCGCACGGGCCCCGCGGACCGGCACATCGGTCCGAGACGACACTTCGACGCGTGATAGCAGACGTGGACCGTCCACTCGGCGGCGAACGTCTTGCCATCCACTCCGCGCGCCTCCCGCCAGTTGCACGCGAACAGGTCGGCGCCCGTCTCGCATCCGCCCTCGGCGAGGTAGCCGATCGGCGTCTTCGCGTGGATGGCGTCCAGTGTCGTCCATACGAATGCCTCGTTGGTGAGATCTCGGCCTCCGGTCACGACGAGAACGAGATCGTCGGCGCGGCGCGGGAGTTTCCCCGTGATGGTCACTTGGACCTCTCGCCGCTCGCTTGGGCCTCGTCGCGCTCCGCTCGCACGGCGTCGAGCTCGCCAAGCAGCGCCGTGATGTCAGCCTTTGCGCGCGGCGGGCAACAGTTCGACGGGTCGTCGTGTCGTCCTCGGATCGCCGCCCCTTTCTTCGCCGTCAACCTGTCGCCCATTACTCTTCCTCCGTCGCCGGCATGAACTCGCACTCGTCGATCGCTTTCCGGATCTTGCGCAGCGCCGTCGCTCGATCCTGAGAAACGCGCACGCCGAAATCGTTCATTGTGATGAGCCACCCAACTGCGTCGCGGCACCAGTCTGGCAGTTCATCGAGGCGTGACCGAAGCTGCTCGATGATAGGCACGTAGCGCTTCAATTCGACGACGTCACCCATTACGCCTCCTTCACTTCCGACCACCTCGTCCAGTGCCACTCCTCGGTAGCGTGGCTCCAGATAGCTTTGCCCGCCTCTCCGTTCTCGAAGATGACGTCAATCGACCACCTGTCCGACTCCGCCTTTCTGAAGCCCGCCAGACTGCCATCCGGACCGTAGTATGGCCTGTCGCCTGATTCGACGGTCAGCGTGACCTTAGAAACGCGAAGCCTGCCGTCTGGTCCTGTTTTTGGGAGGTGGATGTGAGGCTTTTTCACGTGGATCTCTCTTGCTTGTGGTCGGTCACGCGATAACCCCAAAGCGGAGCCTGACGAAGCGCTCGATGTGGTCGGCTACTTCCGCCGGGCCCGCACATCCTCTTGGCGAGTCGTCCGAACCGACGAAGGAGTCGTCTTTCGGCGGAGCCACACCTGGCGCAAACAAATATTCTGCGTCGTCTGTCGATATCCCAAAGATGCCAGAGGCGGCATGAAACGAAGCGAAGGAGCTATCGTCGGGCGTGCCATCCGATACGTAGACGTACCCGTCGGTTCCTCGCTTGAGACGAAGCCCCGCCGCAGCAAGCTCCGGTATCGTCGTCGCCCATCCGAGCGCGCAGGCCGTCGTGCCGCACGATAGGTCGGGCGCGTCCTGCCAGTTTTGGCCGACCCATCTGCCATAGTCGAAGCGCTCCACTGGCAGTGCTCGCAGCTTCGCCACGACCAACATCAGGCGGCGCACGCTTGTTTCTCTGTCCATCGTTTCAGCCATCCTCGTCCACGTCGTCGGTCATCCTGGGTCCTCCTCCGTATCGCTCGGGATGATCTCGCCCAGCGTCACGCGCTTCGGGTCCTGGTCGGCGAAACCGTCGAGCAACGACAGCGATCGTCCTTGTATCAGGTTGAACGCGAGGTGCTCGGCCACGTCCTCCGGCGTCATAAACGGGTAGAACTGTGAGCGCCACTCGTCGGTCAGGACCGACTTCAGCAGCGCCGGCGCGATATCGATCTCGACGGTGAAGGTTGCGTAGAATTTTCGGTGCTTTGCCATGGTCTCCTACTTCCCAATGCAGTCGTGGTCGCAGTCCGCGTCGTACGGGCCCATCGGGTGCCCGTTGGGGCAAACCGCCGTGCCAAAGGCCTTGCGACAGAAGCGATGCATTTCATCGACCGTCGTCGATAGCTCTCGCAGATCATCGCCGTGGACGTTCAGTTCCGCCATCCGCCGCACCATCCTCATCGCAAGCGGCTGCGCCTGAAGGTACTCCAGTGTCCCCTGGTCAAGCTTGCCGGATAGGGTCGCGAGTTCGTGGACCGGAACGTGGAGCAACGCGGCGAGCTTCTCCCAGCGTTCGCTCTTGATGCTGCGCCGTCCGTATTCGACGTCGTGCAGAAATGCACCGGACACGCCGAGCGCCGTTGCCAGCGCGCCCTGCGACATGCCCTGGCGCTTCCGAGCGGCACGGACCATGGCGCCGAATTGCTCGCGGCTCATCGCTCTCCCATCTCCCTTCGCCGCCACCCCTGCACGACCTGCACGGCCCCATCGACAACAACGACCGGCCACAGGATGGCGGTCATCAGAATCGCCGCCCACGCGCCGTAGTCGCGCAGCGGGTAGCGCTCCACGCGGAAGGTAAGGACGGCGTAGTAGGCGAAGGCCGCGAGGGCGGGGAGGAGGTAGAGGAGGATCATGTCGCCACAGCCATGCCGAACGGCGCCAGCCATTCGCGGCGACGCTTCCCCGTGAACCCGCACTCGTGGCAGCCGGCTCCTAGGTAGCAACCGGCCTTGTCGTCGTAATCGTAATACTTGGCGTTTTCCATGCACTCTCCCAGTTCGCAACAGCCGGAGCACGAGTCGGTCCACCGGACGACGAAGTGGTCGGCGCCGTCCAAGGGGACCACCTTGTGGAGCGAACCGTCAGCGTCGCGTCGAAACCGTCCGATCATCGTCGCCTCGCGGAGCACATCGGACACCCTGAGGCTTTGAATCTTCGCGCCGGTTCGTAGGGTGCCGGTTGCACAGCCGTCATTACGCGTCCCCCGTGCCGAAACGCCAGCGCCTGCTGGTGCGTCAGAAACGCGCCGCATTTCCCGCACGCGAGACGGACTGGCTGGTAGAGGTCTCTCACTCGCCCTTCTCCATGGCGTCCGAGAGAGCGATCAGGTCGTTCTCGTCGAACTTGGCTTCGGCCAGCGGCGGCGCATCGGGTAGTCCGGCCACGAATGCGCCGAGTCGGTCTGGCACCGCGTCGAGCACTTCGACCGTGACGCGAACGCGGCTGCCGTCCAGCCCGCGAAACCATCCAGTGTCAGTCGGGCCATCCTGATCGCCGGCGATCTCCCCGTCGTCCAAATACTGCGACTGGCAGTGGTCGCACCATAGATGGACGGTGCCTTCGATTACGCGCTTCTCGCTCACGTCTTCTCCTCCGCCAGGATTACCCCGAGTTCTTGCTCCGCCTCGTCGAGCTTGCCGCGCAGTCGATCGACCTTCCCCTTTGCTTTCGCCGCCGCGTCCATGCGCCGCAGCGCCTTCACTGCCATGTCCGCCGCGACCGATTCACTCGGAAGCTTCTTCGCGCACGCTGGGCACAAGACGCCGGTCATGTTCGCCGTCCAGCACTTCGTGCATTCGATCGAGCCATAGTAGGTCCAGCCAGATGACCAAAAGGCGGCGACGCCGCACGTGGAGCATCGCCATTTGAGCCGACCTGATGCGTCGCGCCCGACGGTGAAGTCGGTGTAGTTCTTGTGGGTGCAGTTCACGACGCCTCCGCTTCCTCTCCGACGGGCTCAAGCCCCCAGAGCCACGCGCCCCACTTCGGCCCGATCGCGCGCAGCGTCTCGGCGCTCATCTCGCACGTGAAGCAACCGCGCCCGTCGTCGGATGTGACGATGATGCCTCGCTTCTCGTAGGTCTCCCGTCGCACGAAGCGACCGAAGAGGTCGAGGCCGATGATCCAGCCGCGGTAGATCATCGCAACGCTCCGCTACCGTCGCTCAAGTGCGACAGCAGGTACGCGTCCAAAAACAGAACTGCATCGCCGGCCCAGCCGAGCGCATCTCCGTCGGTCCGCGCTTGCCGGATGGCATCGTCGGACTTCCATCCGGCGCTCATGAGCGCCGCCGCTTTCATCGCATGGGCGATGAACTCAACAGCGAGAGCGCGACCCGAGGAGTTGGCGGGAGCGTAGTCGGAGGGGGAGAATTTGAAATCGGCTGTGGCCATCTACGCATCCTCGTCGTCGTTGCCATCGCTCAAATCGTCGTCGCGGTCGTCGCGGTCGTCGCATCGGCACATCAGGTCGCACATCCCGCCAGCGCAGACGCCGTCGCACGGGACGGTCGCGCACTCCTGGCAGCAGCGGCAGTCCTTCGCCATCTCTTCGTAGAACTCCGGAGGTGGGAGAAACGGGCCGTCGGTCATGCCGCCTCCGACGGGTCGTCGGGCATGCACTTGCGACACCAGTCGGGCGCCCATGCGACGTGGAGCCAGCCGATCGAGAACTGGCAGTGCGGGCCGTCGTAGTAGTCGTGATCCATCCCGAATCGGAAGCTGCCGGACACGTAGACGATGCCGTACCGAACCATGCGGCGGCCAAACTCGCCGTCGTCTTGGCGGTACTGCTCTACGAAGCCGAGCGACCACGGCTTGACCTCGAAAACCCAGCGCCACGCGCGGAGTGGAGCCCCCTCCCAGGCTGGCTCCGTCTCTGCCGTGGGGCGACCTGTCCAGAGGATCATGGCGCCTCCAAACCGAGCAGCCCAAGGAACCGGAGCATGCTTTCCTGGGTGATGACGGCTTGCCCGTCGCTGAGACGCGCCACGTCGAGATCGACTCCTGCGAGACGCAGCACGCCGATGTGCGTCGCGTAGGGGATGCCGTCGGGCGGGCCATCGGGTGGCGCCGCCTCGGTCCACTCGACGGTGTCGAAGAGGGCTTCGGCGGGAGTGCGGGTCATGCTCTTCACCAGTCCGCCGAGCAGAAGTATCCAGGCCCCAAATCGGCGCACCATTCGCCGCACGTTTTCGATCGTGTCAGCCCGCCATCATCGTGAAACTCGAAAACTCGGTCCGGCGGAAGTTCGTCGATCTCGGCATCATCGAAGTTTGGCTCGCTGCCGAGCACGTCGGCAGCAAGGGCGAGGCGCCAGGCTTCATCAGCCGTTGGCGCGATTACGTATTCAGAGTCGTCGATTCGCCAGAATTTCATTGCCGGTCTCCTTTTCGCCCACCACTCCGGATCGCAAACGTGGCAAGCGCCACAGCCGCCAGCGATGACTGGGCAATCACGCTCAATTCCGTTGATGGTCATACGGACCCTCCCGCTCGCGAATACGCAAGCGCCAACCGCGTCCGCAGTTCGGCAACGTTGCTCCCGTCGTACCGGAGCACCCGCGAGTCCTCCTCGTAGCCGCCCGGCGCGTACTCCGTGTTCCACGGCTGCGCGACACAGACGACAATGCCGCGCGGTCGCACCTTAAGCCAGCTCTCGAAGTATGGCGGGTAGTCGTCGACAAGCACGCGACCGTAGACGAACGACTTGTCGCTCGTGACCGTGACGATGGCGTCAGGAAGATGCTGCCGGCACCACTCGACCTTCTCGCTCCACGCCGAAGGCGTAGCCGATGGTCCCTTCGTAAGGACGTGCAGCGAGAAGCCGACGTCCCGAAGTTCGGACACGACCTCGAGCCCGGCTCCGAGCGGCAGCAGGTTGCGCCAGAAGCCGGGCTGGCGCTGGATGAGCTTGCGTCGCGCCTCGATGTGGGGCGGTTCTTCCGAGTCGGCGTAGCGCCGCCCGCACGGCTCTTCGGATGGGGCCTGGAGCGCGCACATGGCGTTGCCCATCGCGCCGTCGTAGTCGGCGATGGTGCCGTCAAGGTCGACGAGGGCCCAGAGGTCCGTCACGTGGTCCTCGCAGTCTCGGAACTGGCGCCGCGACCGGAGCACGCGACCGGGAGCGCCTCGTCGCCAAATCGGCCACCGCACCGAGGTGCAGACGTTGTCGAGAGCAAAGTCGTGGCCGACGCTCGCTCTGGCTTTCGCGAGCGCAGCGTGCCCCTCGTCGGTCATCTCGTAGCAGATGCGCCAGCGCTCGGGCTGAATCGTGAAACCGTCGCCGTCAACCATGGCGCCGAGTTCGGGCAATTCGCAGAGCCAGCCTTTCGCGACCAGTCGTCGGATGACGCGCAACGGAGTGGATCGCGACGATGCAATTGACCAGCCGAACTTGGCGTTGTGCTCGGCTCGTTTAAGGACGGCGAATTCGGATCGGGTCACAGGTATTCCTTCCTCTCTGTTCGCGCCGTGAAGCACCGCCTGCCGCACCGCGCGCCAGCGACCTCGACGCGGCATCCGCCAAGACGGGTCTCGTCGCTGCTTCGCATGACGCGTTCGCGATCCGCCGGGTCGCCGAGATCCTCGGACTCGCGCTCGACGTGACCGGCAGAGCAGACCCACGTCGTGGTCATGACGACGGCGTAAGGCGGGTCGTAATCGCCCATATCGGTGCCTTCGTCCCAATCGGTGGCGGTCAAGGCTTCCCCTTTGCGCCGGATGCCGGGAGGCATCACTTCACGCCTCCGTCAACGTCGCGCGACACGCATTCGCAGCCGCCAGACGGCGAATAGCGGAGCATGCGGGCTCCGCCGCTCACGCAGGCACGTCCGCAGACGGCGATCTCGTCGTTCATGCACGCGAGGAGAAGGAAGGGGAGGAGGACGATGACGAGGCGAATCATGCAGTCCTCCTACCCGCGCGCACCGGTCGCGCGAGCACGCCCATCGCCGTCGGGATGTGGTGGTCCTGGAGACCGGTCTGCGAGTCGGTCCGCACCAGTCGGTCGGCGAGGTGCGCCATGTCGCTCGAGTCGTCCAAGATCACGAACGACCGAACGTCGGCGCCGTCGCGGCTCAGCCAAGCTTGGATCTCCCGCCCGCGCGGCACGCTGCCCCAGAGGACCGGCGTCGCCCCGATCACGTCACCCGTGAACCCGCGCGAGTCGAGGAGGCGCTGGAGGTCCTTGATGGTGCGCCCGATGCGCCACGTCGAAGAGACGACGACCTGCGCGCCCGCGAGGGCGAGGAGACGGTTCAGCCGGGCGACGAGGCCGCGATCGATGCGTTCGTCGCCGGAGACGGGGGAGCCGTGGAGGGCGTAGTGGTGGGTGAAGGTCTCGACGGAATTCAGCACGCCGTCGAAGTCGAGAAATACGAGCGGTGTCATGCGGGCTCCTTCGTTGGGACGTCGAAGTCGCCCCACATCGCTCGGTCGATGTTCGACGGCGCCGATAGCCGGTCCGCTTCGTTGCGGATCTGGTTCAGCTTGCGCTCGAGTGCCCGAACGGCGGCGTCCCGGCTGCGATGGTAGCCGGCGGTGACGCAAAGGTCGGCGGCAAGCATCGCCGTTGCGGACCACCACACGCCGGACGTGACGGCGATGCAATCGACTTCGATCTGGCGAGGGGGGCGATTCATGCGGGGCCTTTCGGGCCGACCGGCTCCGCGTCCGAGCTCCCGGCAGCGATTGCTGCGTTGCATGCGGGACAGTCGCTCTCGGCAGGGAGACCGTCGATGCACATGAGCGCACCATACCCGTCGAGAGCTCCTTCCACGATCGATGCAGGGAGGAGGTCGCCGACCAAGTCACGCCGCCGGAATTCGATTTGGAGCCGGAGCATCTCGCCATGAAGGAGCTCGGCGGCGGCGCAGACGAGATGGACGCTCTCGCCTTCAGCGCCGTCGTTTCCTTTCCAGTTCTCTCGAAGGAACTCGATCGCGGACGTCAAGGCGCGCATCTGCACCGGGTTTTCTTTCGTGTGTTTCATGCGGGCTCCTTGTTCAGCCGGACCTCGAACTTGAACCTCGCCCACACCGTCGGGAAGGCAGCCTTGGCGAGCGCGATGCCGCGGTCGAAGTCGATGGCCTCGTCGAAGACGAAGACGCTGTTCGACCCGGGTCGACCGTCGACCGAGTAGTCCCAGAAGGCGATGGCGGTCCAGTTCGTCCCGCGCTCGTCGCGCGCAAGGTGGATGGCGGCAAGACCTTCCGGTGCACGCCGATCGCGCGTGCCCGGGGGGACGAGTCCGCCGTCGGTCTTCTCGCCCCACGGGAGCTGGTAGAGCGTGCGGCTACGGAGCCAGGTCGGACGGTAGTCAGGAGCGGTTCCGGGCCCCCACAGGTAGTGCCCCTTGTCGCCGACGCAGCCGAAGTAGAGGACGCGCATCAGGTGGGCTCCTTCGGCAGCAGTCCGTAAGCACGCTCGCCCTTTTCGCCGCCGCTCCGCCTGAGATCGACATGGGTCCAGGCGCGATGAAAACCTGCCTCGCGCAGCGCAAGCTGCCCGGCATCGTCAAGGACGAAGTCCTCGGGCACGCCGTAGATCTCGATCGAGCGGTCGTAGTAGTCGGTCGTGAAGTCGTCCCAGCGGTCGCCGAGGATCGACTGGAGAATGTCGAGTAGTTCATCCTCGGCGCGCGAGGCGGCGCGCTCGGCGGCCCAGAGGCGATCGGCGAGGGGGAGCGAGGTGGCGTCGACGGGGATGGTCATGCCGCCTCCCATCGGAACTTGCGCTGCGTCGGATGGAGATCGACGCGCGGGCGATCGGGGCGGTTCCAAGAACCGCCCCCGGCCTCGCCGATTAGTTTCCACCCAGAAGCGCGCAAACTGGCGCCTCCTTCCTCCGGAAGTGTGTAGGTGACCAGCCGCCGATACCCCATCGAGCGCGCCGCTCGCCAACATGCGGAGTAGAGGAACGAGCAGGCGTTCCTCTCGCCCGTCGAGCAGAGCCTCGTGACCTCAGCGGTCCAGCCGTCTTGGAGATTCCTGGCGACGGGCCGACCCACGATTGCGACTGCGACCACGGCGGAGCCGATGGCGGCGCCAAGGGCGAAGAGTCCGCCCCGTGGCGGACGATGGTGCCGGTGATGCTCGGCAACGAAGACCGACGCTTCGCGAAGCGAGATGGGGCAGAGAGCGAGCCGCTCGGCGAGCGTCATGGCGTCTCCTTCGTCGCCCACATCTTGAACAGGGTGACGACGTTGTTGAAGGCGTTCGCCCGCCCGTTCTGGAGACCAGCGGCGTCGCGGTAGCCAGCCGAGATCACCCGGCCAAGCTCGTCGCGGTCGACCGCGCCCCAGAACAAGTCGGACGCTTCCTTGGTCAGTCCGAGACCGGCGCCGGCCGAGCAGACCGCGGCCCGCATCTGATCGACGATGGCGCCGCTCGGCGCCGAGAACAACCATTCCAACTGTGCCTCCCGCGGCGCGCCGTCCGGCTGCTCCAGGTGGCAGTGGTCGCAGAGGAGGAAGAAGTTGTCCGGCTCGTTCGAGCCCCCGTGGCTTGCGGCGACGACGTGGGCGCGGGACGGCTTGCTACTGCCGACGCAGCGGCAGGCCCAGCAGGTCAGCGCCGCCTCCTCTGGCGCGATGCCGAGCCGCGCGACGAGGGCAGTATTCGACTCGACGATTGCCGCGTGCGGCGGGCGGGGCATAGGCCCTCGGCGAGAGGTCATCGCCAGACCCTCCGCTCTCGGCAGGTTGAGCCGCGCCAATTTCCGCGGCACAGCGTCACCCAGACAGGGTATTTTACGGGAAGCATCGCCGCTGCACCGCTACGGTTGGTCCTCGTAGATTCCCGCACGCTCGACCTTGGCGCCTTCTTCGAGTCCAGGCGCTGGAGCTGCAAAACAGCTAGATTCGCGACGCAGTCAACCAGAGAGTCAATTTCGTGTTTCATGCCGGCGCCGGCTCCTTCTTGGTGGCGACGCTCGCCAAAGTGAGGACCGGAAGGCACTGGACGGCCTCGCAAAGCGGCCCCCAGTCCCAGTTCGTATACTGGTCGACGATGTCGCCCTTGGCGTTGTGGGTGATCCGCTCGACGACTTCCTTCCTGGCGCCACCTCGGCGGGCAAGAGAGATGAACGTGTGGCGGGTGGCGTGGACCGTGTGGGGCGCGATCTCGACGGCCCTGCACGCCGTCAAGAACCGCTTGTAGGCCATCGACTTCGTGAGACACGCTGCAGCGTCCGGCACGTCGCGGCGAGGAACGATGAAGTCGTTGGGGCGAGGCTTCCGCAAGTAGAACAACTCCCAGCCTTCTCGATACCACTTGTCGAGGATGTTTTCGAGCGCAGGATGCACCGGAGCGCGTCTCGGGCGCTCTGTTTTTAGCGGCTGCCCGTCATACTGACTGTCGATGGTCAGACATTGCAGCGGGAGCGATGCGCGATCGAGATCTCGCCAGCGCCGCCCGCAGACCTCGCCCTCACGCATCCCGGTAAAAAAGGCGAGCGCTACCCAGACGCGCGCATCCCAATCGACGCGGCTGTCCGACGTGAGAATGGCGACTTCGCTTGAGGCGTAAGGCTCTCTCGGCGCCGAGGTCCCACGCCGGAGGGTCCCTGCCGGTAGTTCGCACGGGTCGATGGCGGTCAACTCGTGAATCCTTGCGTCGCGAAACATCGTGCGAAGAACGCCGACGATGAGCGCGATCGACTTCTCGCTCAATCGCATCCGCTTGCCGTAGCGACCGCTGTACGTCTCGCGGAGGTCGTCGACGAGTTGGACCGTGTGACGGACTCGGACATCCTCCACCTTGAGCCGCGCATACCATGGTGCTCTCGCGAGCACGTGGTTCTTGAACAGGCTCTCCTCGTTCGCCGCCGAACGACCCTTCCGCTTCGGAAACCAAGCTTGCGCATAGGATCCAACGGTCGCGGCGCCGGTCTTCCTGGCGGAGTATGTGCCGACGGCGATCTCCTTTTTCATAGCCGCGTCGCGGCGCTCTGCTGCCCGTCGGTCTGTCCCGACACGCTCCCAGAGTTGTTGTTTGCCCCACTTATTCGCGATCCAATAGACGGTCGAGCTCTTCAGCTTGCGTGGGACGACGGCCATTACTTCACCCGCCGCAGACTCTCGCGCAATTCGGACTTGAAGAAGCGGTACTCTCGCGTCCCGATCTTGTGGTAGGGGATCTTGCCTTCCTTGGCGCGCCTAGCGAGCGTCTTCGGGTGAATACCGACGAAGCCAGCCGCCTGCTTCAGGTCCATGATCTCGTTGGCGGGCTGCTGGTCGCGCTCCGCCTGCGCTTCGAGTTCTTCGCGGAGGACCTCGCGAATCTTTTCGATCAAGTCCGGGGTCATTTCGTCGATCACGCGTCGGCTCGCCATCATGTCTCTCCCTTTACATAATCGACAAGCTTCGCCGACTTGCGCCGTCGCGCCGGCTTTAACGTGTTACGAATGAACGCCCGAATTTCGGGACCGTAAATGAACCATTCCCCACGTATTCGCAGATGTCGAAAACGGTCGTGCAATTCGAGCTCAAGTTCTTCTCCGCCGCCTCGAATGAGGAGGACACATTCGATTGGTTGATGGTTCCCGATCTGAAGAAACGACACGCGTTTCGGGAAGTCCGTGGTGCGCCCTATCTTGACCGCCCTCATCTTCCCTGCGCGAACGAAGTAGACAACGGATTGTTTTGGCTCAGGAGGAGTGTCGTATCTACCTTCCGCTTGCCATTGCGCCGCAATAGCGGCCACCTCGGCGACACCGACAGACGACTCTTGCGTGAACTTATATCCTTCACCGTCACCCATCACCAGCCTCCACTTCCTTCCCAGCGCGCTCCGAAGTTGCTCACAGCCCTCGTCGCCTCCGCTCGACTTCCTTCGTGACGCGCTCCTCGACCGCCTGCGCCGCCGCCCGCTTGAGCCACTCCGTGAGGTGACTGTTCTTGGTCCACGCGACCGAAACCGCCTCATCGATGGCGCTCGACAGGCGTCTCCGGATCTCAGCCTGGATCATCGGCACGGCCTCGCGCTTGACGAACGCGACGACGTCGAACTCGTCGATCGCCTGTTCGACGGCGCCCTTGATGCCTGCAACAAGCTCCGTGGTCTGCGACACGACGGCCGCGACCATCTGCTGCTTCATGTAGTCGAGCTCGATGCGAATTCTCGGAAAGTCCGGTCTATCCATCGCCCTCTCCTCTGATCTCTCTCCACCCGCGCCACATCATGTAGACGCCCATAACGAACATGCCGACCGCGAGCCCGACCCCGAAGCCGTCCGAGAATTCGTGCGACATCACGCCCGCCCCAAATTCGCCGCCACCACCACACCCCCGCGCGAAGCCACACCCCACCACGCGTTGCGCTGGTAGTCGGTCCACCCTCGTGGGCGCAGCGCTCGCAGGCAGACGGGCACCGTGTAGTTCGGCGCCGGCTCCTTCCCCGTCACCGCGATCCACGTCCACCGTCCAGCCCACCCGCGCGACCAGACGTCGCCCTTGCGGCGCAGCGAGCGAATGCGCGAGACGCGCTTCTTCATGGTGCGGCGTTTCACTTCGTCCCCTCGGCAGCGACAGCGTCGCGCAGCGCCGCGGCGAGCTGGCAAGTACCATCGTGCTTCGCTTCGCTCACGACGTAATGCCGCACGTCGCATTCAGCGCACTCGACGTATTGAGCGCCGTCGTCTGCGTGCCGCCCGTGAACCCACTCCCTCGCCATCAGCAACGCGGCGAGGCGCCCCACGAGCTCGATGAGGGCGTCCTCGTCGTAGTCAGCTAGCACGTTCCGCCTCCTTCGCCCGCCGAACCGGCTCCGGCTTGTTCGGTCCGTACTTGTCAGACAGCGGCATATAGATCGCGCGCGCGTCAACGTGCTCGAAATGGTACGAGCCGTCGTCCAGCAGCACCATCGCCGTAAGCCGTCCGCCAGCATAGCAGCCGGTGTCGATGCCAACGCACGTGGAAGCGTGACCGCTGCCGAATTCGCCTACCTCGTTGCTGTCGACATGCGGTCCGATGAAGCGATGAATGTGGTGCCCATAGACGATGTTCTCCGGTCCTCGCCACCGCTGCGACCAGAACCACTTGTCCGTGGGGTCTGGCGCGTCCCCATCCTTCGCTGAATACGCCGTGCCATCGTCGTTGATGAACCGCGTGCGGAGAAGCGCTTGCGAGTCCTTCTGCTCCTCGAAGGTCTTACTCGGCTCGAGTCCTGCGTGGATCGCATACCACCCTTGGCCGATGTCGATCGACATGGGCAGGCCGTGCATCCACTCGATGTCGTCGTCCGTCAACGCGAGGTTCTGCGCCGCCTGCACGGCCGTGAAGCGGATTGGATTCTTCTTGCCTCCTGCTACCTCGCGAAGGTGGTGCCCGCGCCAGCGCACGTGCTTGTCATCGTGGTTCGAGGCCGTGCTTTCAAAGCCAGCCTTGCGGACCATCCGGACGACGCCGACCGGATCGGGTCCTCTGTCCATGAAGTCGCCGAGCATCACGACGCGATCGGTTGAACCGACGGCGAGGACGGTGAGCAGCTCTTCGAGCTCGACGCGGCACCCGTGCACGTCGCCGATCACGAGGACGCGGCTCATGAAAACGACTCCTCGACGAGCTCTCGGCACAAGGCGTCGAGTGCCGGGCGATCGGTCGAGTGACGCAGCGTCGACGTCTTGTAAAGCTCGCCAAGTTCCGCGTCCTGACGCGCGGCCCACTCGGTCAACTCTTCGTACGACCACGCACCGTTGCGAATCGCGAGGAGTTCGTCCCGATCGGGACGCTTCACGATCACGCGCCAGCTCTCCAAAATCTCGCGACACATTCGCATGAGCCGCACCAGGTGCATGGCGTGCTTGGTGTCAAAGCCCCACTTCGACTCAAGTGCGGCACGCGCTTCGTTCCTGGTTGCCTTCCAGTTCTGATACTGCTCCCACTCGACTTTGCGCGCCTTGTACTGGCGCTCCAGATCAAGCAATCGGAGGAAGTTCTCCTCGTAACCAATCGAGCGCGCGGCGGCGGCGTACTGCGCATCGGCCGTAACCCCGATTTCGCCGAGCATCTCCGCCATGAGGTTCTGAAGACGGATCCGGTCCGCTGGCTCGACTCCTGACATGTCGTCCAGGTGCCACTCGCCGAGTCTCTTCTCGATCGCCGCGTGCGCCGCCTGAAGCTGGTCCGCAGGGATGACTGTTCGCTCGGGCAGACCCAGATCGGTCCGTGTCGGCGGCGATTGAGGTGGCGTCTTCAGCCACCTGTAATGGGTCGCGATCCGCTTGAGTTGCGCGTGCGCGTATCCCGAAAATGTGAAGCGCGCCTTTTTCGAAAGAAACAGCTCTCGCGCCTCGAGTAGCCGAAGCCCAGCTGGCGTCACCATTCTCCGGTCCGCCTCGTCGCCCCACAAAACTTCGATAATGTTTGGATTGCACTCCGAGGCGAGCGCGAAGAACTTCCGGATGTCGTAGACGACCATGTCCGGGTCCTTCGACTCCGCTTGTTCGAAGCGCTTGTCGAACCCATGGAAGTACTCACGCGGCGGGATGGCAATCCCTTTGATGTCGATGTCGCTCGTTGGCGTGTTGAGTCCGTACGCCGTTGAGCCGTGCGTGACGCAGAGAATCGTCCGCTCGCGAAGCCACGTGAGATTACCTCGGTAAGGTAGCGGTTCCATCGTCACCTCTCCCACCCCTTCGCCCCGATCAGCCTCCGCACGTCGGCGGCCATCGACTCGCGCCCGGCTTCGTAGGCGGCGTTGAGAAGCGACGCGACGCGATCTGCGTCAATCCTGGCGACGTTGTCGCCGTCGTTCACGGACAGCGTTGCCGCTTCATTGAGCGGCTGCATGAAGTACAACGGCGGCGAGATCCTGGCCATCCCTGGCCCATGGAACTCGTGCGCGACGCCGAGCGCCGTCGTGGTCTCGGTGACGGAGTAGGGGAGCTTGGGGGCGGTCATCGATTGAGAGCCTTTCGGAGCATCTCAACGCTTCCGCCGTTCGAGTTCGGATGGAACCGGAGCGCGACGCCTGCTGCGTACTCCAGTTCGGCGACGCGCGACTTAAGCGCGCGCGCCAGCTCACGAAGCTCCTCGTACTGCCCGACGTCGATCGTAGCCCGCCCCATCGACGACACTTCGCTCAGCAACCACAACTCTCGGTCGTTCATCGTCACTCCTCCGTCGTGCAAAGCCAGCCGCGCCCGCATCGCTTCACCCACTCGATGGCGGTGAGCTCGACGTCAGAACTGTCGTCGTCATCCATGGTCGGTAGTCCCGTCTCGTTGTTGCACCAGATGGTCAGCTTCTCTTCGTCGTGGATGGCGAGCCAGTATTCCTCATCCTCACCCGCACCCGCCCCGGCGTTCGGGAAGCCCAGGGACTCCGCCCACGCGTTCCACGCGTCCTCCTTGCTTTCGGCGATGACCCACTCGCAGCGGTCGGGCGAGACATAGAGCTTCAGTGCGCCCACCTCACCCACGCGCCACCTCCAGTCCCAGGTCGATCTTCACAGCGCACGCCGCCGAGCACGCGAAGTGCGTCGCCTGGCGCCCTTGCGGCAACAGGTCGCGCCGCATCAGCCACCCGGGCGGCAGGCAGTCGACGGGCTCGCCGAGGTCGCTCGCGCTCACGCTGCCTTTCGCGACGGCGCAGCAGGACGCGCACGTGAACGTCGTGGGGCGGAGCCAGTGGCGGAGGTCAGGCATCGGCGGCATCGTTCTCTCGTTCCTCTTCCGCGACCTCTTCGGCCCACTTCTCAACGTCAACTAGTGCCCGTTCGACGGCAGTCCCGAGAGTCGCGCCTTCCCATTCGTAACAGCGCGACGGTACGATGACGTAGCACCACAACTTCAGCTTGACCCAGTCGTCGCCCTTGGATGTCTCGAAGTGGTTCGGCAAGTGAATCTCCCACGTTCCCTCGTAGGTCTTGCAATGCGGCTCGAAACGAAGCTTGCGCGCAATGGCGGAGAACGTCGCCTGCCTCAACGCTTGGAAGGCGGCGATCTCGTCGCCGGAGAATAGCGGCTTGATGGGCTGGTTCACGGCGCCGTCCCCGCACAACGGTGGTCCCACATGGGAACCATCTTCGATGCGAAGTCCCAGATCGCGACCAGCATCTTGCCGAAGTTCTCGCCGTCGCCACGCCCGCACATGTGGAGGCTTTCTTCCTCTGCCATCCTGAACTCGAGGCAGCCGTCCCATTTCACGTACCCGCTCGCGAACCGTCCCGCCTCCTCGATGCGCTCGACCATGTCGAGCGACTCTCCGCCGCGTCGCCGGTAGAACCGTTGCGAGCGGTCGAGCGACCAGCCGATGATTTCGTAGACCTCGAAGTCGGCGCCGTGCTCCGAGCAACCTCCGAATGGCGTCAGGCGGATCGCGAAGTTGATCGCGTCCATGTTGTGGGTGGTCCACTGGCGGTCGATCATGGCCTGATCCTCCGAAACTCGACGACCCACACCCGCGGGTTCGTCGTCCAGTTTGCGCGATCGCGGTTGATCGAATCCCACAGACACGCGAATGCGCCGCGGTGCGTGCCGCTAAGTTCTCTTGAGAGTTTGCCTGCGCCATCGAAAACGATGGCCGCATCGGTCCATCTCGCCCCTTCCGCCTGCGCATCCTTCTCGGTGATGTCCTGCAACCGCTCAACTCGAACTCCCGCTACCTCCAGTGTGATTCGCGACGCCCACTTGGGCATGTAGAGCGGCGTCACCCAGCCGGCGCTGGCCGCTTTCGGTATCTTCCAATTGTTCGTGACATCGTATTCAGAAAAGAAGGAGCACGAGTTGTCTGCGGCGTATTCCACATTGACGTCGGCGCAATCGCATGCATCGGAACCGTGACCATGGGCGATGCTCGGGCGCCAGGTTTCCTTCACCCAGAGTTTGTCGCCTGACAGGCCGTACCGGTTCCGAATGCGTCGAGTGCCAGTCGACTCATTGGAGTTCGACGCCAGAACGTCGTCGAACTCCACATCGCGAGCGAGCGGGACAATGCGACGTGTCTGTGTTTTTGCGCCGGACAGGATCGCCAGGACCATGGGCGCAGAGAACAGGATGGGGCGATCGGCGGTAGCGCTCACGGGCCAGCCTCTTCCTGGCAATCGAGGCAGTAGGCGTCCCAATCGGTGCTCACGATTCTCTCCTTCTCCGCTGTACTCGGGAGGCCATCAGTCCCACCGATCGATCCTGTATTCCAGCCGGACGCCGTTGCCGTCGGTGACTCGCACGTGAACGACATCGTTCGAGCCCTTCTGAAGCATCAGCCCGCACGCCGACGCGTCATCCTCGCCAGCGATCCGGGCGCCTCGCGAGTACGCTTCGATCGTGGCACGAATGCCGTGAAATTCAGCTCGCATGATCTCCGGGAACAGTCCAGCTCCAGCCGTCTTCGCACGCGAGTCCTTGGCCCCGTCGATGACGATGACGGCGCCCTCTCCTTGGTGCGTGAACGTGCCTCCAAACCACGATGGCGGGCGAAGCGTGATGGCCGTAACTGGCGACCACACGTTGGCGACGAGGCCCCACGAGGCTGCTATCGATCCGCCATTGTAGAGGTACCAGGAGAACGGGTTTCGTTTCTCCGACGAGTCCCATTGCAGAATGGGCGGCGCCTCCGAATTTGCCGCGGTCACGATCGCGGTGAAATTGCCGGCGTGCGGGACGAGGACAGCGATCGTCTTCGCGCCAGCGAGAACCGTCCGCCGAAACTTCTCCCACGTGATCGCTTGCGACGGCACCGCCATCAGCGGCAGCGTCGTGCCTTCCTTCGGTTTGAGGTGCGAAAAGACGCCGCCTGCCTTGGGCGTCTCAGGAACTGCCGGCCTCCACAGCGCGTCGACCTCTCCGAGCCGCGCGAATCTGCGCTCAAGCGATCCGGCTGCTTTCAGTTTCTCGATGACCTTTTCTGCCTGCGCGATGTTGCCAGCCGAAGGCGCAGCTTGCGGACGCTGGTACTGGAGCGGATGCATCTTGTCCTTGAACCGGCGCGCCACCTCCTCGAACGGCATTCCGGCGGCGATGTCTTCGAGCAGCGTTCCGATCATCGAACTCCGTGGATGGCAGAATCCAGCAGGCGCTGATGCGATGGCGCGCCACACGATGTTTGCGCGGCGTCCCTTGTGCGTAGCGATCGCGGTGTGCAGGTCAGCCAACCACTTTGCCGGACCAAGCACCTTCTCACTTCGGTACAGCGCGTCGCTGTTCAGCAGCGAAAGCGCCTGCGCAAGGACAGGCGGCGCAAACTCTTCGAGAGCGCGCTGAACATTTTTGAAGTCCTCCAGCTTCTCCGCCATAGCCTGACCGGCGGTCTGAACGAGGTTCCGGAAGACGTGGTCGGGCGTCGGGCTGACGCTTAGGTGAACCCAGTCGCCTTTGCGCGATGGCGTGAAATGCTGCCCCAACGTCGGTTCAGACGATAGGAACACGCCAGTTACGATGGCCCGGCGCAGTCTGGCGGTTATCGCTTCAACCGCCGAAGCGTGGTCGTTGTCAGCGTCGGACATATGCCACGCCGCTGGCGCAGTCGTGCCATTCTCGCCGATCGTCACGAGCCCGCCAACCCGCTCGACGAAGCGACGACATGCGTTGCAGTTGTGGTACTGGCGCGACGTCGCTGGGAAGCTCCCCAGATATACGTCCCACAAGTCCGGCGTGTCCGTCGTGAAGACATGTGCCTTTGAAGTGTTGGCAGCGAAGCGCGCGTCGACGCGCTTCAAGAAGTCTGCGTAGCTTGCGTCGGCAGCGTTGCCGGTTTGCGGCGGAGCGTCGTTGGTTACTGTGATCACTTGCATGAGAGTCTCCATGGCAATCGAAGTAGCAAAAAGCACGGCTGGCGCCATCGCCAGGGGCGGCGTGTCGGGACCAGGCTAAGCATCGAGGACCTCTTTCGTCGCCATCGGCCACCCATCCAGTTCTCGCGCCTTCGCCCTGTACAGCGGCCCGCTGCCCTTGCGCGTGCAGTCAATCTCCTCGCTGTCGCGCAGCCGCCACAGCGCCCGCTCGAGCTCGCCGCGGTTGAACCGGATCTGAAGCTTCGTCCACACGTCGTCGAGTGACCACGCGCGCGTCGGCGACGACTCCAGCAGCGCGACCACGGCGGCCCGACACGCCTTGGCGCGCTGCACCGGACCGCGGGTCGACGGGAAGCCTTGGCTGCTCATGATTCCTCCGCGATGACGCAGAGCACGTCGTGCGGGTCGCATTGAAAGAGTCGTGCTGCTTCCCGCCGAGCATCGATAAACATTCTGGTCTTGACGGTCACAACCTCGTCCGGCGAGCCCTTACGGCGGCAGCGCCAAAGGACGGGCGTCGCGTTCGGGTGGCCGATGCGCGGGTCTTCGATGGCGCCGTGTTTCATTGCTGAGCTCGCTGCGGGACGGCGACGACCGCCCACGGCTTGGGCGTCTTGCAACCGGAGATTGGATACGTGCGCTCTGGCTCGCAGCCGTGCCCCTTCTCGACGGCAAATGCGCCAGGGGCACCGCACAGAAGCTGCTCCTTCTGATCGCCAAAGTTGACGTCGCATGTGACGTAGCCGTCGCCATCTGAGTCCGTTGTGGCGCAGGCGAGGCCCATGGGCCTGTAACCCATCTTGTCGAGCCATTCTCTCGCCGACTGCTCCGGCGCCGCTCGATTGCGGTTCGCTTTGTCGTCGCAGGCGGCTGCGCAAACGAACGCGAACGCCATCATCCAGAAAAGCCACTTCTGCACGCTCATCATTTCGTCAGCTCCTTTTCAAAAGCCCTTGAACACAGCACGCACCGATTCACGGGCTTATCCACGAGCCTCCCGGTCACGCTGAGACCGCACAGCGGCGGCGACTGGAAGCGCAGCGGCTTCTGCTCGGACCACCGCGCGGGCTCGATGGCGGCAAGGAGATGCGCGACCGGCAGAAGCGGCGTGGGGACGGGGACGAACCAGCGGGTCATGGTGCGCTCACGGCTGCCGCCGCCTCGTCGATCACGTCCTGATACGGAAGCCACATCCGCACGATCTGAGCTTTCGTTACGTCGCTGTCGCAGCCATTCGATTTGTGCTGCTGCGTCGGCTTCAGCATCCGGCACTCATACGGGCGATCGTCGTGCGCCATGGAGCATCCGGTCGTGGTCCACTGGACGCACTGACCGCCCCAGCTTGGATCGCGGAGTCGCCGCCCCGTGACGGTCGCAGGCCGAACGTATTCGGTCTGGCAAAGAACAGGGTCGGCGAGCTCTTCGCCAAGCGCCGTTCGCACGTCACCTTCCCACCAGTCGATGGCGTACTTGCCGCTCGCGAAGGCCTTTGCCAGCGCCGCCACAATCTGGCTTCGGTCGCTCCCCCAGTCTTCCGGTCGCGTGAGTCCAGGCATCGACTTGCAACACGCGCCGCCGCAAGCGCTGCACAGATCGGCGTCGACGTACATGGGGAGCTTCGCGCTCATTCGGCGCTCGCCCGGATTGAGAAGCCGCCGTAGTAGCCGTTGTGCTCGTTGTGAGACGACACGACGAACTCGCCCTTGCTCGTCTTCACGGCGAGGAACTGCACCTCGTGCGCATCGCACCCGTCCGCCGCGTCCGGAGCTTCGCGCAGTTCTATCCCGACGAGCGTCGCCCCGACGTAGTCGGCCAGCGTGTCATCGGTCCGCATGTAGCGGTTCTCGCAGCACGACTGGCCGTCGTCCCACAGCTTCAGCGTTGACCCATCGTCGAACGCGAAGCGGAGGACGTCATCCTTGTCGTCCAATACGACGCCGACGATCGTCTTTCCGATAGCTGCACTCACGGCGTCAAAGGTTTCCTTGCCGCTGTCGAGCATGTTGAGCATCACGTTCATCCCTAGATTCACGAACTTCATGCCCGTTTCTCCGTTCTCGTCGGCAGCCGCTGCCGCGCTGCGTCTCGCCTGGCCATCACTGCACCCTCCGCGGCACCACGCACACATCCTTCGCCCCCGAATCCGGAGCCGCCCACGGCGCGCCGGCCGCTGGATCCTGGTCCAGCACGATGGCCTCTACGCCCACGTCATGCCCGCGGTACGGCGCCACGAGCTCCTCCAGCGCCTCCCACGAGTGCACGACGGCGAACGAGACCCGCGCGCGCTCGCGGTCGTTGAAGCGCACGAGGAGTTCGGCTGGGCCCGACGGGAGCTCCGGCGCGACGTTGGCGGCGCACGAGATGACGAGGGCGAGGAGGATGAGGAGGCGGTTCATGGGTTGGTTCCGTCTGGGTTCACGAAGCGGAGAAGGCCGAGTCGTCCGGCGATTCGAATCAGGTTGGTCGAACGTCGTTCGAAGAAGCCACGGCAGCAGACGTCTTTGTCGTCCGCCTTGTGGCAGATGAAGTGGACGCCGCGCCGTGCGCAATCGCGCAGCACATCCTTCGCGCGCGCCGCGCTGACGATGCGCCTCTTGGAGAAGAGGCACTGGTCGCATTGCTTGTGCATGACGAGGAAGCTCATGCGGCGGCCTCAAGAATTTGGCGAATCACTTCGCCGACGACTTGCGCCGCCTGCGGAACGACGGCATCTCCGAGAGAGGCAACTCGGTCCACCCGATGGGGAATCCCATGAACTGCTCGCACCAAGTCGGGCTCAATGCCCCACGAAAAAGCTCCGACAGCCGAGGACCTCGACCTCGGGTCCGGCGTAGTTCCTCCGCTCGGCTGAAGTAACCTCGCGTTGCATCGCTTTTGATGAGCGTGGGCAACAACGAAGACGCGGTTCCGGAGATGAGCCGCGCCGACGTCTCTGGCGGCAATCCCCATGGCGCGCGTTCGATATCCCAGTTGATGCAAATGGGTCCGCACCGCACACAGCCATCGATTGCGCCCGACTGCGACGTTTTCGATGACGACCCACGGCGGGCGCTTTTGCTCGACGAGCCTTGCGAAGTACCTCCACAGTCCCGACCGCTCCCCTCGGACAATGCCGACGTTCTTGCCCGCCGCCGATACGTCCTGGCACGGGAATCCGCCGCAGATGAGATCCACGTCATGAAGTTGGGCAGCACGCACTGTCTCGACATCGCTCCACCTCGGCACGTCGGGCCAGTGCTTCGCGAGCACGCTTCGCCGGAATTCATCCCTCTCGACCTGCCAAAGCACAGGACCGAGCCCTGCCCACTCGAGGCCGAGCTCTAGCCCGCCGATCCCGCTGAACAGCGAACCAATCGTCAGCATCACTGCACATCCCTCATCGCCCGCCACGCAGCGCGGAACGACCAGAACACGAACCTATCGACAGGTGGCACCCGCCGCACGCACGCCAGGATGGCGCACGGCGGCAGGTCGAGTTCGAGCGCGAGAAGGACGAGGTCGGCGGCGGGCATGACCTACTCGATGTCCTGGCGATCGTCGCTGCCCGACAGCGGCTCTTGCTTCTTTGGCCGTTGCACTTTCTGCGTCGCAGGCTCCGCTGCAACCGGAGTCGCGAGCAGCGTCGCCTCGAGCTCCCTCGGGCTGCCAGGTACCAGCGCTGCCGGCGTCGTGACGTCAGACAGCACTGTGCCCGTGGTGTCGACGATCTCTTCCGACGTCGACATGCCGAGCGACAACTCCGGAGCGAAGACGCGCGTCCAGAAGCCGCCGGAGCGGTACATGAGCATCAGTTCGGGCATCGTCTTCCACTTCGACCCGTTTCTCGAGTACCACCCCTCCGCTTTCGCCATCGCGATCGTGACGAGCGGCCCGACGCACTCCTCGCCCGACTCGCGATCCTTCGCCACGGCACGGCACCCCCATTCGTCGGTGCCCTCCTTGCCCTGCCATCGGAAGCGAATCGGCGAGAACCGTCCGCTGCTGTTGACGGTCCCGATCAAAAACTGCGATCGCCACCCGGGGCGCCCGTGGATGATGTCCAGGTTGGTCATCACCATCAGAACCGACGCGCCGACGCGGCTCGCCATCTCGATGGCGATGAGGCAGTTCGGGATGTTGTTCTGGTACTGCGTCGGGACCATCGTGCTCGCCGACAGCGCATTCGCCATGCGGTAGGCACCCTTGAAGTTGGCTTCGCTGGCGAACGCGTTCAACGCGCGCTGCGCCTCGTCGCCCGTCGGCGGGGCCATCATCGCGACATGCGCGGCGGCGCCCGCCTGAGCGGAAGCCGAAGCCGGAACGGGCGCTTGGACGCCTACGTCAGCCATCCCGTTCGATGAGACGGAAGGCTTCGGAGCCTCCGCCGGAAGTCCTTGCGATTGAGTCACGTCGATCATTCCTTTCATGCCCACGGGGGCAGTACGACTGTCTGTATCTCGACCGGATACGCCGGCCACGAATCCTTCGCGAGGCAATCGGCGAGCGTCGTCATGTGGCGCTGCACATGGGTGTACCCGCGCCCGATCCCCTCCGCCTCGAGCGTGTGAATTGCCACCGCGTACGGCGGCGTCTTCTCGACCGCGCCGAACATGAAGTACTTGACCGCAGCGCCGAGCGCGCCGTACCCGGCTCGGTAGAGAGCGTCCTGCCAGTGGTACCTGTAGCGGACGATCTCCTTCGCAAAGGAGTCCTTGCTGGCATCCTCGGTCGACTTGACGTCCAGGACCATGCCGAGCCGCTCGACGTAGTAGTCCGAGCGACTCTTGCACGTCAGCCCGGTTGCGGCGTCTTTCCACACGAGCGTGAGTTCGGACTTGCCGTCAACAACCATTCTGCCGGCGAGCGGGTGGCGGCGAAACGCGTCGACCATGCCAGCGATCGCGTCGCTGTCTTCCGCCGAGAGAAGCTCGCTGCCGGCGTGGGCACCGCGCCATTCGGCGCGCGCCTTCTTGTTGTCGGTCTTGCGGCAATCGCCGAACTCGGGTTCCACGGTGAACGCGCCTTCGAACAGGTGGGGCTCGAGCAGCGCGCAGTGGAACGCTCGCCCGAACGAGAGCGCCGGCCCTGTCTTCTCCGGCGAGACGCCGTCGATGTACGCCTTGTAGTGCGCCGGCGTTTGGCTGACGCGCTCCAGCGCGGACTTGCTCACCACGCCGAGCTTCCGCTTCAGGTAGACGTGCGCCGGAATGTTCGGGTGAACGCCGGGAGGCAATTCGTGAACGGGCAGGTTCACCGCTTCCCCGCCTTCAGCCGCACGACCTTCCCATCGCCGCCCTCGAGCGCCTCACGAAGCGCCACCGACTCCTTGCTCGCCGGGTGCATCTGCGTCTTCAGCGCCATCTCGCATGCCGCGCGAAGCCGCCTGCGCTCGTCGTCGAGCGTTGCCGCCAGTTCCCGCTGCTCCTCGTGGACCGCCGCCAAGACCTCGCCTAGCGCGCCGTGGAGCCACGCCGCCTGGTCGTGCGTCAGGACGAAGATACGGCGCTCTGTCACCTTGCCGGTTGGAGCGCGACTCGTCAGTTCCTCTTCGCCAATCTCGTAGAGTTCGTTGACGCCGCGGCGGACGACCGTGCGGAAGAGAGGGTCTTTCGGGTCGGTGCTGAGGCGTACGCGTTCGATGTCTTTGGGTTTCACGGAATGATTCCCTTCAGGCAGTACAGCCGAATCTTCTCGACGCTGTCGCCGCGCTGCTTGGCGAGCTCGATCGCGAAGTCGCGCCGATCCTCGCGACGGTCGCGTCTCGGATTGCCTTTGCCACGGGCGCGTCTGGTTCTCGAATGGAGCATCTCACGCCACCTTCCCGAGCCGCTGCCCCACCACGCGCATCCACTCGTCGGCGGGCATGTCGCTCGTCGACGACGGCGGCAGTCCGGTGATCTGGAGCAGCCACGCGACGAAGTCGTCGAACGACGGGCGAGGCGGAATGAGGCTGTTGCGGATGTGCACGGGTTGTCGGGTTCGGTTCATGTTGGTCTCTTGATTGGAGAATGGGTGGTCGTCTCATCGACTCCATGCAGGACCGTCGGCACGCGTCTCGTCGTTTCGGTCCACTTGGTGGTCGAAGCCAACGGTCCTGCTTGCAATCGATGATTGTAACGCATTGCTCATTGTCCGTCGAGTATTGCCAACGCCTCCGCTTCCTTCAGCGCGACCATGACGTCGCCCCAGGTTCGCTCGGGCGCGTCGTGCCAGAGGACAATCGGCTGCACTCCGACGGCGCGCTCCAAGTAGTCGTATGCGGCATAGAACAGGCCGTAGGCCGGTGTCGCGGAGCTTGCTTCGTCGGCTGCCGACGCTTGATTGGTGACGTGAACAAGCGCCGCCGTCGCAGTCCACCGCGTGACGCGGTCTTCCGTCGAGTACCGTGCCCACTTCTCCGGCGCGTCGATGAGGGCGCGCGCCGCCGCCAGCGCTTCACTCGGCTTCATCGTCGTACTCCCGAAGTTGCCGCCGAAGGTCGTCGGCGAAGCGCTCCTCGTCGCGGACGTGCGAGTAGATGGCGTAGTTCCAGACGGAAAATATGAACGCCGCGAACGTTACGCCGATGCTGCAGGCCAATGCGACCGTGTCGGTGGCGCTCATCGCCTCGCTCCTCGCGCCACGTCCCAGCACACATTTTCGTGAAACCAATTGCCCATGTCGTCCGTGCGCCCGCCCGTTTTGACGTAACCAGAGCAATGGGCGCAAAGCGGATAGTCCCGCGTCGGCACGTCGCTCGCGCGCCGCGGAATCAGATGCCCCGGCGGAATCGACTGCGCGATCCTGCGCGCCGAGTTGAAGGCGGCGGCGGCCGGCGGCAGCGACGCGCGGCGACCGTTCACGATGCGGCTCAACCGCTCCGCCGACGAGCCGAGATGGCGCGCCGTCGCAAGGAGGTCCGCGCTGACGCGTTCGCGCGGCCCGTTGGCAGGCGGCGACGACTTGATGCGCGTCGTGGACACCGGCGGCATGTCGTCGGCGGGAGGCTTCGGGAGGCGATGGATCATGAATCGATATCCGTTGTGAGAGGGAAGAGAACCGCGTTGAGTTGCACTCTGTAGGCTCCGCCACGCTGCGTCGTGATGCGGTAGACCGGCACCGCGAGGTGCTCCGTCGGCAGTTCGAACAGGAAGGTCGTTTCGATGGCGCCGTCGCCTAGGTCGACGCTCGCCTCTCGCAGGCCTCGGTCTCGGTACTCGGCGGTCTTCGCCATCGTGTCGACGAGCGAGACGTCGCGCCACACGGCATCGGCGACTTTGGTCACGGGGACACCGCGCCATCGACGAACTCGACTTCGACGCCGTCCACGGCGAATCGCTCGGTCAGCCGCTTCTCTCGCGTGGCATCGTCGATCCCATCGTCGTCGTTAATGTTGGAGATGTCGTACTGTCGCGACCCTCCATTCCAGAAGACCCATGCCGGCCACCGCGGGTCCCCCTTCGTGAGCGAGCATTCGATGCTGACAGGATACTGCTGGCTCTTGAGCCGCTCCGGCGCCACGCCGCACGCCTCGCCGAGGAAGCCAAGGACGCAACACTTTCCTTCGCTGTTGCGCAAGACGCCGACGCCATCGCCGACTCCGCGCGCCCACTTCGACCTGTCGATTACGAGTTTCACGTTGCCACCCTCTTGCTGCTTGCCAGCAGCCGCTCGAAAACCGCCAGCCGTTTCTTCGCTCGAACGTCCGAGCGCTTGCATCCGATGTACGCGACCAACGCTCGCCGAATCGTGCCCGTCCGTCGTCGCAGCGTGACGAGCGCGCGCGCAGCAAGCGACTGCGCCAGCGTGTTCGACGCGCACACCTCGGCGGGCGCGTAGCCGTTCAGCCAATGACGATGGAGCTGCGGCGCCGCGAATGCTTCGCCGTTGTCGCACTCGTAGCTGCGGCAATGGCAGCGCTCGATGCGCTCCTCGAACCGCGATTCCTCGAAGTGGACGGCGACGAGCCCGAGCATGAGTTCGGTGTCATCGGCGGCGGCGACAGCGATGTCCGCCGCGTACCTGTCACGTTGCTCCGCGCCCAGGGTCGGGGCGAGCGTCGAGATCAACATCGCTACGACGGTCGCTTCGATCATCGTCCCTCCATCGTCTCCGACTCGAACACCGCGCGCATCGCCCGAAGCCTCTCGGGCATGTCGAGCAGCGCCCGCGCGGCCCAGTCGGAGCCGTTCACGTTGGCCGCCAAGTACTCGCCGACGAGGCGGATGGCTTCGTCGAAAGCGGAGAGGGCGAGCTTGCGCTGTGCGGCGGGGGCGGTCATCCCACCCTCGGCATGCGCGCAAATGCGTCCGCGGCCTCGACCCAGATCCAAGATTGCACGTGCGAGTCTTCCGGGTCGCGCCCAAGCGATTGGATCGTGTGCATCCACCTGCCGCTGAACGCGACGTGGTGAACCTGCTCGTCGACGTGCGAAACAACAACGTGGACGGGCAGGTGGCACTTGCGATCGACCGACGGTAGCTCGACCCAAAAGCTCGTTTGGTCGCAGTCCTGCGGCAGAAGCGGCGGAAGCTTTCGCGTGCTGAGACGCCGAGCGCGCGGCGCTTCCGGCGGCGGGGTGAACTGCTTCGGCGGGACGCGCGGAGTGACAGGCGACACGTCGTCATCGGACGGCGGGACGGCGGGCGGGAATGCTTTGGCGGGGTTCATTCGGCTTTCTCGATGATCTCGAACAGGTGGAACACGAGGCTTCCTCCTCTGAATTGGGCCGTGCCTACGAACTTCACATGCGGCTCTTCGATCAGATGCCCCGTGCCAGCGAGACGGAATGAACGAGGCGCAGGGGGTGCTTCTGGGTCGACGAGCGCCCACAGCACAGGCTCGTTGTGCTGGTTGTCGAAGTGGAGGAGCTCGGCCCCGCTGGGCAGCAGGAGCTGGAACTGATCGGCCATGGGGCAGGCGAATTTGTAGACGGTTCTCATCGCCCGCCTCCAACCTTCTTCGCTTCCATCTTCTCGAGCTCCTCCCGAATCGGCATCCGCGCCGCGACCATGTCCCGGAGCAGTGCCACGTCGTCCGTCGGCGTCGTCTTCGCGAGGGGCGCCGTCTCGCTCTTCGTCTCGCCCGTGATCGCCGCCAGTTCCGCCTCGAGTTTGCGCTGCTTCTCTCGCGCCCGCTGCCCGAAGTCCTCCCGCAAGTGCGAGATGGCGAGCCGCAGGAGGTTCGCTGCGTCGTCGGTGTTGCCACCCGCGAGCTTGGCGGCGGCGTCCTTCGCGAGGGCGCACGCCTGGGCGTAGTGTGGTAGGATGGCGGAGCGGCGGAGGTTGCGGGTCATCGCGCGCCTCGCTGCGCCGATCGAAGCAGCTTCACGGCTGCGCGCAAAGCACGCGCATCCTCTCGATGCTCCGTCGACGTCTCTCCGCCCGGTGGGTCATCCGCCCAGACGTCCGATTGCTTGGCTTCCTGGTGGAAGAAGTCGATGACCATCTTGCGACCGCGCGCAGGGATGTTGCTCCACGCTTCAGCGGCGCCGCCGGGTGAGACTTTGGTTTTCACGCCGACCTCCTCGGCTCGAACTGCCCCATCGCGACCGCCTCGTCGACCGCCGCCTGTTGCTCCAGCGTCAACCCGTTGAACGACTCGTCCTCTTGCTCCAAGTCGAACACGATGACGCGCTTCCCCGGGTACATGGCCGCCAATCGGCGCACAGCGTCGAGGCAACCGTCAAAATCATCGTGCCGCGTCGACGTGTGAACGCAGAGTCGATCGAAGCAGTTGACGATGTAACGGCTCACGCGGACCTCCCGAAGGGCGCAGCGTCTTCGTTCGCTGCCTGCTCGGCCGGCACCGTCATCACGATGGAGCAGTGCCAGCGACCGCCGTGGGGGCAACTGACGTTGATGGCGCCGCGCAACGCCGGGTCGTAGGATACCACCACGTCGCCGCACGGGAGACCGCCGGAGTCGGAGCCGCCGCACTTGCGGCACGTGCAGACGTACTCGTAGCGCGTCGTCGTCTTCTGGGGCGCCGAGCGGACGGCGAAGCTCTGCCGGTCGAACCAGGATGGCGCGTTCTCGTTGGCCGCGGCAGGCGCCTTCGTCGGCGGGCGCAGCGCGACAGCGCCGACGAGCATCTCCCACGTCTGCGGACTTGGCTCCGACACCTTGCTGCCGGCGGCGAAAACGCGTTGCTCAGCGGGCGTGTACGCCGCGAGCTTCATCGCCTGAGCCATCGACTCGACCGCGTTGGCAGCGGGCGGGACCTGGGCGAGCATCGCTCGCACTTTCACGATGCGGTTTCTCGTTTCGAACTGGTTCACGTTGCCTCCTTGCCGAAGATCACGGCGTCGGGGTTGCCGCAGAGCGCGATGAGATCGCGTCGCGCCCGGATGAAGAAGTCGAGGTTGTCGGAGTCGGCGAACGTGATTCGCGCCGGTTCCTCGTTGTCGAGCGCCGCGTGCGCCACCGTCGCGTCGCCGTAGTTCACGAGCAGGAGATTGACGCCACAGCACGCCATCACGCCGATGACGGCGTGGTCAGTGGAGCGACCGGCGAGGGGACGGGAGAGCGGCGCTAAGGCTTGGAGCGCACCGACGCTGGCGTTTCTTCGGCGCGACGATGCTGGAGCTCCAGCCGAGCCTCCCAGAGGGCCCAAGCCGTTTCCTTCATCGCCTTCACGCGTGCCGCTACGTAGCCCTCGTCGCCCGGGTTGTGTCGCACGCCCGCTGTCTGTTCGGCCACGATGAGGATTAGCCTGTTCGGCCGCATCAGATATTCTCCATCGCATGAAAGAGAGAGTAATGGCAGTTGCCACCGATGGCAACTGCAATCGGTAAGATGGATGCTACTTTTTTTTCTGCCATCCTGCGGCGCGACAGGCAAATACGCGAAATCCCATCATTCGGGCGTCGACCCACCAGCGTGGGACATGGGTCTGTGTCTCTCGTGCGTGAGCGAGCGTGAACCCTTTGGCCAAATGTTCAGGCAGCGCGAGTTCGGCCGCCAGGAGAGTCTGCTCCGTGTCCGAGGAGTGTCGGCCTTCCTCTGCGAGGATGGCGCCTGCCAGGCATTGATAGACGTGCAATCCGACGTCCTGCGCATCGCCCGACCAGGCATAGTAGAGGCACCCGCCATCGAGTGACGGCGGCGGTGGCCGCGATCGCGTAACAGGTCTGAGTCGGTAGTTCAGTGCCAGCGCAAGATAGAGCGGATTCGTGAAAAGTGGCTTCTTGGCACGCGCGTACGCTTCCCTGGCGAGTCTTTCTCGGCGGTCGCGCGTCGCCCCCGTGCCGTCGTGGACATGTCGACCAAGCAAGAGTGCGGTAGTAGCGTCCCTTCCCATCCCCATGATCGCTACGAAACCATCCACCGTTGTGCCTAGGCAACAGTTTCTAGCCTATGGCATGATCTTTTCGCGAAGCGCGGGGGCGCCCCATTCCGCAAGCGTTTGATTCTGAGGGCGAAAGCGGCGCTTCGCTTCAGTAGAAGCGGGCAGGCTCAAGCTGCACATGCCTGGCAGAGTTAATTTTCGCTTTCGACCCACAAGCGCTCGCACTGTTGAGCGGTGCGGGGTTGACGCCGCATCAGGGTTCTGATGCGGATCGCGGCCCCCATTTGCGGCGCCGCCTACTTCCTTCGCGATGCGCGGATGGCATGGGCCGAGTGGTTCTTTGGACTGCTCGGCCGAGGAGCATCAGACTGTGGATGTAGGGGGCGCACGACGCCCTCCGCGCGCTCCTGCTCAAGGCGAAGTTCGCCCTCTACCCTCTGGACCTCCGCCTCGGTGGCGAACCGCCAGTGGAACGTGACGACCGCAAGCACGTCAGCGACGTCGTAGACGGGCTTGTTGCGGTGCGCAGGCATGCCCCCCGCGAGACGAAACGCCATGTCGGGCAGGTCCCGTCGATCCGGGTGCCGCATCGCGAAAGGCTCCGCCTCTCGGTAGGAGGGCGACTCCTTGTACGGGCGCGGCGCTGGGTCGATCCACTTGGGCTCCTTGCCCTCCACGAGCCATTCCAGGCGCACTTTGAGATGATCGGCGATCTTCTGGAGCACGACGACGGTGGGCCCCGCCTTGGTCGACGGCTTCACGCCGGTCGCAGCGCGGCGGCGCGCCCTAGCCTCTAGGTTGCTGATGTAGCCGCCGCTGATGCCAGTTCGCCTGTAAAGTTCGTTGCTGGAAATCCCCGTCTCCTCCAGCACCTCTTTGATCCGGTCCGCAACGGTCGGCATTTGTTGGGTTTCAACGCTATCTCAAGCCCGGGTCGAGATGCCACCTGACACCGCTGTCCACGTGCCCCCAGTCCGATTGCACTTGCAACCGATGGCAGTTGCCACTAGATTGGGTTTCGGACCGCATGCGGACACTTCTCAGGACGAAATTCGGTGACAAATTCTCCGAAGGGGCGCGCCTTCTTTGGCTCGCGTGCATCAAAAACGGCTGGGATCAGAAGCGCCTTCGGGCACTTCTCGAATGCCCAGCTGGGTGCGTGAGCCGCTACCTCTGGGGCGATCGACGGCCCGACAGGGAGACGTCGAACAGACTTCTCAGAATCGCTGGCGTCCCGCCGACGACCTGGGACGAGCCGCCGCGCCGAGCGTTTACGCCGCCCAGCATCCTCAAGTCGAGGGCCGCGTAGATGGCCGCAACCGTCTACATTTACACCCTCGGCGAACCTGGCGTGGGCGAGGTCCGTTACGTCGGGCAGAGCGTCGATCCCAAGGCGCGACTCGCGAGCCATCTCTCCGACTCTGCAGCTGGCCCCGTTCGAACTTGGATTGCGTTTCTCCGGGAGACGGGCCGGACACCGGTCCTGTCGATCGTCGATGAGACGTCGAAGGATGGCGCCGACGCACTCGAATACAAGTGGATCGAGTACTTCCGACGGCCGCGCCTTCTCAACGCCGATCGCCCCGAGCCGGTTGCGCCGAAGCCGCGAAAGAAAGCTCCGCCGTCCGGTCTTGCGGACCGTGTAAGGGCTCTCCGCGTCAGCCGACAGCTCACTCAAGAGCAGCTCGCCATTCGCTCCGGCGGTCTTCTGACTCGCAACGACGTGAACAAGGTCGAGTGCGGACTGAACAAGGGGCGCTCGCATCGCATTCGAGAAGGTCTCGCGAACGCCTTCGAGCTCGACTCGTCGATCATGAACGCATTTTTGAACGGCACGGTCAGCGCGGAATTGCTGATCGAGCCCCCGATCCGAGAGGCATCGTGAATGCCCGCCTACCGCCGCCTCCCCGTCCCACCCTTCTCGCCGCCCGCGTGGCGCTCGTGGTCCGAGCCGACCGACGGCTCCTGGATCTCGTACACGACGATCGAAGGCCGCGTCGTCCACTTCGCGAATCGCGACAAGTACGGCGCCGTCCTGCCGTACTCGCCCCACCACCCGCACCCGACCGCGGGGCAGTGGCGCACGGGGGAACGATGCCCGATCTAGCCCTTCTCTTCGGGGTCCGCCTTCGCGATCTCGTCGTGATCGAACGTCACCCTGCCAGGCGGCGGGGGAGGCGGCTGGAGGTCTCCTGGCGCAGCGGGCAGCGGGGGCACGACGGGCAGCATCTCCTTTGCCTCCCAGGTCACGGCCGCCTCGCAGCGCGTCCCATCGTCGCCGATCGGAACGCCGCACGGCGGGAGTCGCTCGCCGTAGACCGCGCTGGCCTTCGTTTCGTGCCCCAAGTCGCAGACGCCCACGAGTTCCGTTGCCCGATGTATCGGGGCGCCCGTTCGCTGCGGCATCTCCCCCTCCTTTCGTCGGAGGCGCGCCATGGTTGACCGCCTCCAGAGCCACGCTACGCCGACGGGCGAGCGCCACAATCCTGAGAATCCGTCGCCTGGACAGGCGTGTGGGGCGGAGTTGCCCCGGGTCGACGTGGATGCCATTCGGGCGCGGCTCGCGAAAGCGAGCTCCAAGCCGTGGCAGCTTGCCGGGACGTATCCTGACGTCACCGTTCTCGACGGCACCGCGGACTCGCGGTTCGTCGCTGAATGCAGCGACACGGACGACGCCAGCTTCATCGCTCACGCGAGCGCCGATGTGCCCGCCCTTTGCGACGAGGTCGAGCGCCTGCGCGCCGAGCTCGCCAAGACCGAGCAGGAACTCGTGGTCGCCACGAAGTTCGTCCTGCTGGCGCTGGGAGGCAAATAGACAATGCCCCGGCGTCCGCTTCTCTCGTGCTTCCGTCTGTGGGACCGCCCTACGGAGACTCATGATGCGGCAAAGGTGCCCACGGCCGGCGCGCCGCTCAAGACTGAGCGCCTGAGCAACCCTGAACTTTCGGGGGCCGAATGCACTGAACATTGCCCGCCAACGGTAAGGAGCGGTCCGCTGCCGTTCGAGGAGCCGAACCCGAGCGCGACGGGGACCATCTTCTATCTGCCACGCGAGTCGGGCGCCGACGAGTTCGTGGCGTTTGTGCCTGGCAACGAGCCCGTGTGGGAGCTCCGAGACCACGACGAGGCGCAGCGGCGCCTTCGCGAGGCGATGTCCGCGCGGCCAGGCATCGCGAAAACGGTCGGCGCGCCACGCCCGAAGACGGCGGCGGGAGGTGGAGAGTGATGGCGTTTCCGCTCGTCCCGCTCCCGTTTTCACGTGCACACGCCCCCGGCGACGACGATAGCCGCCACGTCGCATCTCGTCTCCCGGGCGACCGGTCGAGCGACGAACGACGGATGCGCGGGCGGGCGATGAGAGTTGAGCGCGCTGCGGCGCAGGAGGTCTGAATGGGTGAATCGTTAAGAGATCGATTGAAGGTTGGGGCGCGAGTCCGAAGCATGCGCGTGGGATCGCTCGGGCGCGGTTTGTTTCCGGATGGGGCAATAGCGGACGTCACCGGCGTCGGCGACGTCAGGGTTTTGGGCTCCACGTTCGATTTCGCGGCTCGGATTCAGGACGGCGTCGCCCCCGCCTTGGGTCACGCGAGCGAGCAAGGTTTCTTATGGGCAGAACTCGAAGCCGGCGACGTCGTGATCGTGGAGGACGAGCCGAAGGGGTGGTGCGTTCGATGGGACATGCCACGCGATGAGGTCCGATGGCTTGATCGCCCCAAACTGTGCAGTTGGCCGGTCGATCCGTCGAAGGCTCTCGTCTACGACTCGCGCGAGGAGGCCGAGACGTACATTCGCGACAGTGGCGTGCGCGACTGCCTCGTCGTCCACGCCCCGCCCGAAGCCATCGCGGCGGCGAAGAAGCGGGATACGATTCCGGCGCCGCCGTCCGTCGGCACCAAAGCGCGCGGCGAGGTCTGCGGTCAATCGCTGGCATCCTTCTACCTCATGCGAGGAAATCAGCTCGTCGCGGCCGATGGCACCGTGTTTGTTGTGACTTGCAGCGGCGGCGTTTTCGCTGGAAACCCATTTCCGATCGAGTGCGCTAAAGCCGGCGTGGCTGGCAATCGAGCGCCCGGCGCCGTGCTTCGGTGGCGGCCGTTTCCGCCGCCGCACGCTCCAGAATTTGTGGTGGTGACCGCTGCCGGCCTCACCGGCGGCAGCAACGGCGACGAGTTCGCGCACACGGTCAAGGTCGACGCGCGGGTCGGCGTCCGCGGCGTCCGCGAACTCTCCGGCGATGTGGTCGGACCGAATCCGGCGCGCTCGACAGACAATGCGCTACCGGTCCTCGCCTGCCGGCTCTTCATCGAGGACAACGCCGCCGACATCGAGCTCCGCTCCGAAGCGTCCTACCGACTACCGCCCGACCAGCAGCCGGCGCGCGATCGCGCGGCTCTGACGATGTGGCAGTTGGCGTCGCCTGCGACCCGCCAGCGCTATGCAGAGCGCGCCGCGCGCCTCTTCTCCGTGGGAGGCAAGTAATGCGCGAGCGCATCTACAAGATGGGCGACACCGTTCGCGCGAAGTTCCAAATCAACGTCATCCCCAAGGGCAGCTTCGGGACCGTCATCGTTTGTGGCTGCGACCCGGACAAGGAGTGCGTCCAGTTCAAGGAGACGACGATGCACTTCTCGCCCGTCACGATCGGGTGGGTGGAGCGGGCGGCCGATGCCGATGCACCCAAGGTCAGGCTTCTTCCGTCGAGCACAATTACGTCGCGGGGATGGGTGCTCGTGCCCCGCGCGCACGTCGCCTCATCGCCGGACGACCTCGCGCTCTCCTTGCAACTCGCCCGCGCCCTTGCCGAAACCGAGGAACTCCGCGCCGCCAAGGCCTCGCTTGAAGCGGAGCGCAACGACCTCCTCGCGCGCAACGCGAAGCTCGCCGACGTCGCGGCAACCCGGGACGAGATCGACGCCCACCGCGCTCGCCTGATGGACGAGAACATCAAGTTTCGCCGCGAGCTGGAGCGCGCCGCGCCGAACTTCATCGCGACCTACGACCGGAACCGGGGCAAGAAGTGATGCGCGCCGGCACCCTCGTCGCCATCGTCTGCATCATTGCCTTCGCCAGGCACGTCTGGGAATACTCCCACAGCAGCCCGCCCGCTGTTGAGGCGGCCGCGCAGTTCAGCGGGTGGCTGATGGGTTTTGGCGAGGCGGCGATTGCCTTCGGCGCTGGGTTCGCCTTGACGTGGTTCAGGCGGGCGCTTGGAGTCGAGCATGAATGACCTTTTCGCCGGGCTTGCCGTGCTGTTCGAGGCGGGCCTCATCGTCGCCTTCGTGGCGAGTGTCGTCGGGGCACGAGGCGGACGATGACCGTCACCATCCTCTCGCCGATCGCCGGCCCGAAGCTCCGCTGCTTGCGCTGTAACGTCCTCCGCGCCTTCGAGCGGAAGGGCGCGCTCGATGTCGTCTGGCGCTGGAGCCCGTTCAAAATGTCGCAGCGTGCCGCGTTCCGGAAGGAGCATGTGCGCTGCCGTTCGGAAGGAGTCGCGTCGTAATGTGTTCTTGCGATTCAGGCGACGGGCCGGACTTTACGGCTTACGTCAACCGCCGAGCGCGGAAGCCGCACCGGTGCTGCGAGTGCCAGCGGACGATCCGTGTTGGCGACATCTACCAGCGCATCTCTGTCGGCTACGAGAGGACCGTATCGTCGTATTCGTCGTGCGTCGCGTGCGCCCGTCTTTCGCACGCGTTCTGGCTTGTTGGCGATGGCGATTGCGCGCCACTCTTTGGCGAACTTCTCGAATGCACGCGCGAACTGATTCGCGAGGACATGTTCGGCGAAGACAAGACGGCGACCGAGCGAAGGATTGTGGAGGCGTTCATGGCGCCAAGCAGAACGGAGCGCCTCGCCGCCAAGTCGATTACGGAGGATCGGCCGACGCCATGACCGACGAGCTCAAAACCTGCCGCGCCTGCGGCATCGAGAAGCCCGTCGGGCCAGGTGGCGCGTTCTCGCCCACGCGCGGCGACTGGCGTCCGGAGTGCCGCGAGTGCGATGCCGAACGTCGCCGCAAGCTCCGCCGCCCGACGATGAACGATGTTCCGCCGGTCGAGGAAGGCGTACCGGCGAGCTACGAGCAGATCGCCGCGGTGATGGATACGACCGTGTCTGCCGTGCAGAACCTCGAACGGCGGGCGCTGCGGAAGCTGGCGCACAACCATACTGCTCGGAAGGAGTGGGCGTCGTGAACTGCCAGCCGATCGACAACATGTCTTCCGCGTGCGCGAAGACCGCGGAGGCAATTGCGGCGAGCCGAGGATTTACGCTCGCCGAACTGCTGCCACGAGACAGGACTCGTCCGCTTGCTTGGACGCGCCAGCACATCTGGGCCGAACTCCACGCAAGCGGCATCGGTTACCGGCGGATCGCCAAGCTGTTCGGCGTTCACAAGACGACCGTCCAGTACGGCGTTGACGCACACTTGAATCGGCAGCCTCGCGCAAGGAGAGCCATATGACCCACGACTCCGACCTCCTCGCCGAGCTCGACCATCTGATCGAGCTCATCCAATCGGCGCCGATCGTCGCCGCCTTCGACAGCGAAGGCAACGGTCCGATTCTCTCGATCGCCGACAACCACTTGTTCGGGGACGATGGCCCCATTCGCAAGCAGGCCGCTCGGGTGCGCGAGCTCGCCATGCAAGCAGAACTCGACCGCGAACTCGCCGAGCGCATGAAGGGTGAAGGAAAATGAAGCTTGTAACGGACGCTCCAAGCCCGCATCGGTGCGGCAAGCACCACGAGATGCTGTCGGACGTATTGGAGTCCGACGGCGCGATCAGCCGCGTCTGCGGGGTCTGCTGCTCGCTCCGCGAGATCGACGTCGTGCGCGGCCTGCATGTCCGCGTGGCGGCGGAGAGGAGGGTTGGGTGAACCATTTCAATTGCCGCCCATGGACCTCGCAGGAACTCGACGCCCTGCGCTCTCGCTACCTGACTGTTGCCGCCGACACGCTCTCTGCCGAGCTCCGCCGGTCGCGTTCCGCCATCTTTCACAAGGCGACACGCCTCGGACTCGTAAAGAACCGTCGATGGACGGCGGCGGACGACAATGCGCTCCGATACCTGTGGGGAGAGCTACCGCTTCGACAGATCGCCGACAAGCTAGGCCGGTCGCCGCTCACCATCTACTGGCGCGCCCAGAAGATCGGACTTTCGCTCGGCGTCGCAGACGGGTCCGAATACCTGAGTCACGCCGCCGCTCGAGCCGGCTACACGAGCGTGCAGCTTCGGAGGATTCTGAAGTGGGCCGGCGTTCGCGTTCGTCGAGCTATGTCGCGCAACACCAGAAACGGGCGACGCGTGCCGCATATCGTGGTGCCATTTGACGTCGACGAGGCCATTGCGGCATGGCACCGAACGGAGACCGTTGAGGAAGCGGCGCGGCGGCACGGCATCTGCGGCGACACGCTCCGAAGGTGGTTGATCGAGGCGGCCGATGCTGGCGCGAAGGTCCCGAAGAAACCGACGCGGTTTCGCGCGCACTGGCGAGTCGAAACGGTAACGCTCGATGAGGTTGTTCGGGCGCGACTAGGCGAGAGCAGGAGGGCCGCTTGACGCAATCCGTTCTCCGCATCGGCAACGAGCCCGTCCAGAAACCCGGCCGGTCGAAGCAGGACTACGAGACCCCGCCCGACCTCATCGCCGCCATCGAGGCGCGATGGGGCAAACTCACCGTCGACCTCGCGGCGCGCGCCGACAACGCGAAGTGTCCGCGCTTCATCACGCCGGAGCAAGACTCGCTGGTTCAGGATTGGGCGGCGTGGATCGGCGACGGCATCGGGTGGCTGAACCCGGAGTTCGCCGACATCTCGGAGTGGGCAGCGAAGTGCGCCGGATGCATTGGCATCAGGGCCATCATGCTCACGCCAGCGTCGATCGGCAGCGAGTGGTTCGCTGACCATTGCGAACTGACCGCGAAAGTCGTCGGGCTCCGACCGCGGATCTGCTTTGGCGGATGCCATCAGCTCTACCCGGCGAAGCACCCGAAAGCCGGACAACGTAACTGTGACGAGTCGTGCTTTGGCTGCGCGACCTATCCCAAAGATTGCATGCTGACGCTGTGGGGATTCGGGCCGCCGACGTTCGAGTCGTGGAGGTGGAAGTGACCACCGACCGCGCCGCCTACGTCCGCCACTGGGACGCCATGGTCCCCCGCTACGCGCAGTGCGTCACCTGCAGCCGCACGCGCGAAACCGCCGGCGGGCTAGCGCGGCTTTCGGTCGACGGCTGGACGTTCGAGCTCCGCGTGCAAGGCCTCGCGTTTCGCTGCGCGGAGTGCTCGGCGGCGGCGGCGCACCGAGATGCCTCAGAAAAACGAAGGATGGCCGCACGATGACAACGAAGCGTTTCGACCTCACCCCCATCGAGCCGGTTCTTCCCGGCCCGCCGCTGACCCGCGAGGAGTTCCGCGCCGCGAGCCAGAGAATCAGCCCGCATCCTCGAGTGCCGGACGAAGTCCCCGTCACCATCGCCGCCGGCTACCTGAACGACCCCACCATCTGGTGCTACTGGGAGACCGAGTACGCCGACGAGGGCAGCGTCGGGCCGTTCGCCTCGCGCGAGGAGGCGGCTGCTCACGCGGTGTCGATGGGGTATGCGGTGGCGGAAGAAGGAGAGGCGCAGTGAGTGAGCGTCGAGTCGCCCCCCATCAGCTTATCGCCTTGCTTGCCTCGCTGGCGACGGGGCAGGACGCCGACGTGGGCCCGATCGGGTACAGCGCAACGCCGCGATCGACGTCGGCGAGAACGACGTCTGAGGTTGCCTGCGGCGCACCTATTTCGCGTCGCAAAGTCCCCCGCGAACTGACGGCTGGCGAGCGACGCGCCATCGAAAGGCGCGAACGCAAGGCGGCCCGGCGACTGGAACTCGAAAGGAGACAGGGCCGATGATCTCCGCCGGCTACCACATTCTCTCCCTCAAATGGTCGCGCGACGGCGTCATCACGTGGTGGCAGGCGAACAACTCCGGCTACACGACGTGGCTGGAGAACGCGGGTGTCTATACCGCCGAACAGGTAGCGGCAAAGCCGGACTACTACAACGACGGAGAAAGCGCGCTCGCGGTGCCCGTGTCAGCGATCGCGGAAATGCGCCAGCGGACCATTGTGGAGATGACCTTTGAGAACTTGCGCATCGCCAGGGATGCGGCTCCGTCGGCGGCGGCGAGGAGGACAGCGTGAGCGAACCAAAGAAGCGCGAGAAGTGGTCCTCCACTATGAGTGGCGAACAGGCGACGCTTTCAGCGCAGATCCGCTTTCGCGCGCCGAAGGCGCTCTATGTGGTCGTCAAAGTGGGGGACGCGTTCAACGCTGGCGATATCACGTACGCGTTCCCGCACGACGATTCCCCGTACGACTACGACCTCGAGGCTAACGAGTGCATCCTCGTCTACCGGCTGGATGAGACGGTGGTACCGCTGACGCGGTTGCTGGATGGCGATGCTGGGGACGCTCCGAAGGAGCCGACGTGACCGCCGAGTCGTTGCGCGTAGATGCGCCCGCTGGCGGGCCTTCGCTGCATTGCCAGCGAGACCCCATGTCCTGCCGGCCGTCGTTCTGTGCCTGTCACTGCGCTGACTGCACTGCCGCATATTGGTCCGGCTCACCCCTTCCCGCGAGGACCGTGTGAGCGCCTCAAAGCAGAACGGCAAGCGCAAGCGCCCGCGGAAGCTCACCGAAGAACGCGCCGCCTCGATCAATCGCAAGCGTGACCTCGTCGAGGGCCCCGGCTCGCTCGAACGCGACCAGATCAGAGTTCGCGCTGGTCGCGGGCAGACCGTGAGGGAACCATGACCGCCCCGAAGCAAGCCGCGGCGGGTGGCGCGCCAGTCTACACCGAGTCCCGCGCCGACGGGTGGCCGCTCTGCCCGCGGTGTGGTGAAGACGAGCTGTGGAGCGCTGGCGATGAGACCGACCAATCCTTCAAGCCGACGATCGAAAGCATCGCAGGTTGCTACATGTGCGGATGGGAGCCAATAAAGCGTGAGTGGTCAGTGCCAGAGGTCCCACTCGCAGTGTTGCGTGAAGCGGCGATGCGCGAAGGCAGAACTCTTGTGCCGGTCATCAGGGTCTCGCCGAAGCAAGCAGCGACGGCCGTGTCACCGCCGACCGAGCGCGAGATCGCCGCCGCATATGCGCAAGATCGCTCGGAGCAGTACACCGACAAGTCGAGCGCGAAGTGCGCGCTGGAGGACCTCGCGGCAGCGTTGCGAGGCGGCGAACACATGGCGGCGTTCGAGCACGGCGAGCTGGACGACCTAATCGCATGGGCGAGGAAGCGGAGGAGGAAGTGATGGGCGAGGCGATCGTTGGCCGGCCGCTCCGCGCGGCGTTTTGCTCGGTCATCCGATACGACGGCGCTTGCCGCCAGCTGTGTATTCGCTCGAATTGCAAGGAGCCAGCGCAAGATGCTGTCCATTGGACTTGCGAGCGGCACACGAAGGAGTTGGAGGAAGCCGCCCGATGCAGATGGGACGATGGGTGGCGCGGCCGCTGCGGCAAGCCTGCAATCGAGAAAAGCTGGTTCTGCGCCGAGCATGCGGGAAAGACCTGCGCCGGGTGCGGATCTCCCGCCGTTCGGTCTTGCGACCATACCGGCACCCAGTTCGTTTGCGGCGCCCCGATCTGCTCGAACTGCGCGCATGGCCCGGCGCCCCACAGCAGCTTGCTCGGAATGGGCGGCGGCCATCAGCCAACCGCCGCCGAGCCGAAGGGAGGCGCGCGGTGACAGACGAAGAATTGAAGGCCATCCACGCACGCGTCCTGCATCCAGGCGGAACGCGCGACAGACCAAGCACCGACCGCGCCGCGCTTTGGGTATACGCGTGCGAACTCCGCGCTGAACTGGCCTCCGCGAGAACGACTATCGCATTCCGCAGCGGCGAGTTCGCCGAACTGCGCGCCGAGAACGCGAAGCTCCGAAAGCAAATCGAGTTTCTCGAACTAGTCGTGCGGCAAGGCCCATTGCCGACCACGGTGCTGTGCGCCGCCGTTGGCTCGGACGACTGGACGGAGTGCGCGACCCCGCACGCGGCGAAGGAAACCAAGTGAGATACTACCTCGACACCGAATTCATCGAGCGCGGCCACGAACATCCGATCGAGCTCATCTCGATCGGCGTCGTCGCCGAAGACGGTCGCCACTTCTACGCCGTGTGCGAAGACGGATGGGACGAGTCGCACGCGTCCGACTGGGTCCGCGCGAACGTCCTGCCGCACATCGTTGGCGTGCCGCGGCAATCACGCGCTGCGATTCGTGCAGGCATCGAAGCGTTCCTGTCGGACGACCCGAAGCCAGAATTTTGGGGCTATTACGCCGACTACGACTGGGTTCTGTTCTGCCAGCTCTTCGGCAGGATGATCGACTTGCCCGAGAAGCTCCCCAGGTTCTGCCGCGACGTGAAGCAGTTCGCGGTTGCAGTCGGCAACCCGCGCCTCCCGCGCCAAACGGGCGCCGCGCACAACGCGCTCGGCGATGCGCGACACACCTGCGAGATGCACGAGTTTTTGCTCCAGACCGAGGCGCAGCGCGCCCTTGTGTCCATCATCGACAGCGGCCGCCACGACGGCACCGATGCCGCGCATCCCGCTTGGTGGCGCGGGCATGACGACGGTGCCCGTGGCGTCGTGAAGGCGCTTACGGCGATGCTGGACCGCGGGGAGCGCGGGGGCACGTTCAGCTCGCCGGAGCTGGACGCGCTGGCAACGAGAATCGAAGAACTCGCCGACGCGTGCTTCGAGGCGAGGCGACTTGTGCTCGAGCTTCGTCCGCACGTCGGAATGGCGAAGCGAGCCGACGAGGCGATCGCACGTTGGCACGAGGAGAAGGGAGGCCCCGATGCCGCGTAACCCGCACCTGCTCAAGAGCCTCGCGTTCCTGCGCGGGCAATCGTCCGGAATCCAGATGGCGATCGAGTTCCTCGAATCGTCGCAATCGATGCTGAGGTCCAGGCGGACCGAGATCATCGCCCTGAAGAGCATGCTTGCGCCGCAGGAAGGCGGGACGAACGAAACGCTGGGCTACCTCCTTCGCAAGGCGGAGGAGTGGGAGAAAGAGAACGGTGGCGGCGATGATTGACTTGAGCGGCGACTGGTTCCCTTGTTGGGACTGCAACGGCACCGGACAGTCCGCGCACGAGATGCGGTGCATCCTCTGCGAAGGCTCGGGTGAAGTGTTCCTGTTTTCGGGCGAGCCGGACGCGGATGGCGCGCAAGGCGAGCCGTCTGAAGGTGATGCGACAGGAGGCGCCGATGCCCACTGAGTGCCCGTTCCACGTGGGGCAGGAGGTGACGATGGACGGATTCCGGGTCCTCCCGACGCCCAACCGAATCGAGACCGTTGTGCGCGTGTCTGAGTCGCCGCAGTTCGTCGAACTGTCGGGCGGGCATCGGTGGTGCTGGTCGGGCAAGTTCTTCTTCTACCCTGGCGAGCCGCAGAATGAAGACGGGCCGTTCATCCGTCCGACGCAGCCCGGCGACCGCGACGCCATCGAGAAGCACGCGCTCGTTGAGCGCCTCTCGCGCATGGGGGAGGCGGAGTGGGCGGCGTTGGGGGTGGAGGCGTTGCGGGTCGCTGTGGCGGCCGTGGAAGGAAGGGCGCGGTGAAGGAGCTGCCGTTTCATGTTGGGCAGGAGATCACCGAATGCGCGAGGGGTCCTGCGTCGTCCGGCGCCCATCCGCTTGAGCACGCGGTGCACTGCGGCAACTCTGGTTGCGATGGCCACTGCGAGCTCTGCAACGGGCATCGGATGCGCGAGGCGTTCGACCGCATGTCTTGGATTCCGGCGCGCGTGCACACCGTCTCGGAGGTGACCGACGATGGGATTCTGACGACGTCTGGCCGACGCTTCGGTCGCAGCGAATGCGCGATGTTCTGCCGCGCGTTGCAGCCTGGCGACCGCGAGGCTGCGCTCGAGTACCAGGAAAGGGAGCGCTTGCTTGTCGTGGTCCGCCAGATGCGCTGGGTCGACTGGGAGTCGTTGTCGACCGATGACCTGCGCAGGCTCGTCGGAGCTATCGAAAGAAATCAATCGAAAGGCGGCGCGTAGCTGTTGACAATGTTGTGGGCGATGGGGCAGAGGTAAAGATGGGGCGACGTCGATAGGAGTTGCGAGGTGCATGGCGAAACGAGTGCAAGCGATGGATCGTCCGAAACCAGAGCAACCGTTTATCGACGATCTGCACGAGTGGATTTATCGACGAATGGTCGAGATGGAGCGGATGGACCAGGCAGATAAGTCGGCCGTAGCCGACCCAGAGAAAACGGATTCTCCGCTCGAAGCAATGATGTTCGACGCCCTGACCAGGTCAGGGTTCAGTCAATCGGACGAATCTGGTCGAGACGGGATCGCGAAACTCTTCCAACAGATTCCGGTCGACACGCCGTACGGCAGATATCGCGTGGACTTGGCGGCAAAGCGCCGATCGGGACCGTACGTCCTCAGGCTCGCAATCGAATGTGACGGATTTGCGTTTCACCACGCGACGAAGGAGCAGGTTGAGTACGACGCCAAGAGAGACAGGGCGCTCTTGCGCGCCGGCTGGCGCGTCGCCCGTTACCCAGGCTCAGAGATTCACCGCGACCCAGGGGCGTGCGCGCTGGACGCCGCAGGCATTATCATCGACTGGCTTGATTCGGTTGCGAGGGTCAAAAAGTGATCGGCGCAGAGCGCATCGACCGCGTCCCAGAGTTGAAGCGGGCGCTCTCGGATGCGCGTCAGGTTTGCCGCGCCCTCGGTCTTGACAAGGGCGCGGAGCCGCAGCGCGGCGGCTACGTGATTTGCTGCCCGGTACACGGCGACCGGAACCCATCGTGCTCGGTCAGTCGCGGCGATGATGGGCTTGTGCGCGTCCATTGCTTCACGTGCGGATTCGCCGGCGACGTGCTGCACCTCATCGCCGCCGTAAGGGGCCTCGATCTGAGGCGGGGCTTTCCGGAGGTCATTGAGGAGGCCGTTCGTCTAGCGGGCCTGCCGGAACTTCTGGAAGAGCCGAGGGCGAAAACGGTGGACGCGAAGCGCACGTACCCGATGCCAAGCGAAATTGCGTCGGTGTGGCAGCGCGCGGTTCCAGTGACGGAGCACGCCGGCGCGACCGCCTGGCTCGCCTCGCGTGGACTGGACGCCGAGCGTCTTGCTGCAGCCGACGTGGCCCGCGCGATTCCGGACGGACTGAGCTTGCCGTGGTGGGCGAGTTGGAGAGGGAAGTCGTGGACCGAGCTTCGCCATCAACTACTGATACCCGTGTTCGATCACATGGGCGAAATGCGGAGCCTGCGCGCGGGCGAGCTTCGAGCAGTCGAAGGTAAACCCAAGCGGCTTCCTCCTGGCGGCCACCTGTCCAAGGGACTCGTGCTTGCAAACAAGTGCGCCCAAGCGCTGTTTGGGCACGGTGCCCACTACGACCTTCTCATCGTTGAAGGCGAGCCGGACTTCTTGACGTGGGCGACTGAGTCCGATCTGGCAGTCGTCGGCGTCGGGTCCGGGTGGTGGTCGCGCGCGCACGCGAAAAGAGTCCCCGCTGGCACGAAAGCGGTTCTTCGGACGCATCAAGACGAGGCCGGCGATCGGTATGCAAACGAAATCGGCTTTACGCTGGCGCGTCGCGCCACGCTGCGTCGCCCCGCGAAGGACGATCTTGGCGACGAGAACGACCGAGTGCGCGCGGACTCGCGCGCCAAGTTGTTCGCCGAAAACACGTTGCCGTACCACGCAGATTCAGTCGACCCGAAGTCGTTCTTTCTTGGTCGCTCGTTCGCCGAGCATTACTGGCTCGATGACGAACTAAAGCCTGGCGTCTTTGCCGCCAGGTGCCCCAATGAATCGTTTCACGAGTGGGGCGAGCGGTTCGATGGCGCGACGACGGTCCGCGCGCCAGAGCAGCGCCTGTGCGCGGGAGACGGGACATTCCATTGCGCCCATCCGTTTTGCCGGGCGGCTGCGATGAGCAGCACAGAAATTGATAGCGCGATGCGGCGGCTCGCCGCCACGGAGGAACACTGATGGCAGATTGGGCAGCACTCGACTTTCGGAAGCTCTACATGCCGTTCTCGGTCGAGTTCGAGCAGCTCCCGTACCTTGCTCGTGCCATCGGAGGCGACCTCATCCGTCGGTGCGATCGGCTCGGTCACATTGTCAAATGTGACGCACGTGACGGATGTGACGTCACGCTTGTCACGCGCATCAAGTTCCACTTGCGCGCACACGACGGCGAAGAACTCGCCATCGAGCAGGCGGTCAAGGCGCTACTGAAAGATGGCTACCTCATCATCAAGGATGGGTACCTAACCATTCGCAATTACCCAGAAGCTCAGCGATCTCGCAGTGCCGACAGGATGGCAAAAAAGAGAGCCAGAAACACGCCTAGTCACAGTGACGCCAGTGACGTCACATCCGTAACAAGTGACGACGACGTCACTGTGACGTATAGAGGAGAGGAGAAAGAAGAGAAAGATCCCCCCATAGCCCCCCAGGGGGGCGGCGGGGAGATTTCAGCGAATCCGGAGCTCGCTCGCCGCGGGTATGCGGCTGGCGTTCGGGCGGTGACCAAGACCCAGTGGCACTTTCCGGACAAGCCGGAGGAACGGCGCGCGCTCAGCGACGTCGTCGCGCTGTACGCTCCGGGGCTTCGAGGTGACATGCTCGAAGCGAAGATGACCGCCATCGCATCGAACTACGCCGAAGCCACCCGCGAGCGTGCGCAATTCGAGGGTGGCTTCAAGCCGAGCAAGTGCCTGGAGTGGTTCAACGCTGGCGCGCCAGGGGCCAAGACGTCGCTCCGCCGGACGCCTGCATCGATGGCGAGCGCGCGAACGAACAAGGTCCAAGAAGAGCTTTTGAAGAACGCCGGGTCGCGATGACGCACGAGTTCGAGAACGGCGCAGATGAACCGCGCGGACCATCGCCGCGCGTCCCACCGCACAGCGCCGAGACGGAGAGCGCGGTGATTAGCGCTTGGTCGATGCACGACCGGTTTGGCAAGGCCTGGGCGCCAGAGCCGCAGCTATTCTACGTCAAAGCCCATCGACTGATTGTCGAGGCAATGGGGCGCATGGGCGCCGAGCAACGCGACGAGGCGTCGCTGCTGGCGCAAATGGATGCAGACGGAACGATGGATGCGGCTGGCGGTCGCGGAGCGATTCACCGAATCATCATGGGAGCTCCGGCGTATGGGGATCCGTGGCCGCACGTGGGCCGTCTCCGCGAGTACAAGGCTCTTCGCGATGTCATCGGAACGCTCGAGGTTGCCGTAGCGGAAGCGTACGAGCACAAGAATTTGGGCGCCACGGTGTCGAGAATTCAGGATGCGGCGCGCGCCGGTGTGCAAGAGATGGGGTCGAAAGTGCTATCTCCGCGCGACATGCTGCGGGCGGTCGCTGCGGAGATGATGCTCCGGCGGGACCCGGAGATGTGCACAACGGGGCTTCCGACAATGGACGCTCACATGGGAGGCTTTCAGCACGAGCAGGTCACCATTTTCGGCGCGTCGACAAACTGGGGAAAGAGTTCGTATGCCGTACTCGTCTCCGACCTGGCCTTCAATGACAAAAAGCGGATCAAGCGCCCGCTGCTTGTGTCCTTTGAAGACCCAGAGACGCTTTACGGGCGCCGCTTGACCGCGAGGCGCGCGGAGGTCAGTCCGAATTTGCTCCGCAACAACAAATACGAGCCTGGCATGCCGGAGTGGCGGCGCGTGCTCGGCGTGGCGGAGCACGCAGAAGACAATCCGTTCTTCATCAACGCAATCGGAAAGACGGTCGAACGTGCGGCAATGGAGATCAAGTGCATGTGCGCTGCGGAGCAGTACGATCTCGTCATCATCGACTACCTTCAGGCCATACAGTCCGCTAAGCGTCACCAGGACAAGAGGAACGAGATCACTTACATCGCGCGAACGCTGACCGATGTGATCAAAACCAGCAAGTGCGCCGGTCTGATGTTCTCCCAGTTCAGGCGGCCATTGAAAGAGGGCGAGAAGCCGACGATGCACATGCTGAAAGAATCTGGCGACCTGGAGAACGCTGCCGAGGTTGTCATGATCGGCTTCTTGGACAAGAACGGCACGCGCGTCATTCGCACCGAAAAGGTCAAAGACGGGATCAAGCACAAGGAGTATCTCGTCGGGTGGAATGATGTCACATGCGGGTTCACGGGCGAGATTGATGTCGTCAACGATCCGGAGCCTTTGATCGAGAGCGACTACCGATGATGATCCTCGCCGCTCTCGCCTTCATCGCCGCCGCCGGTCTCTGCGCGGCGCTCTACCTGTTTCTCGATGGTCTTCTCAGCATGAGGCGCCATCGCCGGCAGCGGACCGCCATCGAAGGCGCTGAAGCGGCCCAGCGTCGCACGACGACGCTTGTGGCGTACGGGCGCTTCATTGTGACGACGAGCGTCAATCCGCGTATGCGCGCGCTGGTCGAGTCGGCGCCGGAAAAGGGCGAACGGGTCGCGAAGACCGCCGCAATCCGAAAGGCGTTGGCAGAATGAAGGTCTGGATCACGAAGTACGCGCTAACGAAGGGCATCATCGTGGCGGAGGCGGAGAAGTGCAATGCCGGCTGGCTAGCCAAGTCGGCCATGGTGGAGTGGCGCGGCGGCATGAACGGCATCGAGTTCTTCCACGGACGAGACTGGCACATGACGCTGGAAGGCGCGCTCGTTCGCGTAAAGCAGATGATCGACGTGAAGCGCAAGTCGCTCGCGAAGCAGGCGGCGAAGCTGGAGGAGTTCGCCAGGAGCGACTTGGCGACGAAGGTGTCGACGGTCGAGGAGGCGATGCGATGAAGTCCAAGAAAGAGTGGGCCCCAGAGATTGTGGCGGCGCTTACCGCAAATCATGGCTATCCCGGGTACTGGGACGTCGATAGAGAGATCGTCGACAGCGTGGCAGATGCCCTCGAAAACGTGATCGCCGCCGTTCAATCCGACGCCATCCGATCGATCCAGCGTGCGCAACTCGAGGCGCTGGCGACCGTAGCGGAGCGCCACTGGGTCAAGTGCGACGACGCGCCGATGCCTGACATCCCGGCGATCATTCACCGAATCAAGGAGTCGCTCTGATGTCGATGAAGTCACCCGAGCAATGGGAGCTCCTCGCAGGCACGCAGGACTTCGAGATGCTGCATCCGACGGAGCGGCGAAACGTGTACCTGCAAGAATTCATCGCAATGGTCCAGCAAGACGCCATCGACGCGCACTCCCGCAGCGCGAAGGTCGCCGAGTTCCACGGCCTCGTGGGGCAGCCGGTGCTTGCGACGCCGCGGGCGCCGGCGAACAAGAGGGTGAGGCTGCGCCTGAAACTGCACTTGGAGGAAGCCGTCAAGGAGTGCTTCGAAGCTTGCCTCGACCTGCATGAGACCACGGCGGCGCCGTCTCATCGCGACGTGTTTCTGCGCGCCATCGGAGATCTGATGTGGATCGCCGCCGTCGCTCCCGTGCGCGTAGACCTGTCCGGTGCCGCCAAGGAGTTCGCGGACGCGGCCTACGTCGTCGAAGGGTCTTTCCTCGAATTCGGCATCGACGGCAACGAGGTGTTTGACGAGGTGCACCGTTCAAATCTCACGAAGGAAGGCAGCGACATGCGTGCCGATGGGAAGATCACGAAGGGGCCGAACTACCAACCGCCGGACATCGCTGGCGTGCTGAAACGACAGGGGTGGAATGGCAGCAACGAAGGAGAGACCAAATGACCAAACCGAGAGGATTCGCCGCAATGTCACCCGAGCGCCAACGGGAGATCGCCGCCATCGGCGGCAAGAAGGCGCACGCGATCGGAAAGGCGCACAAGTTCACGCCGGACGCCGCGCGCGAAGCCGGACGCAAGGGCGGCAAGTTGATGGCGGCGCGCCCTGGCCACATGGCAAGTATCGGCCGAAAAGGCGGGATGGTGGTCGGTAAGGATCGAGAGCACATGGCAACAATCGGCAAGGCGGGAGGGCTCGCCATCGCGACCCAAGCACGAATGAGCGAGATTGGCAGGCTCGGCGGACTCGCGGTGTCGCGCGACAGGAAGCACATGAGCACGCTCGGGCGTTCCGGCGGCAAGGCAGCGTCACGGCACGCGCAGGAGCGACAGCGCGAGATGGAGGCGGCGATGGCGGCGGACGCGTCGCGGGAGCCGACGGAGAGGCAGGCGTCGTGACGCGAGAGGAGAGGTTGGCGGCGGGGTGGACGCTGTGCTGGGGTCTGTACGACTACGCGGATGGTACGTGGCTAACCACTGTGAACCATGAACCGCCATGGGTGAAGCAGCCGAAGCAACGTCGCGCGTTCGAGAGCGCGTCGGTCGCGTCGAAAGCATGTGTGACCAGCAACGCGGCGTCGCAGACGATTCCGCGCGTCTTCTGGCGCCAGAAGAAACCGCTGCAATTCAAGATGGGCGACGAGGTGACGGCGCGCGGCACCATCGCGTCCGTCGCCAGCGACGGCAGGGGTAAGGTCCGCGTCGATTTTAGTTCGGCGGATGGGGAGACGGGGCGGGCGTGGCTTATCCCAGGAGAACTGACGCTAGTCAGGAAGGCGCGCAAGTGACACTCGGCTCCCAGCTCGCCTTCGTGCTCTACGGCTTCGCCGCGTTCGCCGCCGCCGTCGTGGTCCGGCAGGCACTCGAGCGGCGCGCGCAGCGAAAGGAGCGTGAAGAACTGAATCGCAAGCGACCCTACACGCACCTAATCGATTGGCGGGAGGCGCCGAAGGTGCCGAAAGCAGGGGAACGATGAACTGCGAGCACGACTACGTCTACGAGATGGACCCGAACGAAGCCGGATGGATGTGCTCGCTGTGCAAGCACAGACCTGGAAAACCGCCGGGCTTCTCGCCGGTGCTCGACCGGCAGGAGGTCGAACTCAAGGTCGACGCGGTGCTGTGGGCGCTCGACGAGGCGGGCGTCATCCACCTGTCGAACTCGGTGATGGGGGAGGCGGTTGCCGGCGAGGTCGTGGCGGTGTGCCGGAAGCGGGACGCGTTCGATCAGTACTCGATCGCCGAGTTCGCGATGACGCTGCTGGCTGGGCAGCATCGTGCGCACTGGCAGGCGGTAGCGCGGGGCGCGTTGGCTGGCGACGGAGGGAGAGAAGACCATGAGCAAAGTTGACTGGAGCGCGATGACGGCGGCGGAGGTGTTCGAGGCGCTGAAGGCGGCGCCGAAGCTTGTCGCCGGCCCTTGGGAGTTCGACGAGGACGAGCGCTTGGAGCGGCTCGACACCGAAGGTGACTCGATCGCGTGGCAACACGACTCGGGCCACGTAACGATCGGTGTCGAGCCTGACGACGTAGAGCACTACGGCGAGTTCGCTACCCGAGATGAAGCAGACGCGCGTCTTCGCGAGCTCGGGTGGTTGCTGGTCGACGATGCGACGGAGGTAGCGTGAGCGCCGAGAAGCCCACCGTCTCCCCCGGCATCCTGCAAGTTGGAGGCATCTCGCTACGCGACCTGTTCGCCGTGGCGGCCATCGCGAGCGGCTCAAGCTCGCGCGACGCCTACTTGGCCGCGGACCAGGCGATGGCGCTGCGAGAGGCGACGGCTCCCGCTGACAGCTCCCGTGGCGAGACCTGCAACGATGTGTTCGCTGGCCTCGTCTGCGAGGAGCCGAGGGGTCACGTCGGACAGCATCGGGAGGGCCTCAACGTCTGGAGCGAGGAGCGCAAGGCGGCGTTCGCGGCAAAGTTCGGGGCGGAGTTCACTGTGCCCGCCGACGATGCCCCGGGAGCGCCGGTCGTTACGCCGGCCGACCTGGTGCCCGTCCGGAGTGCCATGGAGGCGGCTGAGGGCTTCCTGGGCGAGCTCGGCGGCGGACCCATCAACTCAGAGTCGGCGGAGGAGGCGCGCGCACTGGAGAGCTTTCGGCGCGCGAAGCGCATGGTCGGCGCCGATCGGGCGACGCTGAACGACGGGGACGAGTTGGGGCGGGGAGCAGTAACGGGCGGGGACAGGAGCAACAACGAGTGACCACAACCACGACAATTCTCGCCACCCTTCTCGCCCGCGTTGGGCGCTACCTCGTCGCGCTGGCGGACCGGTGCGCTCCAGCGCCGCGCCTCGCGCCGCCGTGGGCTGAGGCCGACGACGTCGTCACAATTCGGACGTGCGGGACCTTCCCGGCCGAACCGCCTCGTCCCGACATCGATCGCGACGCCGACGACCTGCGCCCGACGACGCGGCCGTGCAGTCCGCCGCCAGCGATGGAACCTGCACCGGGTTCGACGCGGAGGCTGATCAAGGTCGACGACGAGTTCATCTCGGTCACACCGCCGAATCATTGCTTCTGGCAGAAGGGCGGCGCGGCGTGACCGGCGCACGGCAAAAGCTGCTCGTGATGGTCGAGTCGCCGCTCGCTGGCAACGTGACGCGAAACGTCGCCTACGCCCGCGCATGCCTGCTCGATTCGCTCCGGCGCGGCGAATGCCCGTTCGCGATGCATCTCCTCTACCCGCAAGTGCTCGACGACGCGAAGCCGGAGGAACGCGAGCTCGGCATCAGTTCTGGTCTCGCGTGGTCGTCGTGCGCCGACCTCGTCGCCGTCTACACGGACCTCGGCGTCAGCAAGGGGATGCAGAGGGCGATCGATGCCGCGGGAGCGCGGGACCTCGCTGTCGAAATGCGGTCCGGCATCTGGGACCTCGCCAAAGTTTGCACGGTCTGCTTTGGCGTCAAGACCATCATGTCCGGCGGGGTCGGACGCTGCCACTTCTGTCCGCGGGAGGTCGCATGACCCTCGCCGCCGCCATGCCCAACGAGACCCTCCAACTCGCCACGCAGCTCGCGATCGACGCCGCGGCGCACCGGGCGGGTCTGTCGGACCGCGAAAGCTGCGTCGTCAACATGCTCGTGTCCGGCTACTCGACGAAGGAGATCGCGGCGGCGCTGTACATCACGGCGAAGACGGTGAAGGCGCACTGCAATTCGATCTACCGGAAGACGAAGTGCACGGGGCGGCTGGAGCTCGTGGGGCGAATTCTGGAGCGGAGAGGTTGAGATGACGAAGGACCACCTCCGGGCGATGATCGAGCGAACCTGTAAGTCGCGTGTCCGCGACGTCCGGATCAGCGTCGCGAAGCGGACCGCCAGCATCGATTTTGAAGACGACGTCTCGATCACGCTGACCATGATGACCGGGCTCGCAGCTTTGCTGCAAACTGACAAGATCAGCTTCGTATTTGAACGAGGCTTCGGAGGCTCGGACGCCACTCCGCCCGACGGCGCCACGGGATGCATCTGCGCGGAAGACATCGGCGTCGCTGTGATGGCAGTGCTGGAGGACTCCGAATGGCGATGAGTCTGCCCGTCGTCCTCGCCCACGAAGTCATCTCGCGGGCCTGCCTGTTCCGCTGCCAGCCGCTCGCCAACGATGCCGGCGGCGCGCCGGTTCTCTCTGCCGGATGTTGCGCGAGACGGCAGGCGAAGGCGCGCAAGGCGATCGGCGGCGACTCCGTGCGGATGTGCCGAGACTGCGCCGTCGGGAAGGAGGTCGAGCGGCTCTCCGGCGGACCGGCAGAACTCGGCGAGCACAACGGCAAGGAAGAGGCTGCGCGGTCGCGGGGCGGGCAAAACGGGACAAGGACGAACCGGCGGAGGATGGCGAAGCGGGCCGCGGAAGGCGGTGATGGGTGATCGGCCTCGGCATCGACCAAGGCGCGCGGCATGCGGGGTGGTGCCGGCTGGACCTCACCAAGCGCCCGAAGCTCATCGACTGCGGCACGTGCGCGCCGGAGCAGATCGCGGAGTTGTCGTCCGACGGCGTCGACCTCGTGGCGATCGAGAAGCCAGCCGGGCGCGTCATCGAAGGTCGGTCGGGCGAATACCTGATCGAGGCGGCGTGGAACGGTGGCGACAGTCGGCGGCTGTTCGTGGAGCGAGGCTGCAACGTGGTCACGGTGAGCCATTCGCAGTGGGTGACGGCGCTCATCGGTGCGTTCCAGCGAGGGAAACAGGACGCGCTGGTGAAGGAGGCGATTCTGAGGCTCGTGGAAGATTGGCAGGCGAAGAGCTCGACGCACGCGCGCGACGCGGCGGGCGTGTTGGTGATTGGCGCGAGGATTTGGCAGAGGAGGAGAGTTGCATGAGAGAAGAAATCGAATACGGCGGCCCCATGGGCGACTTCGAAGCTGTGCTCGGCGACGATAGACTCCAGAAGGTGCTCGACAGGATGCGCGCGCTCGGCGTTTCGCGTCTCCGCGTAGGGGAGATCGACGTCACGATCGACACGTTCGCGCCGATGGGTGCGGCGACGAGGATTCGGAAGGACTTCGAACAGTGAGACCGGAGGAAGGCGACGCAATGGACGTGAAGATCGTGCGGGTTCAAAACGTGCTGGGCGTGCAGGTCGGGCACTTCGACGATGGTGAGCCGAGGATTCGGGACGTGGTCCTGGCGGAGCGGCTTGGGTACCAGCGGCCGAGGAAGGTTCGCGACCTCGTCGAGAGGATGCTTCGAGAGAAAAAGCTGAATGATGTCGTAGTTTGCCCCACGGCGGGGCAAACCTCCGGCGGGCGCCCAGGCTCCGAATACCACCTCACCGAAGCCCAAGCGCTGAAGGTCGCCGCCAAGTCCGAGACGGAGACGGCGGACCAGATCCTCGACCTGCTCATCGAAGTGTTTCTGCGGGCGAAGGCGGGGCACGCGGCGGCGACGCCGTTGCCCACCGCGGAGCAGATGCTGGCCATGGTGCGCGCGGCGGTCGAGCAGGCTCTACCGAAGTTCCTGACTCCCTCTACCGGAGACGGTGTCGTCGGCCGCCAAGAAGGGAAGCTGCTCCGCGCGGCCCTGATGCACGTCGCGGTCATCGACGCCGACGGCAACCGGCGGATGGCGGTCGGCAGGCGCACGCGTCTCGACAACGAACTGCGCTCTCAACTGGAGTTCTTCGGGAGCTGTCGATCGTGGGACAACCTGCCCAGCGCGAAACTCGGAATCGTCAAGGTGCTGTTGCAGAATGCCGAGAAGAAGGCGCGGGACGAGGCGATCCGGCGAAACGAAGCGCGCCAAGGGCGCTTGTTCCAGTGATCCCATTGACCCGCATTCGCAAGCGACCGGCGAGGAAGGCGAAGACGATCGCGACGACCGTCCGCCGCGGGTCCGTGATCATGCCGGCGATTCCTGGAACGGACGTGATCCAGAGCGCGTGCATCGGCGTGGCGGAGCTCATCGGCGACCAGTGCGAAGGGGTGGTGTTCGTTCAGCAGGATCAAGACGTCTGCTGGCGCGTCACGGTTGAAGTGGATCGGGGCGGAGGAGATGCGTAGATGGCGACGTGGTTCTTAGCGATCAATGTGTCATTTGGACTGTGGGCCGTAGAGCACACACTCCGCCAGATTCGCAACGAGCTGAAAAGGTTGAACGATGGAAAACGGTAACGGTAACGGCAACAGCGTGGCAAAGCGGATGTGGTCGGCGGCAACAACGGACGTCGTGGCGGGCCGAGAGGTCGACCGGCTGGTGTTCTGCGTCGGCTACCTCGCCGGGGAGCTCGACAAGCGGGACGTGGCGATCGAGGAATTGCGCGCGGAGATTCGGCGGATGAAGGAAGGGTGCGACGATGGGAAGTAGCTCGTGGAAGATGCTGGGCGAGCACTTTGCAAGGCGCGGCTTGATTCGGCAGGATTCTGCGGTATTCGAAGAGGACGCCACGGTCGTCCTCGCGGCGGATGTATTGGCGATCATGTGGCTCTGCGACCGGCTCGACGAACTCGCCAAGCGGAACGAAGAGCTGGAGAAGCGAGTGGATTGGCTGGAGGCGAGCGGCGATGGGTGGAACAAGTAAGCGACGATAGGAGGACGAGATGGGACGGTGCAAGGACTGCAAGCATTGGGAGGCGGACGGCTTTGCGTCAAGCGGTCCGCCTACTCCAAACCCAAACCACACATGCAACGCACCGAAGATGCTGAATGGCTACGGGCGCCCTCCGGTGCCAGTTGGTGGCGCGAGAGTCGAGAACGACGAAGGGTGGGCCATCGTCTCGGACGCCGACCTCGTCTGCACACTCTGCGGCGCGGACGCGCATCTCGCCGCCGATGGGGTCTACCGGCACACGAAGGACGCGCTGCAGGACGCGTCAACCTACTGCGACCGGTACGGCTATCCGATCGAAGTGCGGAAGAGGGGGGCGGCGTGAAGGAACAGATTTGCATCGGCTTCCGCAAGGGCCACTGGACGGTCGAGGCGCCCGCAGAGCCGGACGAGCGACATCGCCGCCCGCTCTTGCGCGAGCGGTGGACATGCCGGTGCCGTTGCGGTCACAGCCAAGTGCACAGCGCGAGCTCGTTGCTTTACGACATGTCCGACCGGTCGGCGTGTCGCTCTTGCGCGATGAAGGATGCGGCGAGGCGGAGAGGGAAGGCGAAGGAGACGACATGAAAGACGATCGAGAAGACATGAGAGCGAAGCTGCTGGCGAGACGGGAGCGTGAGGGGCGGCGGGCCACAGAAGGTTTCGCCGAGCCTCCGATGTATCTACCTAGATCTGAATGGATCGATTCCCTATCGCTGGCATTCGCAGACGCGATATGTCCAGCGACAGGCCACTTCATTGTCCCGTCGGTGTTGTGCGACGGCGTGACGGACATTGGCCCCATGTTGGAACAATGGTTTCGCGAGATCGGAGCGAAAGGGTGACCCGCGCGGAAGTGTCCGAGCTCGCGAAAACGATCTTCGTCGAGACGGCGAAGGTCGCGCCGATGAGCGCATGGGCGTCGCTGGCCGTGGACGCGATGCGGAAGGCGAGAGAATCAGCGAGAGCGAAGGAGAACGGCGGATGAGGAAGAGAGCGAGCGCGCTTTTGTGTGCGATCGCAAGGATGCCCGTCGGATGGTCTCTTGCGTTTGGTACCGAGACGGACGAACACGGGGAAGAATTCTTGACCTCGGTCCTGTTCGACGAGAATGGTGACGGAAATGTGGGCGTGTCAGCTCTCGACGCCAAGACGCTCGAGCGTCTGACGTGCGGCATGCTTCGGCGATGGCTTAAGCAGCGGAAGCCGCCGGAGATGCGATGAAGCGTCGTAAGCCGACCACGGCGGTCCTCGTTGACAAGCTCCTCGCCGCCGAATGCCTGCGACTCAAGCGAGCGCTTCAGCGAGAGGTCCGAGACCACAAGGCGACGCAAGCGGCGCTGGAGGGTCTCCGATCGAGATGCGGGCAGTTGCCGGAGCAGCCGCCGATGGGCTGGTCGCCGGACTGGGACGAGGCGCACTACGCTCGCGAGGTGAAGGCATTCGACGCGCTCGGCGCTATGCCGCAGGAGGAGCGTGAGCGCTTTGCGGAGATCGTGCAGGTCCTGTCGCTGAACGACATCGACGACGGGCTGATGCCGGAGCGGATTCGGAACTGGCCACGGGCGGGAGCGGCGCCGGAAGCGAATGAGACGACGACGGATGCCCCATTGGAGGCGGTAGACAGATAGACGGGTGTGAATCAAGGTGAAGGGCAGCGAACGGAGCGGGCCGGTCCCGCTCGGATGGTGAGAGATGACGAAGAAGTGGTTCCTGGGGAGGGAACTGACGGAGCGCGAGGCCTCCCTCCACGCCGACGGGAAATGCATCGTCTGTGGCCGTGGAGCTCATGTGGTTCAGCGCCACGACAAGTCGCAGCGCGTCGACTTCGAGTGCAACGGCTGCTTCTCTGCGCGCACGAACTACTCGGCGGGCGCGCCGACGGCGAAGAGTTTCGGGGCCGCTGGGGCGTCCGTGGGGCACGAGTACCGGCGGAGGCTTGGTTACAGTTCCGGAAGCGGGGGCATGGGTGGACGCGACGAAGAGTAATCGGAATCGCGAGCTGGTCTCGCGAGGAAGGCAGTCATGGGCAACAGGAAGCGAGCAGAACGGCACGCGATCGAGGCCTCGGCCACGCATGTCGAGGACACCTACCGGGCGCCACGCAAGGCGGCGTTGCGACCTGGGGCGATCAACGAACTGGAACTGTTCTTTGCCAGCGCCGAGTCCACGTTCGGGATGTCGAGCAAGTTTGCCGGTCTCGTCAACATGGCGATGTCGGGCGGCATGGGCTCTGGCAGAAACCACACCGAGGACGCGACCATCGCGCGGGTGGCGCCGAGCGACAAGCGGGACCGCCCCGTCGAGAGCATGGTGGCCGTGCACCGTGCGGTCCTTGCGGCGCTGCGGGCCATCGGCGAGCCCCATCGGACGGTACTCTGGGCCGCGCACGACCACTTCGTGTCGCCACCTGAGGTGAAGCGGGAGCTCAACGTCGTCGCGCGCGTCGCGCTGATGACGCCGGCAGCGTCGAGCGGGTATGCAGAAAGCGGGCGGACGGGCGAGCCGATCGAGCAGTGGCTTATTCGAGCCTGCTCGCGAGAGGAAGACATCGCCCAGATTGCGAAAGAGGCAGAGGCGATGCTGGACGTTGCCTACAGGGCCTACGCGGCAGCGAGAGAGCCTGAGCCGGGCCGCAAGGGCGTCGGGGCCTTTCGGAAGCGTGACCGTACTCCGAGGGCGCCCGTGCCACGAAGGTCGGTCTCCGCCGCCTTCGACCCTGAAGGGTGGCGCCCGTGAATGGTGCCGAACCGCGCGCGCTGGGGGTGCCGCACGAAAAGCCGATCGAGGGATGGAAGAGCATCGCGACGGAGCTCGACGTCAGCGTCGAGACCGTGCAGCGCCTCGCCAGACGCAACCGGGACCCGCTACCGGTGTGGAAATTCATCCGAACGATCGTCGCGTGGCGATCGGCGATCGAGCAATGGAAGGCCCGCAACCTGCTCCCGCTCACGACGGCGGACCAGCTGGAGGCTCTCGAAGGCGCCCGCGAGAGCGACGATTAGCGGTCGAGTGACGTGTCACGTAGCCAGGACACTCAAAAACAAGGGAAGCGCGTGACACGACGAGACAGAACGAAGTGTCTAGTCAACGGGCGCAGACATGCCCATTCTTAGTTCACGCTCGCGCCTGTGTGCACGTCCCCAGAAGGGCGACGGCGAACTGAAACCGAGCCAAGCCCGGAGAGCGGCTACGCGCCGCCCGGGCAAACATAACGTGGACAGCGAAGCCGACAAGCCAACGGGGCAGACGCTCCGGCGTCTCCGCCCCCCCGCGTCATCTCCGCCGAAGCAAGAGCGCCCCGTGCCACCCCTGTCGGAACCACCGATCGCGTGGGTGCGGAAGACGAACCGCGAGCTCTACGACTGCTGGATCACGCGGATCGACGCCGTCGACGCCCTGCGACTCGTGCCGGACACGACGGCAACGAAGCGGGCGCGAGAGACGGCACGCGAGGCGCTCCAGGACGCGGCGGACGAACTGACTGCGCGCATCCGGCAGAGCTTGCGGGATGCGTAGGAGCAGCGTGAACGACTCAGCAATCATGCCGACAGGAATCGATCCGATCTGGGTCGCGCCAGGTGTCGTGCTCGGCACGCACGAGACGAACTGCACCGTCCCCTTCATCGAAGGCTGGCCCATCGCGGGCTTGCAGCCGATCGATCCGCGGCTCTACTCGCCGTACATGCCCGCCCCGTCCGCCGACGTACTCCTCCACGCGAAGACTCGTCTCGCTGAACTCGACAGAGAACTCGACGCGTTCGAAGCCAAGCGCACGGAAGCGGAGATGCTCCGGCGGATGATCGCGGCGGCGGAGTCGAAGTGACCATGGACCAGCAAGAACACATCGCCCAATTCTTCGCGTTCGCGCACCTCCCTCCGGTGCTCCAGGACGTATCCCGTCCGTTCAGCGAGCTCGCCGACAAGATCCTTCAGCTCCCCCGAAACCCGGAGCGTACAGTCGCTCTCCGGAAGTTGCTGGAGTCGAAGGACGCTGCGGTGCGCGCCGCGCTTGCCAAATGAACCCCATCACCCGCCGCTCCACCTTCCTCGGCACGCTCGGCCTCGCCTTCGCTGGTCTCGTCCCGGCTGCGTGGGCTGGCGACCGAAAGAAAGCGGACGCGATCGCTGCCTCGGAGCCTGACGGTGATGCGCTCACCTGGCCTTCTTCGGGTAGCGTCAGATTTCAGGATTGCCACATCGAGGCGATCTACGATGCCGAGGAAGTTGAGCGCGCGATCGCTGCCGGCGGCTCGCTCAATGGCGCGTACGTAAGACTCACCAGACCGATTCGCGTGCGCGCCGGGCAACGGCTCGCGATGCGCGGCTGCGACGTGAAATTCGGCGGACCGTGCGCCATCATCATGCTCGATCCGAGCGCCTCCGTGTCTTTGAACGACTGCAACATCGAAAGCGGTCGCGGGGGCGAAACCCCGCTGGGTGTCATCGCTGGGATGTTCGACGGGGAAGCCCGAAGACTTATCTGACGTGACCCAGCGGCCTCCCAAGCTCCGCAGAATCGATTCCCCGTCCGCGGACGTCGTGCGTCTCATCCCGAGGCTAGCAAAGCCCGCTGAGAGCCGCCCAGGCGGCGGAACGCTCATCGCGGTCCCCTTCGGCGCTGGCCCTACCCGGTCAGAGCGCCGCGGACTCGCGAGAGCGCGCAAACGCAACACCAAGTGATTCGACGCCCCGACGACCGAACGATAGCCCAGCGGACCGCCAAAGCAGCCGACCTCGTCAGGATGGTGGCGCGGCTGAACGATGGGCCGGTGGGGAGCACGAGCGCGGAGATTCAGACGGTGCGACGGCAGGAAGAGCGAAGGCGGGGTCGGAAGCCATGAGGATCACGGCCTCCGGCAGGCGGACGTCCGGGCGAATCGTCTTCACAGCGGGTTTCGGCATGTCGGCATCGGTCGACTTCACCGAGGCCGACTCAGCGAATGAGATCGCGACAAGGATCGTCGATGCGCTGAACGCCCTCCCGATGCCCGTACCGGCGAGTGAGCGTCCGGTGTTCGAGGTCGAGGCCGATGGCTCAACGGTGAGCCAGGTGCGACCGCCGGTGACCCCGGCGACGATTCGAGCGTTGGTTTTCGCCGACCTCGGCAAGTACGGGAACGTGGGCGGGACGTAAGGCACGCATGATGAACTTCGGTCTCCCCGGCTACCGCAAGCGGTTCCTGGGGCCGGTGATGTGGGCGTACTTGGCGATTCGGGTGACGAGGGACGCGGCCTGAGCGCGTCAGGCGACCCGAAGGCTGCTGCGGCTGCGCAGGCGACGCCGCTCGGTGGGATGGCGGCGGCGGGGCTGGTGAAGAGCGGGAAGCAGTAGTCGCTCTCCTCTGCTGCGGTCGATGTCTGTAACCGCAGGCGCGATCCCAGATCAGGGTCATCGCGCGAATGTGTCAAGTGAAGTTTGCCGAGAGCGAAGAGTAATTCGGTAGACGCGAGTGTCAGTGGCGCGAAAGCGCACCGCAACGGGACGACGCCGGTAACGGTCGAAGGCGGTAGCGAATGCGTGGAAAGGCTTTTGAGATCGGCGGCCAGGTCGGTGGCGTGACCGAGATCCAAGAAGACGGCAGTCACATCGAGAAGCCGGTGTGCACTCCCATGATCTACGGGGGTCCTCCCCGGTACTGGGTCTACTGGCACATCAAGAACGGCTACGAGAAGGCCGTCGAAGTTGGACGCGAGGAATTCGAAGCAATCCGGAGGGACTGCCCGGAGTTGCACTGGGCGTCCGTCGGGCCGTAGGTCGTCGACGTGGAAGAGAAACGCGAGTCTTCGGACTCACGCGCGAATGGTCATCCCTTCTTCGAGAAGGCGACCGATCGAGTCGAGTACGTCATCGGACTGATGACGGATCGGGTCTGGAACCCGGACACATCGAGGTCTCTTCAGAAGGCGCTGTCCGAGGCATGGGGCGTGACCCAAAGCACGATCCGCAACTACTCGGCGGAAGCGAGCCATAGCATGCTCGGCACCGTCCGCGAGCGCCGCGCCGAACTCGCGAAGCAAGCAGTCGAGACGTTGCTCGAAGTCGCCAAGTCCGAGGTGCAGATGCCGGGCGACCGTGCCGCGAAGGTTTCGGCGAGCAAGGTTCTCCTCGAGTTTGCCGGCGTCGACAGGCCGGACGAGGACAAGGTCCAGAAGCACATCGTTGCTGGCATGGGCGAGGCGACGCCCGACAAGGCGCGTGAAGTCGTGAGAGCGCTTTTTGGAGACATCGTCCCTCAGTCAAGCCCAGCCGAACTGGAAGATAGCGGTAAGCGCTGAAGCGCGACGCCGCGTTCTTGCGGCGTACCAGTCTGCCCTGCCAGAGAATGAATGGGCTGCCGTTCGGGCCTGGTTTCACACGTTCTACCCATTCCAGCTCGAATGGCTGCTCGATCCGTCGCGATTCGCGGTTTGCAACAAGAGCCGGCAGATCGGCATGTCGCACACGACGGCGGCCCTCGTCGTCCTCTGGGCAGCGATGCTCGGCGAGACGACCACGCTCATTTCGATCGGACAGCGCGAAGCTGACGAGGTCCAGGCCAAGGCCGAGAAGCACGCAAAGGCTCTCGTGGCGCTCGGATCGAACTGGGCGCGCGCAAGGCCTCACGGTGAGCAGCTGCGCTTCGCAAGCGGCGGAAGGATCATCGCGGTTCCGAGCTCGAGCGGCGGCCGATCCTTCTCCGGAAACGTCTTCTTGGACGAGTTCGGTTATCTAGAACGACCCGCGGAGATCTGGGACGCCGCGGCGGCCGTCACTCTCCATGACGGGAAGTTCCGCGTCGGCAGCACGCCGAACGGTGTCGGGAACGACTTCCATTCGTTCTGGAGCAACCCGATCAAGAATCGGGGGTGGAGCAAGCACGAGTTCCCGATCGAGCGAGCCATCGCCGATGGGATGCGAGTCGACATCGACGACTGCTGGAAGATGGCCCGTGGCGACACGCGGCTGTTCGATCAGCTCTTCCGCTGCCAATTTCTGGGCGGCAACCTCCAGTACATTCCGTCGGAGTTCGTCGAGGCGGCCTCCGTCTCCGACCTCTACACCTACGAGGGGGAATACTTCGCCGGTCTCGACATTGGCCGCACCGTCGATCGCACGGTCCTCGTCGTCGTGCGGAAGCTTCCGGACGGAATGCGGATGCTTGCGTGGGTCGCGAGCTGCAAGCGCACCGACTCCGACCAGCTTGAGGCCCTCGTGCAATGGGGCTTCGACACGTTCAAACTGCGCCGCCTTTGCGTGGACTCGACGGGCATCGGCGCATTTCCGGCCGAACGCATGCAGAAGAAGCACGGTCAGCTACGAGTGGAGCCGGTGAACTTTTCTCAGCCTGTCAAAGAAGATCTGGCGACGACGCTCTACAGCGCATTCTCCGAGAAGACGCTCAGGATCGCGAAAACGACGTCGGCCATTAGGTTGCCTCACGGTACGACCGCGTCGTTGGTGCGTTCGCTCGAGCCGAACGCCGCCGAACAGCTCCGCCAAGACGTTTGCGCTATCCGCCGCGAGGTGACGTCTGCGGGCAACATTCGGTACGACGCGCCGCACACGGACGAGGGCCACGCGGACAGCGCCTGGGCGCTCGCGTTGGCGCTCCATGCGTGCGGCAAGCCGCCGGGGAAGAAGCACGAGATTGTTCCGCAGTCCATGCACGCCCAGACCGGCGGGCGGCTGATCGTCTGAGTCATCATGGAGCAACTTCCGGGAGCGGCTGAAGCGAACGGCCTCGCCGCGAAGCGCATGTCGCCGCGGGCCAAGCATCTTGCGATGCTCGAGCGCTGGGTCGAAGGCAGCCAGTACGAGGGTATGGCCGACTGGTTCGCGGACGCCCCAATCAGCGAGAAGGCGCCGTGCTTCGTCGAGCCGATCGTGGCCGATAGCATCGAGAGCCACGTCGACATGGTTCTCGGCGAGGGACGCTTCCCGGCGATCACTTCGAGGCCTGCGGAGGACGAGAGCGAAGACGACGACGGCGACCCGGAGGACGGGCTCAACGAGGACGACTCGGCGCGGCTCGACAAGCTGGTCTCCGGCGCCGCCGAGCAAGCGCGCTTCCGCGCCCTCTGCCGCGAGGCCTTGTCGATGGCGATGGGATGCGGGTCGAGCTGCGCCATCTACGGCGCGCGCGACGGCAAGCTCTTTGGCGACACCGTGAAGGCGCGGTGGTGCCAGCCCGAATTCGGAATCGACGGACGGACGGTCGTCAAGCTCGTCATCGAGTATCCGTACGTCGACACCTACCAAGACGTCGATGGGACGTGGCGGGTGCGTGCGCGCGTGTTTCGCCGCGAGCTCGACGAGACGAAGGACGTCACCTACAAGCCGGCCGAAGCCAGGGACGAGAAGGTCGACTGGAAGGGCTCGGTTGCGACGCGCATCGAGCACGGACTCGGGTTCTGCCCGGTCGTCTGGTACCCATTCTTCCGCGGCGCAAGCATCGTCGGTCAGATCGACGGCCACGCGCCGCACGCGAACTTGCTCGACGAGATTCGAGCGCATGACACCGCTGTCTCCCAGCGTCACCGCGCCGCGCTCTATGCGGGCGACCCGCAATGGACCGAGTGCGGCGTCGAGCCAGGCTCCAACCCGTCCGACGTTGGCAAGATCACGCCGATGCCGATCACCCAGCACGGCGGTCCGCCGAGTGCGGACAACCCGGTCGTCGGTTCGTTCCCGAATTCAGGAAGCGCGCAGACGAACGGGCGCAAGAAGCACCCGGGGACTGTCTGGCAGTACGAGAACGAGAACGCCAAGGTGGATCTCCACCAGCTCTCCGGTGACGCGCTGAAAGCCATCAGCGAGAACGGGACCGACCTGCGGCTCAAGATCATGCAGGCGCTCGCCTACGTGCCGCTCGACCCGGAGTCGAGCCACGTCATGCGAGGGAGCCTGTCCGGCAAGGCGCTCGAATCGCTTCGCGAGCGGCAGTTGAATCGCGACGATCGCATCCGGGACGACTTCGGCGACGGCTTCATGAAACCGAGCGTTCAGATGTTGCTGCGCATTTGTGCGTCGAAGGCCAGCGGGCTCCGCGTGCGCGGGCTCAAGGCTGCCGCGCCGATTCTGGCGAGGTTCACGCAAGGGGACACGCTTCGTGCCGTGGCTTGAGCCGAGCCTATCGCTTCGCTGGGGGCCCTATGCGAAGCTCGATGGCGACGAGCAGAGCAAGATCGTAACGGCGACCATCGCGGCCAAAGACGCCGGCATCTGCACGACGCGTCAGGCGGTCGAAAAGGTGGCTCCCGTCTTCGGCACCGAAAACGTGGACGCCGTCCTCGCGGCTCTTGAGAAAGAGGCCGACGAGCGCGCAAAGAAGATGCTCGACCAGCAGATGACGCTCGAGCACTCGATGGCGAAACTTGCAAACGGAAGCGAAGCTCCTCCAGGCGGAGAAAAAGGCAAGGACGCGAATCCGAGCGGCGGCGACGCTGCTGCTTCTGGCGCCGCGTAGGTACGCCGAGAGTGACTTTGCCGAATCCGTCCTCCTCGCGCGTCTCAACTCGGCCCGCGCGGGCGTAGCCGCTGCGGACGCGGCACTCGCCAAACTGAAGCTTGAGCCGATGACGCTGTCGGTCGTCAAGGCGGGCGCAGAGGACTACGGTCGCGCAAACGTCGTCGCCAGGAATTACTCAACATGGCTGAAGACGTCGCCTCTCGGCGATCTGTCGGCCGATGAGGCGCGAGCGCTCGTCCTGCGGCGCGCGGACCGAATCGCTGCGACGGAATCCGCGACCGCGTTCAACGACGGTCTACGGGCTGAAGCGCAGAAGGTGGCACGCGACCGAGACGTGACGCTCTACCGCACGTGGAGCGCGCTCGGCGACGCGTGTCCGCTCTGCTGGGACAATCACGGCGACCGCGTGCGGATCAACGAATCCTACCGGAGCGGCGAGGAACCAGGACACGTCCACGTGTCTTGTCGCTGCTCAGAAGAATACTCGACATGAAACTCTGCGCCATTTGCTGCACGCTGAACGAAGACGCCACGACGTGCCTCGCTTGTGGCGAGGCCTCGTGGGCGGACGACGATAGCGAAGCAGCCAAAGCGCCGCCGGAACCATCGGAGCCGACGGACGACAAGCAAGACCCAGCGTCGACGCAGCCTGACTTCCGTAGCGCCGGGCGGCGTGGCCGGCGGTGAGAAACGTCTGTATCGAGGTCCCTCTCGGCAGCACGTCGCCAGCGGCTGCGTCCACGGCAGCAGGATTGTCTGCCGGCGGGTTTTCGAAATGGCGCCAGCTCGCGTTCGTCGCAACCGTTACGGGCGCTACAGGCGGAGCGCTGGACGTCTACGTGCAGCACTCGCCGGACGGCGTGACCTGGTACGACTACATCCACTTCACGCAGGCGGCGGCTGCTGCCTCCGCGGTGACCTACTTCTATTCGCCGACGGTCGACAACGACAGCATCGTCGCGATCGGAAAAAACACGACACCGGCGCTCGCCGCCAACACGGCGGTCGGCGGCCCGTGGTTTGACCAGCTCCGTGTGCTCTACGTCGCGGGCGCGTCAACGAGCGCGGGGGCGGCGCAGGTCGTCAACGTGCTTTGCGGCATGCCGGAGCAAGGATGAGCATCTCGCGCGTTCTCGACGCGAGCGGCAACGTTCAGCCGCACACGTTTCAGATTGGCGGCGGAACGGACGAGGTGGTGCCACCCGCGTGGGCGACGAGGCAGCACGCGCCGTTGCCTGTTGCGCCTGTCGCTGCGCCCATGGCCCACGTGGCCACGCAGGCAATCCAGTCCGCATCGCCTGACCCCAAACGCTCGCCAAGCGGCGCCGTCCTGTCGACCAAGCAATTGCTTGCCGACCTACGCGCACGGCTACGGGTCGTCGAACGCGAGATCAAGGTTCGCAAGTCGCTCGACCAAGAGCGCGATCAGATCCGACGGCTCATCAAAGCCGCGCAGCAAGAACGAGACAACGTGCGCCGCATTCGCGCGGCCGGCTGACCACGAAAAGAAGGGCATTCGACCATGGCAACGATCACCGGGACCCTCCGCGGGTGCAACCTCAAGAACAAGGCCAACCAGGGCGCCGGCACGACGACCCGCGACGGCCTTGAGGTGTGGGAACTCACCTACGATTTCGCGGCCTATACAGGCTCGAGCGACGACGCGACCGTGACTGGCGTGCCGGCCGCCATCAGCGCCCGTGTGCGCGACGGCAAGACCCGCACGCTCCTCTGGGGCGCGCCCGCGTACTGCGGCGCCGACGCGAACAACCAGCCCGTGAACTTCTGCGGCACCTCCGTCGCCGCGCTCACCATCTCCACGAACGACTTCACCGGCGAGCTCTGCACCGTGAACACCGTGTCGACCGAGGTCACGGCTACCAGCGGCGTGACCGCTGGCGTCGGGATCCTCGTCGGCGTCGCGGTGACCTGATTCGCCGATGAACATCGAACCGACCGGAGGCTACGTCGCCGTCACGTTTCTCGACGATTACGACGCAGATGAGAAAGAGGGCGAGGTGGAGCGCTACGACGCGACGCCTGCAAACTCGTCGCCTTCGGCCGTGTGCTTCGCGCAGTGTGATGGCGTCGGCAAGGAGGTCAAGCGCTGCAAGCGCGGCGACATCGTCCTTGTCATGGAGTACGCGCGCGCGAACGGAATCAAGATCAGCGATGACGCCATGCTGGTCGACCAGTGGAACATTGTCGGTATCGTGAAGCAGTAGCGAACTGAAATAGGCGAGCTCCATCGAGCCTGCCGAACCCATACGGGCCGCCGCCGGATTCAACGGGCGAAAGGGTAGACGAGCATGAGTCAGTCGAACGTCGAAGTTCCGCCTGTGGTCCCGGCCGTGGCGCCTCCTGCTGTTCCGGCGCCGCCGGCAACGCCAGTCGCAGCGCCAACGCCCGTCGCGGTTGCGCCGGTAGCGGCAGTCACTCCGGCGCCGGCAACGCCAGCCGCTCCCGTCGTGTCGCCTCCGGCCGATGAGCCGAGTTGGTTCAAGCCTCGTATCGATCAGGCGAAGCGCTCGGGGAAGACCGAGGTCCTCTCCGCTCTCGGCGTGAAGGACGAAGCAGAAGCGAAGGCGCTCCTCGACAAGGCACGCGCCGTCGAGGAAGCCGCCAAGACCGAGCTCCAGAAGGCGAAAGAGAAGGCGGACGGTTTCGAGACGCGCGCCAAGCGAGCCGACGCGCTGGAAGCCGCCGTCAAGTCGCAGTCCGACATTGAGCTCGCGAGCCTGACCGAGGCGCAACGCGCGATCGTGGCCGACATCATCGGCGATGATCCGGCGACGATCGTCCAGAAGCTCCCGAAGTTGAAGGCGTCGTGGGCGACTGCTGCTCCGGCGGCGGCGCAGGCGGCGGCGCAGGTCGTTGCTGCACCGCTTGCACCGGCAGCGCCACTTCCCGCTCCGGCAACCACAAGCCCGCCGCCGAACGCGCCAGGCGGCTCGACGGTCGCAACGCCTGACCACAAGGCCGAATACGTCGCACTCAAAGCGAAGAACCCGCACCAAGCGGCGCTCTACCTGAACGCCTACAGCGACAAGATTTACCCGCGCTAGCCACCTTCGCCGGCGCGCTGACCACATCCAAAGGAACAGCCACGCCGGCAGCTTGCCGGGATGCCGGGGTCTGCCCGGTCTCTTGAAACAAGGAAAGCACCGATGCCCATCTCCCGTGCACAACTGCCCGAAGAGTTCTTCGATCGAACCTCGGCAACGCTTCTGGCTCAGCCCGAGCCGCAGTACCTCTACGCGCGTCTTTTCATGCGCGCGATGAACATTCAGCTCGGCCTCCCGACCACGCTCGGCCGCGCTGGCTATGAAATCGGCGGACAGGGCGCGCCATACACCGCAGCGGAGGCCGACCGGCTGATGTTGTCGGATGACATGGCCACCGAGGTTTACGCCGCGAAGGCCGACTTCACCGGTGAGCCTGGCCACATCATGAAGTTCAACCGCCCGAAGTACGCCAACACGACGTACACGCAGGCGGTTCGCGAGGTCGGAACGAACCAGTCCGTCTCGACGACCCCGATCTCAGCGTCGAGCGAGCAAGCGCTTTTGCAAATCAAGCGCTTCGCTGGTCCGTACGATCAGGACAACGGCCGCGTCGCGCCGTACGGACTGGACGCGTTCGACGCTTCGATGGGCGTGCACGATCTGACGAAGTTCGTCGGCACGCACTTGAAGCGCGACTTCCACCGCACACTCGACGCGTTCTGGGTGACGCTCGCCGACCTCGCGTCGACCACTGCCTACCCGTACGGGATGTCAGCCGCGAACGACGCGACCACCAAAGGTCAGTTCCCGCTGACCTACGAGTTCATGTCGCGCGTGTCCAAGTCGATGGACGAGTCGAATCTGCCGACGCTCGGCGACGGGCGACGCATTCTCGTCGTGACCCCGACCGGGAAAAAGCAACTCAAGGACGACCCGCAGTTCGCGCGGTACGCCGAGTTCTACAAGGAAGCGAACCCGCTCTTCCCGGGGTGGTTCGGCAGCACGGCGGAGTTCCACTGCTTCATGTCGAACACGCTCACCATCACGTCGAACTCGTCGTCGATCAATATCCACAACGGGCACGCGATCGCCCCCGGCGCGTTCCTCGGTGGCCGCGGCAAGACGATCGATGTTCGCGCAGCGTCGGATGACAACTACGGCGAGACCGCCAAGGTCATCTGGCTCGCGTACCTCGCCCTTGGCCTCGCCGACAACCGCTTCATCGTGAAGCTGTCCTACACGGAGGACGTCTCGTAATGACCTTCCCCGCACGATACACATCCGCCACTGGCGGCTCTGGAGACCTCACTGCGGCGCCTGTTGCCGGCACGACCACTGGCGGCACGGCGCTCGCTACGGCAAGCGTGGAGCCCGGCAGCCTGTCCTGCCTGTTCACCGTGCTCGCCGAAACGAACACGATCACCATCACCGGCAAGTTCCAGGTCTCGGACGACAACTCCACCTGGTACAACCTTGCCGGCGACGCGCAGAACCCGGCGAACGTTGCGATCGCAACCGGCACCGCTGGAGCCGACACGGCCGTCAGCGTCGTTCTGCCTGTGCCGCTTTCGGCGCTCGGCTGGAAGTACGTGCGCCCCGCCATCGTGAACGGTGTAGCGACCGGCGCGTCTGGCGATACGTACTCGTTCAGCTTCCGCTACCGGCGCCTCAGCGGGTTCTGATCGGGCGCACTGACAGATGGCGCTGACAACGGGCGAGCTGCAACGGATCCGCATTGAGCTTGGCTACAGTGCGCTTTCGCTTGCGGCGGAACCGTTCGTCGGCGTCACGGCACTCTTCGAGAACGTCGTCTATCGCTACCTCCTCGGTGGCGCCACGACGACGTCATCGACGTCCGTCGATGCGGCTACGACGGCGACACCTGTCGCGATCACCCTCGCATCGGCGACGGGATTCGCGACCGGCGACGTTGTCTGGGTTGACGTCGACGATCGCATGGAGTCGGCGACGATCCAGAATCTCTCCGGCGCCATCGCTACGGTGCAACTTCGCAATGCGCATTCCGGCACCTACCCAGTGTCACAGGATTGCGGCGAGGCGGACGCGCGCGCGAAGCTCCGAGAGATCAAAGCGCTGAAGGCGGAGCGCGCCGGCTCGATCGGTACCGGCGAGCTGAAGAAGGTGGACGAGATCGAGTTCTACCAGACTCGATCTGCCTCCACTGCGTTCTCCACGTTCCAGGCCGACCTCATGATCTTGCGCGACGAGCTCGCAGCGGCGCTCGGCGTTCCCAATGCGTGGCGGTTGAAGGGGCGCGCCGGCTCGACCGTCGCGATGTACTGACGTGGCATTCGCGGATCGCTTCCGTCCGAAGCTCGACAAGATTCGGACGCGCATCCCGACGAAGTACGGCGTCCGCTCCGTCACCCTCACCGTTCGCACGACCCGCTTCGTCGGCGATTTCCTCACGGGCGGCACGCCGGTCACGGCCGACAAGGCGATCACAAGCCCCGCTGGCGATCGCTACAAGGTCCGCGTCATGTCGACGAAAGACGTCGTGGCGTCCGGAGGACTCTACCAGTCGGGAGCGATCAAGGTCGGCCCCATCACGCCGCCGTACCCGGGTGGCGGCTGGACGAAAGACGACCTCATCCCGCCGACAACCGACGGCGGCGAAGTCCTGTATGGGCTCACCGAGGCATCGGGCCAGACGCAGTGGTGTCAGATGGCGTCGAACGACACGCTGCACGACCTGCATTGGTACCTGGTCCTCAACCCGACAGGGACGACGCCGCCTGCGCCGCCAGCATGAAACTCGTTGACGCGAACAAGGCGAACGTCTCTGAGCTTCGCCCATCGGCAACGCCAGAGATTGTCGCGAGGCTCGAAAAGCTACTTGAGTGCGCACGGTCGGGCGACATCGTCGGGCTCGTCGTCGCTTACGAGTACGTCGAAGGCGGCGTGAACGGTTCTTGGAACATGGGCCCAGGATGCCGGCCAACGAACCTCCTCGGCGAGCTCACGCGCATGCAGTTCTTGCTGGCGAGCCGAATCAACGACGGCCCTCGAAGCGAAGAAGACATTAAAGGCACCAAGTGAACGGCGTCGAAATCAAAGTCGACCGCGTCCAGCGTGCGCTTCTCCGCTACTTGGTCCGCCTGGACGAGGTCAGTCGGAGCGCGCTTGCTGAAGCTGGACTTGCTGCGATCGACTCCGCCCGAGAGACCATCTCGCGCACCACGACGCGGCACACCGGAGCGCTGGAAGACAACTGGCACGTCGGCTGGCCCGACAGGTTCACGCGCTCGGTATCGAGCTTCGCGCCCCACGCGCGCTTCATCGAAGCCGGAACGAAAGCGCATCGCATCACGGCGCGCCGCGCGAACTTCCTACGGTTCGAAGTGAATGGCCAAACGATGTTTCGTCGCTCTGTGTGGCATCCAGGCACGAAGGCGCGGCCCTTCCTGGCGCTCGCGATGGCATCCGGGCAGATGGCGCTGAAGGCATCGGCGCAAGAAGGCGTCGACCGCATCGCGCACGAGTTCTGATTTGGCTTTCCAATACGGCGCAACCGTCTATCCGCTCGACGTCGGCGCCAACTCAAGTCTCCTTCCGGTCTGCGACCCGGCCCTCGCGAAGATCCTCGACTACCTCCGCTTCGTGCTGAGAAAATACGCGGAGCGAGCGTTCCTGTCGACGTTCGCGATTCCGGCGACCGACAGAACGAAAGTCGCGATTGAATCGGTGGTGGAGCAGGTCGCTCCCATCGACCCGGATACGATTGCTCTTTCGGAGCAATTCACCTTCCCGCTGCTCTGCGGCTGGCCGAAGTCGGTCAAGTACAACCACCGCACGCTGAATTGGATCTGCGACGTCCGCACCGTCGGACTCGCGTACATCCTATCGCCTCTAGCGGCGCACCAGTCGGTCCTGTGGACGCCGTTCCTGAACAGCGTCAGCCAGATCTGCAACGGCGCGCTGAAGGCCGGCCACGACGACGACTACAACGACGGTGAGCGCATCGTCGCCGACAACAAGATCACGTCAGCGATCCTGAAGACCGCCGACTTCGGCCACTTCAAATTCGGCGACAAGCAGACGCCGCCGTACTTTCCGGCCTGGGTGGCGGAGCTCGAGCTTATCGAGCAGCAGACGCCGTACACCGTCGGTCTCACCCCCCTCCAAGGCATCGACCTCACGGTCAAGCAGCAGGCGCTCCCCGACCTCGCAACGCGCGTGACCGCCGACGCATCGGCAGCCGCCACGTCGCTCCAGGTCGCATCGTCCGATGGCTTCGTCGAGTTCGACGCGGTCCGCATCGGCGAAGGCACGGCGCGCGAGGAAGTGGCCATCGTCTCGGCGGTGCCCGACACGACGCACCTCTCGCTCGCCAGCGGGCTCTCATTCGCGCATACGGCGGCGCAAGCGGACGTGGTGAAGCGCGACCCCTTCCTGATGCTTCAAGCGAAGAGCGACGTCGAATGATTCTGTACGACCACTTCACCATCGAATACCGAATCGGCCCCATCTCGTACGACACCGAAGACGGTCTCGACGAGGCGTGGAAGGTCATGAAGCTCTTCAAGGACTCGCCGCGCACCGCAGCAGACGAGGTCACTGGCCTCAGGATCGCGCCGAACGCTCCAGGCAAATACGTCATCTCCTCGAACGTTCACGCGACGCAAACGCCTGCCGAGTTGCTCGCCGGTATGGATGAGCTTCTGAAGCCGCACGGCTGGCGCACGTTTTAGTCAACAGCTACCCGAAAGACCGACGTCGGATGACAACGATTTGGATCGAAGGGGGCGACCACTTGTCACCCGAAGAGCGTGACCGCTTGATCGCCGATGCCGCATCCAAGCTCGAACTGATGAACTTCTCGTTCCAATCGGCGGAGCCTCACACGCCCGACGAATGCACGCTTCATCGCGGCGGACTTCTCGTCTGCGGGCACTGCGAACACTGGCGCCGTCGCAAAGCGCAAGCCGCAAAGCAATAGCGAAAGACTCCACATGGCATCTCCCGAAACCGTCCGCGCGGGCGCGATCGCTGGCGTACTCGTCCATGCGCCAGGCCGAGGTACGCACGACGGCGCGCAGGTCGAATACCTGGGCCGCCGCACCGATCATGTCGCCATCAAGGCGAACTCGGTGAAGCGCCCCGACGGCATCGTCGTTTTGAAAAACCTCGAGCTCTGCTACCCGATCGACGCCGAGCACAACACCACGTACCACCGCTCGCAAGGCATCAGCGTCACGGGCGCTGTGCGCAACGCCATCCGCCTCGGCGAGGCCGTGCCGCTCGACCAAGCGACAGCGGACTGGGCGGGCGTGCCGTTCGTCGAAGCGCCGAAAACCACCAAGGCTGCGCCGACGCGCGGCGCAGGCAGTTCCCCATCTGACGCGAAGGATTCCTGATGCCCGATATCAACATTGGCGTCCCGTCGACCTTCGCCACGCCTGGCGATTACCTCCAGATCAACTTCGGCGTCGGTCCCGGCGGTAGCGACCCCGGGACGTACGCGATCCTCATCATCGGCAACAAGACGTCCTCCGCCAGCGCCACCGTCGATACCGAGGTGTACGGCCCGAATACGAACACTCCGCTCGTGAACGAGACGGACATGATCGCGCTCGGCGGCGCCGGCTGCGAGGCGCACCGCATGTGGCTTCGCGTCCGCAAGGTGCTCGACCTTGCTGCCACCGTCGGAGTGACCGCTCCGCCCGTCTACGTGATCTTCCCGACCGAGTCGGTCGGCGTCGCGGCAACGCTCACGTTCACGATCGCCAACACAGCGGCGACCGACGCGGTCCTGCGGTTCTACATGGGCGACGAGTACGTCGACCTGTCGATTGCCTCTGGACAGCTCATTGCGACGATTGGCGCGAACCTCGCCGTCGCGATCAACAACAAGACTAGCTGGCCGATCACCGCGGCGTTCGCCACGGCGACGCTCACGATCACGTCGAAGCAAGCCGGCCCGCGCGGCAACGAGATCCGAGTCTGGGCGCGCATCATCTCCGGCAGTCCGACGACCACGATCACGAACAACGTGTCGACGCCGCTCGCCTCGGGCGCCACGGCGGACTCGTGGACCACGGCGCTGTCGACGATCTACCCCGTTCGCTTCTACTACATCGTCAGTCCCGACACGTCCGTGTCCGGCACGACGTACGACGACCTCGTTACGCAGGTCATCGCGCAATCCGCGCCGCTCATCGGTATTCGCCAGGTCGTCATGGCGGCGAGCGTCGGGACCCAGGCATCGGCTTCCACCATCGCCGCCACGTCGTCGATCAACACCGTCCGCGCGGAGATCGCGCAGCTCTACAAGAGCGACCTCACAGCAGGCGAACTCGCGGCGACGTACGCCGCTGCCGCTGCCGTCTTCGAGACGCTCGAGTGGTCGTACAACTTCCGCGACTTCGGCAAGGGGTCGATCCGCGGCATCCCGACCGACAAGTTTTGGAAGGTTCCCGCGCCGACGACCAAGTCGGCATGGCCGACGCCTGGCGTATCTGGCTCGGTCGAGACCGCGCTGAACAACGGCGTGACCCCGATCGGCGTCACCACCGACGGCCGCACGTACATCACGCGCGCCATCACGACGGCGCACAAGAACGCCTCGAACTTCGACTACCGCGCCCGCGATCGGCATCTCCGCAGCGTGCTCGACCGCTGGTCGGACGAACTGCTCGCCGACTACACGTCGCAATTCGGTGGTTCGACGATCATCGATGACCTCAAAGAGGGCGAGCCGACGCCGGGCCCGAACGTCGTGCAGCCGAAGCAAATCAAGGCGCTCGTCTTTTCGAAGCTCGACAAGTACGCAAACCGCCACCTGAAGAAGGTCTCCGAGATCAAGGCTGGGACGACCGTCGCGCGCAATTCGCAGAACCAACAGCGCGTCGATGTGCTCATTCCGGCGCGCGTGATCGACCTGCTTCTCCAAAGCGGGATCCAGGTGAATGACAACTCCACCGCAACGTGAGGTTGACGAAATATGGCTGATCTCTACACAAACTGCGCGGTCGACATCCGCGGACAGCGCCTGCTCGAAGCGGCGGACGTCTCGATCGAGCGCAAGTCGAACGCGCACGAACAGCTCACTCTCGCGAAGGGCCGCGCCGGATATTCGCCTGGCGCGCCGACGATGGAGATTCGAATCACGAGCGGCATTCGTGCTGCGGGCTTCGAGTACGACGCCGGGCCCGACATCCTGGCGCTGAACGATGTCCCGTTCACCATCTACGCCGCAAACTCGTTCCTCACGTCGACGGGCACGATCCTGACGGACAAGGGCGACAAGGGCGTCGACAAGAACGCGAACTACGAGTTCACCATCTCGGCGAAGTTCGCCAATTGGCAGCGGCAGTAGACTGAATGAGCGGACCGCCCATCGACATCGAGGCTGAGGAACTGTGGCGGAATATCTGCCGCACCGACGAGCCGAACGCCCGATACTACGAGGTCGTCGACTTCCCTCGGAATGACCGCGACACCGGCAAGCCGATTGGCGAGCTCGCGATCTGGCCGCTGAAGGACAACGAGATCACGCAGGCGAAAGCCGAGGCGACGAAGTACGCGCGCGCTCTCATCAAAGAGAAGAAGGAAACCTTCGAGGCGCACGAGTACATCGAAGGCTACCAGCAGGTCTTCAGCGACGCGTGCGCGACAGAAATGGTCTGGCGCTTCTGCCGGAACGTGAAGGACCGCTCGGTCGCTGCGTTCCCGACCGCGGCTGCTTGCAGGCTGCACCTCTCCGGCGACGAGAAGGCGGTGCTCTGCAACGCATACGCTCTCGTGCAAGTGAAGTTCGGCCCCATCGTTTCGGGGATGACGGTCGAAGACTACGATGCTTGGATTTCGCGTCTCGGGGAGGGCGGCTCGGCCGTCCCTTTGTCTTTGCTCACATGGGAGCAACGGACCGACCTTCTGATGCATTCGGCGTCGCGGTTGTATTCCTTACGGACGGGCAGCTCCTCTGCTGGGAAGCAGCAAGACGAGCCTACCTGAAGTCTGCGCATAGCCATCAGACGTAGGGGGACGGACCAACACGAACTTTCGACGCGAGCCTGAACGCACGATGACCATCACAACGCCAGCACGCGGCCCGACAAGGACGGCGTCGCTGGCGTTCTCGCATTTGTAGGGACTGGCTTTGGCCTCGCCGATCGAGATTCTCTTTCATTCCAACGCCGATGAGGTGAAGGCGCAGGTCCTCGGCCTCATCCCGGTGTTCGATCGGTTCGCGAGGTCGGCCGTTGCATCGGTCGACAACTCGACGCGACAGCGCGTGCGAGCGGAGCGGTCCGCGGCGGATCAGACGGCGAAAGAAGCGACGCGCGCCGAGAAGGAAAAGGAGCGCGCGACCAAGACGTCGCAGCGGGAGATCGATAAGGTCCTTCGCGAGTCGAATCGCCTTCGCAACGCGATGAACTCGGTCGAGGTCCGCGACTGGCAGCAGAAGGAGCGCTCGCGTGTCCGCGCGTCCGAGCAGGCGTCGCGCGACATCGAATCGTCGCGAAAGCGCATGTCTGAAGGCTTCGGTCGCCAGATGGGCGGCGCCTTCGGTCGCGTGATGAACACCGCGAGTCACGTGGCCGGAATTGCGACGGCCCTCGGTGGCGGGTTCACGATCGCCGACGCGCTCAGTTCTGGCGTGAAGGAAGAGGCTACCGCCGGGCAGATCGTCCGCAGCGCCCAGGACAAGGGAGGCATCTCTAGCGCCGACTTGCAGACGAAGGCGCGCGCCGTCGCCATTGGCAATGGCGGCAGAACCGAGGACGTTCTGCGAGGCGCCGACGCCTTCGTCCAGAAGACTGGCAGCCTGAAGGCTGCTGTCGATCTCCTAGACGAGCTCGGGCTCGAGGCGGCGTCCTCTGGGGCCAAGCTTGAGGACCTCGGAAGTACGGCGGCGGAGGTCTTCTCGTCGGTCGGCACGGCCGCGGGCACGACCGACGTCATGCGAATGCTCATCGGTCAGGGCAAGGCAGGCGCGGTCGACATCCGCAACCTTGCTCAGTACGGAGCAAGGCTCAGTTCGACGGCAGGCCTATTCGAGGGCGGGGTAGGCGAGAACATCAAGAGCTTTGGCGCTTTGTCGCAGGTCGCCAAGGCGAAGGGTGGGGCCACGGATGCAGCAGAGGCAACCGAGGCTGCGGCGCGACTGTTCGCCGAAATCGCGCAACACAAGGACGACTTCGAAGCTGCCAACATCAAGGTGAAGGGCGCTGGCGGAAAGCTACGAAACATACAGGACATTCTGCTCGACACTCTGGTCGCCAACAAGGGTGACATCACCACGATCCCGAAACTGTTCGGGCGGCAGGCCGGCAAGGTCGAGATCGGACTTGCCCAGGCATTCCTGGAGGGCTCTGGCGGCAAGACGGACAAAACCTCGCTCGCAGCGGGACGGGCAAGCGCGGCATCTCTCATCGAGAGCTACCAGCGGCCGGTGTCGCAAGGCGAGCTCGAGTCCGATCGCAAGTCGCGGCTCGCAGAGAACGAGGCGAAGCTCAATCAGGCGACCGAGCAACTGCACCAAGCGCTGAACGAGCGCCTTCTCCCAAAGCTGCCAGAACTGATCGACAAGTTCACGCAGCTCATCCCTGCGATGCAGAGCGCAGTCGATTTCTTTGTCGGCGGCAGTGTGTGGGAAGGGGTTGGCAAGGCGGTCGGCGTTGCGCTTGTCGCGGAGATTGTGAAGGCCGGGACGGCCAAGCTCGTCTCGTCTGCGTTCACCGGACTGGCCAGCCTGATTCTCAAATCCGTCAGCGGGACGGCTGTCGCGAACATTGCTGCCGGCGTCGTGAACGTTACGAGCGGTGTCGGTGGTCCAGGTGGCGTCCTGGACTCTGCTGGAAAGCTTGCTCGCGTGGTCGCGCCAGCGGGCGCGGGTCTCGGCGGCCTTGCGCTCGCCGGAACATTCGCAGCGGCGGGCGCTGTCGATGCGGGCATCTTGATGGCCGCCAAGGCAGACGAGAAGAAGGGCCAGAAGGCATTTACGGACCTCATGGCGATGCCGACCAACACACCAGAGGAGAAGCGGTCGAAGCTGGATCGCTTGCAATCGATCTCAGGCTCAGTCCAAGCAGACCTGGCTCCCGTGCAGAAGAGCTACTACGGAATGGGCCAGTATGGCGGCGCTGTGTCCGCGCCAGAAAAGGGGCTCGACCTCGAGAAAGAGGCGTTCCGAAAGAATCTCAGCGCGATCAACGCCGAGATCGAGATGCTCAAGGCCGCCCTGTCGGGCGCCGGACCTGCGGTGACAGCTTTCGCCGATTCGATGAAGCCAGCCGGTGGCCCCGCCGAGCCGGCCGGCATCCCGCCGAGTCGCTGGGGCACTGATCACTGACCGATGGCAACCCTCGACGTCCTCTCCACCCTCCAGCCGCCCTCGTGGCGCGGCATCCCGTTCCCGCTCACGTCGTTGCACAACGGCTTCACGCACGACCACGTCGAGCACAAGTTCCTCTACCAATCTGGCGCGTACATCGAGGCGACGGGGCGCAACGCGCTGAACTTCCAGGCGCGCATTCCGTTTTGCAACGGTGTCGAAGCAGCGTCGTTCGAATCGTGGGCAGGGCAAGTACTCTACCCGGACCTCTTCAATCGATTCCTGCAAGCGGTGCTCGATGAGACATCGGGCGAGTTCGTTCACCCGAACTTCGGCACGCTCACCTGCAAAGCGCGCGACGTCGACTGGGACATCGCCGGCAACGGGCCGCGCGACGGCGCGATCCTGTCGTGCCGCTTCTACCATTCGAACGACGACAAGGATTCGCTTTCCGATACGCTGACGACGCAGTCGCCGATGGCGCGCGCGTCGTCGAGCGCCGCGGTCCTGGACGACCAGCTCGCAGCGACGGGCCCGCTGCCTGAATTGTCGAACGACAAGAAGTCCTTCGGCGAGCTCGTGGCCGACGTCGGCGACGGCACAGGCAACGTGGGCCGTATCACCTCGAAGCTCGACAACACGGACGCGGCACTTCAGCGGCGCGATTCCGTCGGCGACTGGCCGCTCCGTGGCGCCGTCGAAGACATGCGCGCCGCCGTGTTCGACCTTCAATCGTTCAACGGCGTCGGCGCGCAGCGAACACGCGAGACGACCGTGTCGTGGGGCACGACGCTGCCCGTGCTCGGCATCCGCCTCGGCGTGCGCACGCAAGACCTCGTCGAGATGAACCCGAGCCTGGCGCGAAGCCCGCTCGTCCCTGCCGGCGTCCGCGTGCGGTACCCGTTCGGGGCGCGGTAGAGAATGCCGTTCGGCGTTGTCACAGCGCCCGCTGCCGCGGGTGCGCCGAGCGCGTACGGCGCCATCTCGGTTCAGATCGGAAGCGTCGTTCTCACATCGTTTCGGAGCTTCCGCTTCACGCAGCACTTTCTCACGCCGACCGACTCGTTCTCGTTCGAGCTGTCGACGGACGTCATGACCGACGAGGTCCTTGACGCCGTCTTCACCCCTGGCGTGAAGGTTTCGATCTTTATCGACGATGCGAAGCAGTTCACCGGGTACATCGACGTCGTCGACACGTCGAACGCGGGCCGGCACGAGGGGAGCTCGATCACGATCGAAGGACGCGACGCGATGTCGCCCGTCATCGACTCGCAGATCGACCCCGACCACCACTACCCGGACAATACGCCGCTCGACAAGTTGCTGCGCGACACGCTCGCGCCGTGGTTCGAGAAATTCGACATCACGAACGAGGCGAACATCGACGTCGCCGCGGGGAAGGCGGCTCGCGCGAAGCTGAAGCGTCGCACGAAGCGAAAGACCAAGGCCCTCAGCCAGTACCCGATTCCGAAGAGCAAGCCCGAGCACAACGACAGCTTCTTCGTGTTCCTGTCGCGCATCACGCAGCGCTACGGACTCTGGATCTGGCCGAGCGTCGACGGCGATACGGCGATCGTCGGCAAGCCCAACTTCGATCAGGAGCCTTGCTGCCAACTACGGCGGCGACGGCAGCAGACGGTCGCAGGATTCGGCCGAGCGATGGGC